GAAGTTATTTTCTCGGGGGCCTCGCGTCAGCCGTCAGACCGTGGCCAGCTGCAGCTCCATCTGGGGTCCGAACTCCCCGAACCGGTGCTCATCGCCGTAGGCGAAGGCCAGCCCCGTCCGGGGGTGGACCCGGACCACAATGGCCGCGAGCCAGTCCGGCAGGGGGTCGACGACCCGGACCTTCTTCGGGGTCCCGATCATGTTCAGCCGGTAGGGCGGGATCGAACCGTCGGCGTACCGGACGGAGGTGGTCTCGATCTCTTCCAGGGTCCAGTTTTCGGGGCCGTCGATCTCGCGGACATTCGGGAACTTCAGGCCATTGTCTTTGGCCCCCTCGGTGCCGTCAGCCCGGCGGTTGGGGCCACTGACGTAGATGGCACCGAACCGGCCCCAGTTGTCCACGTCCTTGTCGCCGTTGGAGTAGGACCGGGAGTGCTGGACCACAATCCGCTTGACGAAGAACTCACCGCCGTGCTTGCCGACGGAGCGGCCCTTCATAATCTGCGGTACGGCCAGCTCGCCGGTGTAGTCTTCCGGCTCCAGGTCGATGACGGCCTGACGGCTGTCACGGGTCTTGCGCTGGTCGTAGTTTTCCGAATGGCCGCGATGAAGACTCGCCGGAGCTTCGGTGACCGTGCCGGTGATGTCGCGCCGGGTGTTAGCACTCCGGTCTTCGCTCCGGTGGTCGCTGATGACAAACTTCATGATGGTTTCCTGCTTTCTTCTCGGTGGGTGGATCAGTAAACGACGTTGCCGTCAGCGAGGGCCTGTGCGGCCTCCTGGCGGGTCGGGAACCGGGGATAGGTCGGCGGCTTCGATTGGGCGATCCTGCTCAGGGTGAGGGGCACCCACTGGCCGGTGTCGAGCCGGTAGACCGAACCGAGCACCCGCCGGTTGACGTAGCCGGGCATCGCCGGGTCGTCGGTGAGCATGTGCACGTCGGCGGTCCCGGCGGCGATGTTGGCCAGCTTCATCAGCGGGCGGTGAAGGAGGTAGGGCATTTCGGGTCTCGCTTTCTTGTCAGGTAGTGGTGGGGTCAGTCGTCGATGAAGACTTTGTAGATCAGCCCGAAGGCTTCCAGCGCGGCGGTGAAGCCAAACACCTGGACCACATCGACCTCGAAGTCGATGTCGGATTGGCCGGTGGTGAAATCGGTCCCACCTCCGGTCTGGGTGCCGCCGCTTTTCTCGGCCAGCTCGATGGCCATCGCGGCATTACCGGTCTGGTCGTAGTAATCCTCGGGGTCGAGCTGCCGGACATTGACGATGACGGTGGTGGACATGACATTCCTCGATTCTTCAGTGGGTGGGTGGGTCAGATACTGGCAGCGAAGGCCGACAGGTCGGCGGCGAGGCGGAAGACCTCGTCCTTGGTGGCACGGATGAAGGTCCGGCGGCTGTAGGTGTCGAAGGCGTGCGTGCCCGGCTCGCCGGGGGTCAGGTCGAAGACGCTGAGTTCCCAGTCGGTGTGCAGGACACGGTTATCGTTCTCGTCCAGGTACCACTGGTTGGTCGGGGCCTGGATCGAGTACCAGAACTTTGCGTCGGTCCCGTAGAAGTGACCGCTGAGTTGGACGGTGCGAAACTTCAGGGGGCTAGCGACCGGGTAGTCGCGGATCGAGGTCTTGCTCATCTCTCCTGCTTTCTGTGGTGGGTGGTGATGTGTCTTCGACGATACAGGTACTACAGCTTGATGTCTACTCCGGGTTCTCCCCGGCCTCGATCATCTCAATGAACTCGCATGCCTCGACGGCATCCATGCCTGAGACCGAACCGGCCAGCAGGTAACGGCCCGCCGCGTCGGCGGTGACCAATCCATCAATCATTGACTGGAGACCGGAGACGACCGCCTCCTCGCCGGGCGTATGGGCGTGGCTGGCGGCGCGAGCGAAGTAAAACGAGGCCCGCCGGATGGTCTCCACAAACCGAGGCGATCCGACCGCCTGAGAGGCCCGGTAGGCCCATGTGAGGGCGGCATGGATGTGATCCACCAGGGGCGGCTGATAAACGACCCTAGGCTGCCGTGGGTCCGGCAACGACGGCTCGGTCACGCGATGGACCGGAAGCTCAGGCCGTCGCGGAGGGTCGCCTTGACCCGCTCGGTGTCGATGCCCCGGAGCAGCTCGTGCTGGGCCAGGATCGCGGCGAGGACGACCTCGGCGGTCCAGTCCACGTCGAACATGATCTCGGAGACGAGCATCTGGAGAGCGACCTGCATTTCGAGCGGGTCGTCGCCTGTGTGGGTCTTGCCGTTGGTGACGGTGATCGTGGAAGTGGTCATGGTACTCACTATACACCCCCTACAGCTTGATCACTAAATCGGGCCTGGGTCGCGGTCACGATGGCCAGGATACGACGGCCCAGCGAGCCGGTGGGCGTGATAACCATCGGGCGGTTGGACGGCGTGGGTCGCCAGATGCGCCAGCCGGTGGAGCTGGTCGAATCCGGCTCGACGTACCAGGTGGTGTAGTACCCGGTGATCTCGTTGCGGCGGCTCACGGTGAAACTGCCGTTCAGGTTGTTGCTGGCAATCGGGTCGAAGGTGTAGCGGGGAGTCTTCACGCGATCACCGTCTCGGTCTCGCGCTCCAGGTGCGCCCGGATCGCCCGGAGCATGGCCGAGTACGCCTCGCCCGCGTCGTCGCCCCAGCCGGACACGCCCAGCGGGGTGTAGGTGGCCACCACGCCGTCGCCATCGAAGGCGGGCGCGAAGGTGTAGTCGCCGCCGTCAATCCACGGCATCTTCACCGGCGACGGGAATGGCTGCCAGCCCAACGTCGAGCCGGGATTCTTGGCGAAGGCCGCACGGGCCTTGGCCTCGATGGTGCACTGGATCGAGCCGCCGTTGGTCAGGCGGACGACATAGAGCTTGTCGCTCATGGGTTTCTCCTTCGGGTGGGTGGATCGGTGGGTGGTGGTCAGGCGTTGGTGAGGGACTCGGGCATGAGGTTGAGAATCTGGCCGCTGTCCTCGATGACGACCTCGTAGGTGCGGAACGGGCCGAAGAGCTTGGTGATGCCCGTGATGGTGGCCTCGTGCTTCTTGCCGTCGTCGTCTTTGACATAGACGGTCGCGCCGATGATGAGTGCCATCATGTGTTCTCGCTTCCTGTGGTGGTGGTTGCGATTCATGTTACGCGCACTACAGCATGAAACGCAAATCAGCCCATATTGGTGCGTCGCCAGACGGACGGCGCGTGGTTGCGCTCGACACCCTCACGGGTGGTCTCATCGGCGTAAAGACGAATGATGTGCAGGCAGGGGTCGCCTTCCTCGAACTCCTCGTCCTCTGCCTCGGTGGTCGGGGTCCCGTCATGGGTCTGACAGACCGCCGGGCCGCACCACCCCTTCTCCATGCCGATCCGCAGCCACTCCTCGAATTCCATCAGCTTTCCCCAGTGTTCTTGTCCGGCAAGGCTTTCCCGGTACGGACCTGCTCGGCCAAATGGTTGACCTCATCGGACAGCTCGAATCGACCGAAGTGCCGGAGGGTGTGGGCGGCGGTGATGAGAATCTCGGCCTGCTTGCTGCGGCGGCGCATCTCGGCTTGGCTAATTGTGTTGCGGCTCATACGATTTCGTCCTTGTCTTCGATGTTGGGATTGGGGTTGAGGCCATGCATGTGCGCCCAGGCATCGTCGTCCATCGGGACGTAGACCACCTGGGTATCGTTGCGGGCATCCATTTCCTCATCGGTGAGGAACGAGCTGTCGGGCAGGATGTCGTCAGTAGGCCCATAGCAGTCATAGCACATCCAGCACCGTTGGCCGGGGGGCTGACTCAGCTTGATGTAGTGGGCGAACCCCCAATTGGTGATCGACCTACGGACGGTGCCGGTGATGTCGTGCTTCGCCGACGGGCGATGGACCGAGCGCACACGAGCGCGAGCCGAGTTCTCCAGCTCGCTCACTCGAAGAACCGCCGAACCCAGCCCTTGCCAAACTTGCCAAACCGGCCAGGCTCGGTGACCCAGGTCTCGCTGGTTTCGGTCACCATGAGCACCGGCCCGCCGTAGGAGGAGCCGACGAATTCTATGGTGCGCGGCTCCTCGCCAGGGTAGGTAACCGTGCACTGGACAGCGAACTGCCCAGCCACGCCTTTGCGCTGGAACAGCTTTGTCACGCTCGGCGTGACGGTGTGGGTAGAGGTGGTCATTCTGCTCCTTCTCAGCAGGGGGTGTTGGGGTCCATGTCGGTGGGCAGAGCCTGATTGCTGGCCGGGTCGTGGCAGGCCTGCGTGCAGAACGACGATCCGCCGAAACTCAGGCAGTGCTGGAAGCTGCCGTCCGACATCGGGGCGGTGTCGCAGTAGCCGCCGAAGGGGCTATTCCAGCACTGGCCGGGCAGTGCACCCGCCGACGGGGCGTACACGCCCGTAGCGAGGCCCACAGCGGCCAATACGGCCCCCAGGAGGGCAAGAGCGCGGGTCACTGGTCGGTCTTCCCGTAACGGGCGTGCCGGGACACCTGGCGGGCCTTAACGGAGGTCGAGTAGACGAAGCCCTGAGCACCGGCCAGATCGGACTGCAGGGACCAGTTGTATCCCCGGTCGCCGCCCATGTCGTCGATGAGTTCCAGCGACAGCATCCGGTCAGCCAGATCGCGCAGCTCGCCGATCATCCGATGGAGTCCGTCGGCGACAGCCTCGGCCTGAACGGCCAGGGTCTCCAGCTCTTCGTCGCGGTTGACGCGGGTGATCATGCTGACACCTCAACGGCATGCGAGGTGGACCGGCCCGGCAGCGCGGCCTGGATGAAGGTCATGCCGTCGAGGGCCGGGTCGCTGGCGGCGGTGATCCGCCACAGGCCCGCCGGGCTGACGGTGCTGTGGACGACCGCCGTGACGGTGACGGTGATGGCGACCCGTGAACCGTCGTCGGCCAGCAGCTCGTCATTGAACGTCGTGCCACGCGCGCCTAGGGCACCGGCGTGACCGGCGGCAGCGCGGGCCAGTTTGATCAGCTTCGCGTCGAGATCATCGAGGTGGGGCATTGCTCCTACTTTCAGTGGGTGGGTGGGGTTGTGTCCGGGACGATACCTGGTCTACAGCTTGATTGCAACCAGGTTAGGTGGCCATCAGATGAGTCCCTTTGGGGCGCGCTTGACCCGCTTGAGTCCGAACGACATCGAGTCGACGACGTAGTTGACGATCCCGTGCTCGTCCCGGACGGCCTTGGGCGAACCGAACCGGAGCTGGACCTTGTAGATGGCCAGGACGGTCTCACCGTCGCGGACGATGAGGTACTGCCCGGCGAGGTTGGTGGACAGATAGGTCCGGCCTTCGCCGATGTCCTCCAGTACGCCCTCGAACTTGATGAACTCGATCTGGTCGGGGGTGGCGGTGACGCTGTCCTGGCGGGCCAGGGTGGCGACGGCCTTGGCCTTCATGGCCTCGATGTGGGTGATGCTCGGTGCGGTCATGGGTGGTGCCTTCCTGCGGGTGGGTGGATGGGTGGAGGGGACTAGCTGGCGACGATCCGGTACGGGTAGGCATCGGAGTCGTAGAACGCCCGCAGTTCGGTGCGGTAGTTCTGGATGGTCATGCCGATCACCATCGCCGCCTGGCGGCTGGCCTCGTCGCCCTGAGCGAGCAGGATCATCTGGGTCCGCTGCAAGGTGCCGATGTGCTTTTGGGTCGCTCTCGCGCCCGACATCGAGGTGATCTTCTTGGCCTGGGCGTAGGCGGGGGTCTTGGACACGGGTCGTGCCTTCCTGTAGTGGGTGGGTGGTGGGTGGTGGGTTACTTGGCTTCGGCGACGAAGATGCCGAGGCCCTGGTCGGCGAACACGCGAAGCACCGAGTTGATCAGATCGGTCTTGCCGCCGGTGACCAAACGGAGTTCCCGCATCAGGGTCTCGGTCTCGTCGGCGGTCAGGTTGCGGGTCGTGTACTGCTTCGTCATGATCGTGCCTCTCGTAGATGGGTGGTGTGTCTACGACAATACACGAGCTACAGGATGAACACAAGCCGGGGGACTAATCCCCCTTCGGGCGCGTCTTGACGTGCACGGTCTTGATGTCGGTCTCGCGGATGGTTTTACGGCGACGCTCACGGCTCAGGGGGCCGTCGGCGGTGATGAGGAGCGTCCCGTCGGAGGTCCGTTCGGCATAGAGGACCTCGTACTGTCCGGCCATCAGACCGGGTCGGCGGGTCACAGAGACCCACATTCCGGCCTGGAGCTTGTAAGTCTTGCCGGTCGAGGAGACCTCGAACTCGCGCAGGATCGAGGGGGTCCAGTCGGATTTGAAGCGTCTTTTTTGGTTCATGCGGATACCTCCGGGGTGGTGGGTGTGGGTGGGTGCTACATCATCAGTATACCATGCCGAGTTTTAGCCACCCGGAAGTCATGACTGGTCAGAGGTGGTTTTTTGTTTGCTGCGGGAGTGAATTGCCGTTAATTTTCAACGGAACCAGGATGCTGGTGGCCGGACGCGGGGTGAAGATGATCCCACCGCCGCCATTAGTGGCGGTGTGGGTCTGGTGGTGGCGGGTCACCGTCGCGGTGGCGCGGGCCGCGCGTTCGATGAGGTAACGGCGGACGGCCATCGCGGTATGCCCGGCGAAGAAGGCCACCGCCGCCCAGAAGATCAGATCGCGAGGTGCCCGGAAGACGCTGACGACAATCATGAGGATCAGGGTCGCTGCCCCGCCACCATGACACCACCAGGATTTTCCGAATGCCCTCGCTTCAATCATGTCGAACTCACCGTCTCGAAGTCGTCGGTAGTGATGGTGACATGGCGCAAGAAGATGTTGCTCGGCATCCGCCCCTTGAGCTGGCGGGCAATGACCTCGATGTCATCATCGGATAGAGCCGGATACTCGCCCATCAGTCCACCATCCGGGAAAACTCGGAGACCCCGAAATACACCACGCCAAACCAGACCCCGGTCACGAGGAGAGAGCAACCGGCAATCATCAGAATCGTCTTCGCCACCGCCATGACTCTGGGCCTTCTCTCGTGAACGGATAACTGTTCACCCCTTCGTGACAGTGATCACCAGGACAACAGGGTCGGAGAGAATTCTTCTTCGACAGAATCTGGACCGATCAGTGATGACAGCATCCCGCGTAACCGGAAACGAACCGAGGCGGGAAGTTCGCTGGCTTCGGGTGTCCAGACGTAATCAGAGGCGGTGAACCCCGACAACATGCGGTCAGGGGTTAGCACGGCATGGAAGTGATACTTAGGGCAATGCTCTTTGACGATCTCAGCGTCCATCATGCTGGCCGCAACCATCACCTTCATTGGCTTCGGCGGGGGCATCAGGGTCCTCTCCGTTGACTTCGACCCGGAAGCTGGCGGTGTAAGCCAGGCGGTCGGGGTCGGGGTAGTCGGTTTCAATGACAATGCGGGTGACGCGGCTGCCCACTCCAGCTTCCCGTTGCTGACTGTCCACCAGCCGGTCGACCAGTTCTCGCTCCTGGTCGCTGATCTGTCGGATGTCGCGACGCAGGAATCCCACCAGGGTGCCCTGAATGTCGATCTCAGCACGCGGTGTCAACCTCATCGTCATCGCGATCCTTGTCGTCGAGCATCAGTTTGCGCTTGCTGCCCCACGGGTCGCGGGCCGCGTCACGGGTATAACGATCACGCCGCCGTCGGCTGGCCTTACTGACCGAACGTGACTCGAACCCGGTCCGGGTCCCCCCGCCCCTCATTCTCCCGCCTGGATCACAGCCCCAGCGACTGTCACCTTGACGTGGGTCGGGATCGCGCCCTTAGCGGATAGGTAGGTTTGCATCTCGGTCAGGTCCGGGAACTCCAACCAACCAGGACCGGAGTAGGCCGGAGAGCTGGGGTCCAGGCCAGCCGAAGCGACAACACCATCTCCCATTGCTCGGTGGTAATCAATTGGCTTGCCGCCGTTGGTGTTCATGACGTTCAGGCAACCGGTGTGGCACAACATCATTGCCGCTTTGCCTTGGTAGAACTGGCGCGGTTCGGTCTCACCGATTTCGATGTTGCAGAGGAAACACTTATCGTTCCAGTGCAGCGGAGACAATCCCGTTTCGGTGTTCATCCCCGCCGAAAACGATTGTGCGGTAGCCTTTTTCGGCATATCAGCCATCAGTAAATGTCCTTTTTCTTGGAGTCTTCTTTAAGGGTTCCGGTGTTCGGGTCGATAACACCCTTGATGCCGTCGAACGCGCCCTGGCGGACCTCGTGGGTCTGACGGTCGTGGTCGTACTCCCTGAGTGCGTCGGTCCGGCCAGAGATGATCAGTCGGGGGATGTAGTAGAGATTCTGGTCGTCGGGGTTGTCAGATACGCACGGCGACTGACGCAACGGGATGTCATCGGCATCCTTCTCGTCGGATGCCCAGACCCATTCCACATCGGCAACGAAACCAGCCTCGGCGCATCGCTCACGCAATTCCTTGGCGTAGCGGTTGCGCCGGTCGACTTCCTCCTTGGGCGTGGACAGGCCGGAGTTCGCGTATCGGGTCCGCATCACCCTGCCAATCTCGGTCAGGGTGACCTTCTCGGTCTCGTACAGCTCCTTGATTTCGGCGGTCTTACCGATCTCCATCGTTCACGCCTCCGGGAGCAAACGCTCGCAGGTATTGCAGCGGTGGGTGACGGCTTCGGTGTTGAATGCCAGGTCACCGGAAAGGTGCTGCAGCTTGATCATGGTCTTGTAATTGACTGCGCCATTTGCCAATTCGGTGAAGACCTGCTGGATGTCGTAGAGCGTCGCGTCTTCGGGCAGGACATTGACACGCTCGATGATACGGTCCATGAGCTTCTGGGTCAGTCCGTACTCACGACCCAGCTGATAGGCAAAACGGATCGGGCTGCCGGGCGGGAAGGTACGGGCCAGGGCAGCGTAGTCTTCCAGCTTGTTGTTGAGGTCGCCCATTACACGGCGGCATGCGCCCTCCAGCTCGACGAAAACGTCGTCGATGGTGTTGCCCTTCAGGCGGATGATTCCCTCGCTCTCCGGGGACGTGGAGCCGTTGGTGCACCAGAGCCTGTGGAGGTAGGTCAGTACCTGAGGTGCTTCGACCTCGGTGGGGTTGGAGATGATGCGGACCCCGCCGTGGGTGATGTCACCGACGGTTCGGGTCCCCTGAGTGCGATCCTCGATCCGGTTGTCCGACTCGATCTCGACATGATGATCGGTGATGATGTCGATGTGGAATTTGGTGTCGTTGCGGATCAGCGAGACCACCTCGTAGTCGGGGTTCATCGTCGCGGTGATCACATCGGCGACACGCGCCAGGGGCAAGATCAACAGACCCGGCTTGTGGATGGTGACCCAATGATCACCGACGGCCTCGATCACAGCGGCGGCATTCTCGCGCTTCTTGAGCCAGTAGTTCAGGTTGTGCGCCTTGAGGTCGGCGGGGCACTTCGCCAGGTACGCCTTCGACACCCCCAGGTAGGCGGCGAGGCTCCGCTCGGCCTGCTCGTCGAGCTGAAACTCTTCTCCGCTGTGGGTGCGGATGCTGCGGGCCTCGGAATCCACCTCGATATCCCCGAGGGTCATCTCCATACTGCGTTCCCGCACGCCGGAGAGGTGTTCTTTGAGATCGGCGACTAGCACTGGTGCTCCATTTCTGTGGGCGGTCTTTGTCCGGGCGTGACAGAGACTACACCACAGGGAACTAATTACCGGTGATGGCGTTAAGGATTTTCTGCAGCCATTCCGCCAGGGTCTCAATCGTGTTCTCGGCGGCATCGACGGCGTTGGTGACGAAGTCCAGCGGTGCCGGAACGGTGCTGATCGCGGTGGTGCCGGTGCCGCCGGTGATCTGGCGCAGGATGTTCTCGAAGCTGGTGCCTGCGTCGTTACTGACACCGTCCTCGACGGCGAGCTTGGTGAGGAAATCGGCGACCTGGGTGGTGATCTTGCCGTCGGCGTTGGCAATCTGCTGTCCGGTGATCAGATAAACGGCCTCGGCGAGAATGTCAGTGACGGTGGCGATCACGCCAGTCCCTAGTGAGACCACCCCGGTGCTGACCACGGTGATGACTTTGGTGAATCGGGTGATGATGTCGGTCAGGCCGGAAGGAACCTCGGCGGTTGAGGTGGCGACTTCGGCACTCACTTTTGATGGAGTGGCGGGCTTGGGATCGGGTTGGAATACACCCCACCTGGTCAGCAGTGTGGAGTCCGAATTGTCTAGGCTCACTTGAACTTTCGGCACTGTTCCGCCGAGGAATCGGTAGGAATAGATGTCCAAAGTAGAGCAATCCTCAACCAGGACTACGGAGAACTGAGTGGCCGATACGGCGGTGACGGTGAAGGTGCTGACCGACGACAGTGAGGCGATAGCCAGTCGGATACTGTCGGCTGTCGCCGATGACGAGGAGCCGACGGTAACCAGCTCGCTGATGTGACCATCGTGGGCTAGACGGAATACCCCGGATGTAGGTGCGCCGGTGATGTCGATCAGGTAGGAGTTGATGTTGAGCCGGTTGGTGGAGAGGTATGGGAAACCCTGACGGGTACGGGGGGCGCGTTCAGAGGCGTAAGTCCACGACCAGTCTTTGGACGACGCGGGTTCGGAGACATACGGGGTGAACTTCAATCCGGTGCCGTGGGGGACCGTGATGGTCTTATCGCGGTTGGATGCCATCACCACGATGTCGAACGTGGACTGATTGTGGATCGTGTACGGCATGTAGACGACCGGATCGGCAGACTCGTTTCCGGTAGACGACAGCGACATAACCGTCTCAGACATTAACGATGCGCCGGAGAAGGGGGTGAAGATTGATCCGATCAGATTCTGAAAAGCCCCCACCAGGTTATTGGCAAAAGAGTTCAGTGGGGCGAAGACGGCGGCGAAGAACGTCTGGGCCAATTCGTTCACTTCCGACAAAACCGAACCAGCACCTCCGGTGATGCGGCTCATGATGCTGGCAAGAAGCTCTGCGGGAGAAGCGAATTCGCCGAGATCAACTTCCCCACCCGATACGGCGTTGAGGAATGTGTCAACCATCCCCAGTACCAATTCTCCGGTATCACCAACCACGCCCGTCAGTGTCCTGGTGGATTGTTCAAGGATGGTGGTAACAGAGGTTACGACGGCCCTGCCGACCTGGATAGAGCCGGTAGCAACACCGTCAAGAATGTTCTTCAAATTCACCAGCAAGGACTCGATCAAAGTATTTCGGTCGTCGTTGACGATGGTGCACACGGCGGAATCGTCTTCGATGGTGGCATTCACCGGCAGGGACAGAACGACCCTAAAAGTCTCGTCGGTCTCGTAGTTCCAGTCACCGGATACCTGGACGGCGATTTCCTGAGAGATGATGCCCGGAACGAAGGTGACCTTGCCGGTGATCGCGGTGTAGTCGGTTCCGGCGGTCGCGGTGCCGTTGGTGGTGGCGTAGGTGACGGTGATGGTGCTCGACGAGGCAGAGGACAGACTGAGCCGGAAGCGAACCGTAGAAGGTCCAAAGTTGCCTTCGGTGACGGTCGCATCACCGATGGTGATCGCGGGGATGAAAACGACCGGGGTGTCGGGAACTTCGATAGCCCCTTCGGTGCTGATGGTGGTCCCGACCACCTTGGCCGTCGGGGGAAGGATCACGGTGTGCGGGTTGGTGCCGGTGTAGACCTGGATGTGGTCGCTGGTGGTGTCGAGGAAGCTGATACCGAAGCTGGTCGTGGTGACCCCGTACCCCGGCGTGATCGGTATCTGCTCCTGCAGGTAGCCGCCGCCGTCCTGGTAAACGGTGGTGGTCTTGGCGATGGGCAGACTGAATCCATGCGGGGTCCAGCTCTGCTCGGCCTTGCGACTGGAGTAGACGACACCGTTCCAAGAAGGCTCCGGGGTCAGGCTGACCTGACTGGTGCCGATGGTGATCGCCGGGGAGGGGGAGCCGCCGTCGTTACCGGTGCCGGTGAGGATTCCGGTGATGGTGCGGATGATCTCATCCAGCAATGCCACCGGCGCGGCAGTGACGGCGGTGACCACACCCAGGATGTTGTCGATCACGCCGGAGAAGAAGTTTTCAGCGATGGCGGTGACGGTAGACACGCCAGGAATTCCAGTGATGGACCGGATGATCTCCTCAAGGATTGAGGCGGGGTCGGTCAGGGTGGTGCCGGTGCCGGTGAGGGAACCCAGGAGCTGAGTGACAAGGGTGGTGACCCCAGAGTTGACCAGACCCGACTGGCCAGTGACCAAGGAGACGGCCTGATCGAGGATGTTTGCGATCATGGTGACCGTGCCGGTGGTGGTTGGAATGAAATCGTTGATGACCCCATTGAGGAGCGCAGTCAGTTGTGCCACAAGGGAATTCATCGTCATGGTGGAAGATGTCGATGTTTCTGAAAGCGGTATGACTTTGGTGATTTCGTTAGTGGCGGTGTCGATGACTGACACGGTTTTATCGTGAGTGTTGGTGGCGTAAAGACGACTTCCGTTGCTGCTCAACACAATCTGGACCGCGCCCATATCGGTGCCCGTAGGGATGGTGGTCTCGACGGTGTTGTCGGTGGTGTCGATCACGGTGATGGTGTCGAGGAGGTTGGCGAGGTACAGCCGGTCCAGTGTCGGGTGAGGCACGAGGCTCAGGCCAATGTTGAGAACCGGGAAGGATGCGGTGACCCGGTTCCGTGTGGTGTCGAGAGACAGGACCGAGTCGGTTCCGCCGACGTAAACCTTAGTCCCCTTGATTGCCGTCACAGAGGGGGTGTTGGTGTAGCCGACCGAAGCGGTCTTGATCACCTTGTTGGTCACGGTGTTGATCACCGACACCGTCTTGTCTCCGGTATTTGTGACGTAGAGACGGGAACCGTCGGCGTTGATTACCACCCCGGAAGGATCATTGCCGACGGTGATGGTGTCGAGGACCTTCTTGGAACCCACGTCAACAATGGTCAACAATTTCACGGCGGTGTTGACTAGATACATGCGAGTTCCGTTGGGGTGGAACACCATTGCGCCAGGTGCCTTGCTGACGGTGATCTCTTCGGTGACCTTGTTTTTGGAGGGGTCGATCACCGAGATGATGTTGTTCTTGTGGGTCGATACATAAAGACGTGTTCCGTCTGGATCGAACATCACTGACCACGGTCCTGCCAGAGTCTTGATGGTGGTCGTGATTTTGTTAGTTTCAGTGTCGATCACCGAGATGGTGTTAGCGGTGTAGTCGGCGACATAAAGGCGAGTGCCGTCCGGGTTTAGTGCCATCGACAGCCGGTCGGTGCCGGACGGGCCGGTCGGTTTGGTCTTAGATTTAGTGCTGGCCATCAGGTAGAAGGTGTCACGATATCGGGCCATCGAACACGGCCCGTCGACAGCGATCTTCTGTCCCTTATTGTCAAGGACTGCAGAGAGCTGATCGGAGCTGGAATTCCAGCTTCCTTGTCCCCAGAACTGCCAATTCATTATCGGATTGGCATCGGAGTTGGTGCCGATCCTGCCCCAGTTCTTGCGGGCCAGTGCGAGCTTGCCTTCACCATCATTGCCGAACATCCACAAATAGCGTCGGTCGCAGTAGATACCCAGCCCGAGGTTGCGTGGGACGGTCTCCTCACCCAGCAGGGTGATCCCCTGACCCGAGACCCGGAAGTTCTGCAGCAGGGCGTAGGTCTCGTCATCGTCAGGAGACTTCTTGTACCAGTTGAGCGTGAACAGATAGCTGCCACGGCTGGCCGCGCCGATCAGGTGTCGGGTGCCCGGCTGCTCGGACGGAATCAACTTGACCGGCTCCGGGTCGCCGGTGCGGGGTCCGATGGTGGCCCAGCACGGCTCATCGCTGACCTGATATCCGGTGTAGAGCAACACACCACCGATGGTGTCAGCGGACAGGGTCGCGTCGGTCAGGCGGCGGGAGAACAGCGTCAGGTAACGACCGCTGGGCATGGGATGAAACCACACCGGGACCGCAGCCGCCAGGGTGGTGGGGTTGTAGATCAGGCCCGAACGGGGCGCGGCCTGATTGCGAGAAGAGGTGGCGACACTCATCCCCGGCACGTCCGCCGACGAGGGGATCACTTGCACGGTCGTCTCGGTGGCCACTATTGCCTCTTCCTTGCTACTACCCTTTGTGGCCGGTCAATGGCGGCTTTACAGGTGGCCTAGTCCTCGCCGAGGGTGTCGTTCGCGTCTGGGGACAGCACTGGGTCGTAGCCCACGTCATCGTCATCGTCGGGGTCTTCGTCGTCGATGACCTCGGCCTCCATCACATCATCGCGGGAATTACCCTTCAGCTCGTCGATGCGGTCGGCGATCTGAGCCATCAGACTCGCGGGGACCACATCGCGGACGGCCTGCTGGAGCATGGCCACATCTCGGCGCATCGCGGCGACCTGCTCCTCGACCGCGCCATCGCGCTGCATGTCCTCCAGCTTGAGCTGAGCCTTGAGGCCGGTCTCGTAGTCGACAACGGTGTCGTCGTCGATGAGGTGCTCAAAGCCTTTCTGGGCGACGATGTCCAGGTAGGCCATGCCGGACAGGAGATGCGCTGCCGCGTCCCCCAGCTCCTCGGCTACCTGGGCCTTGCGGCGTTCCAAAATACGCCGACGGGCGGCGTTGGTGGGGTCTTGGACATTGAAGTGACGCTCGGAATGGCGCAGCAGCGACCAGTAGGTGATCTTTTTATTCTTGGACCTCTTCTCATTGAGGTCCTCAATCAGCCCCTCGATCTCGCCGATCTTCATCCCGTAGGCGAGGAGACGGTTGACACGGCTGCGCGACTCGGGGTCCTGACAGACCCGGCACCGATTCTCAGGCAGCCGGTCCTGATGCTCGGCCCGGATGGCGGCAACCTCGCGGTTGATTTCGCTCTCCAGCTGCCGCCCGGTGAGGTTTCCGGCGGGTAGGGCGCGTCGGGGCTGTGGGTTGGTCACCGTCGTCCTCCTGGTGGGTTTACATGTCTTCGTTGGGCCTGCGGCCCGGCCTGGCACCGGCCAGGGGGCTGTAGACCCGCCGGTACAGACCCTGCCGTATAGAGGGGTCGGGGAACCCGTTGCTGTTGAGTACCTCGCGAGCCTGCCGCAAATTGAGCTGCTCTTCGGTGAGGTAATCTTTTTTCTCGGAGAGGGCGGTAATTCCCCTTCGACCTTCGCGGAGGAGGGCGTTGGCCTGCTCCTCCAGATCGGAATTGATTCCGCTGTACAAATCGTCGAGCATGGACATCTCGGCGGTGATCCTTCACCTGGGATGCCACTTCGGCGCACATCGACTTTAGGTCAGGCACCCGGATTATCTCCGGTGTCCGGTTCGGCTGACTTCAGCCTTTCAGTTTCTGTGGACATGCTACACCCCGATTCTGGGGCCGCTACAAATTCTTGTTCCTCCGGCGTGTCTTCACAGGTCTTTTTTCGGCGTTTCCGGCGTACAGCGGCGGGGTTCCAGGTGCCGTTCTGCTTCGCGTCGTAGGCGGCGATCATCTTCTTGAGGCCGTCGTCGGAGTATTGCTGGACCGGTGTCGACCAACGAGAATTGGGTAGAAGAATCGCGGTAGCGGCGGACTCGGTGTAGCCGCGCAGACAGATCAGCTCAAAGGCTTGCCTCTGGCGCAACGGGAGGGTCTCGATCCCGGTCATTAGGTCTCCGATGTAAATCTCTTCGCCGTCGACCGCCAGGATGTCGGATACTTCCCCGGTCTCACGCAACGACTGCCAGTGGTAAAAGTTTTGATAGACCCTCTTGAATACTTGGGTCCGACGTTTAGACGAAGAATACTCACCGTCCATATCCGGGTCATAGGTAGGAAGTCTTCTTCCCATTCTTGTTCTCCTCGATCCGCCAATAGCGCACCCGTTCAAGGACGCGACAGAAGTTGTCAATTTCGGTCAGGAAAGTCTTCGCGCTGGACCATAAGTAATAGCAAAAGAATGCGTGGTACTTGTCCTGGCGGGTCTTGCGCGCGGCGTAGGCATTACGACCGGGAATGGTCTCTTCCACCAATTCCGAATAGGCATCCTGAAACTGGTCGTCATGAATGTGCTTGGAGAAAACTGCTTCCAGCAGAAGCTCATTGACCTTCGGGGCGATCTCCAGCTTGACCCGGCTCAGCTCCATCAGGCACTGCTCGATGTCCTGCCCGGTGAGCTGAGACCAGTCTTCGATCTCCTGGCCGCGTTCGTTCTTCCTCCAGACGATCCGGCCCCCGGAGTCGGTGATGACGACACCGGTATCGGAGTCGCACTCCGGGATACGCAGCCGGGCGTAGAAGTTGTCGATGGACTGCTTGCCGTCGTCGTAGAGGTCGCCCATCACCCGGTCGACCGCCGCCCGGATACGGTCGAGCTGACTCTGCTCGTCGGCACGCCACCGGAAGGTGATCTTGGAGAAGATCGACTTGGACTCGGCGAGCATCACCGGCTCTTCATCGACAAAAGCCGATCCGTCGGCGGCGATCTTCTCCAGCCACTCGTTCTGCAGCTGACGGGCCACCGACTTGGCCATGTCACCCTCGTGATCCCAGCTCACGACTTGTCTCCCACGTTAATGTTCACACCCGGCTGCTCGCCTTCTTCCGCAATGCGCTTGGTGCCCACCATTTCCACGATCAACGAGTCCTCGGCGTACACGGTCCCCTTCAGGGCATCGCCAATGGCCCTCAACAACTTGTCCAGGTCGGGCTTCTTGGTCGCCGGTGGGGTTGGCTTGGATTTGGGTGTGGACACTGGGCGTTTCATGATGAAGTCACAGTGCAGAAAAACGGGTCCGGTCATCAGGTCCCGTCCCCGCATCGCCTCTGCGGCAAAGACTTTCACGTCGGCACGCCAGGGGTGAACACCGGCAGAGGACTCGACCATCGAGACCTTGCCGTTGGCCGAAACAAAACCCCGCTTGGAGCCTTGAGGTTGGGGGATACCAGGGACAAAGAATTCGGGGCAGCTCACTTCGCGCCCTTTCCCTTCAACCAACACTCGAACCGTGCCGGGCAGGCCTTCATCTGTGTCGAGTCCAGTGGGCAGCAATGCTCGGGTGGAGTGTTGTTGGCGATGCACTCCCGGACGTAATCAAACTTGGTGAAGATTTCGCTGAGCAGAGCATCATTGCGGTTGACCCGGAATTCCTTCATGCGGTAGGGGTATCCACTTTCCAACACCAGGAGCACGCCGGTGGCATAGCCGGTCCCGTGCAAGCCCATTGAGAGCTGTGCGTCCCAGGTCTTCTTGATCTCGTTCTGCAGCTCGAAGCTGCGGGAGTTCTGGGTCTTCAGCTCGACTGGATAGACGTTGTTGTCGGGGTGGTGGACCAGGAAGTCAACCCGGCCCCGTGCCTTGTGTTCCTCAATGATGTACTCGACCTCGACATCGGACTCGTCTTTGATCAGTCCGGCCATCTGGAACTGGGCCTGGACGATACCGTGCAGCGCGCTCCCCATCGCCAGGGTCATCTCCGACTGGACGTTGCGGACCTCGTGGATGAGGTGCTCCTGGTGGTCGGGGTGGAACCGGTAGTACAACTCGCGTGCTCCCATAAGCGCGTGAGTGCTCGGATGGAACATCCCGTCACCATGACCGTAATACGGGCTGGAGTCGATGACAACCTGATAGTTATCCGGCCACTGCTTGCTGAGCAGAGCGTTGCGGAAATACGGAAGGAGTAACTCCTTATCCATCAGCGACGACAGGACTGAACCATAAGGACTACTGGCCACGCTCTACCTCCCGGTAGCTCTCCAACAGCATCACGTAGTCCTGTAGCGGAACCACAACATAATCATGGACTTGTTTGGTGGAAGTGTCGGAGAGGCGCACCGGGAGAAGGAAAGATTTTCCATTCTCTGCCGCCCGGCGGACATACTGAGCCATCAGCTTGGCGTTGACCGAGAATGACTTCTGCTCGGTGTACTTACAGTCGACCATCAGGGCATAGTCGGTCTCGGAGTGGTGTCGGCGGTCAACCCCGTCGCCCACATCATGGGCCTGACTTCCAGAGGCCAGGGTTGAGTCCAGGCCGAGCAGCCGGTTGATATAGGACTCCCAGGCTGCCCAGCCCAGATCATGTCTCACGCCAGGTCTTCCTCGACAGCATCAGGGTCCATCGGGGCGATGTCCGCCGCCAGCGTTCCGTCGGTCTTGAGGACAGCCATCGTCTCGCTGATGATTGACTGACGGGCGGCGATGTCGACCGAAAGAATGTCGGCGAGGCCCTTGATCCCCTGGACCTTATGTTCGCCGGTGCTCTTGTACTCCGGCAGCGCGGCGTGGGAGTACCAGGAACCGGCCTGGGTGATCACGTTCGTCGCGATGGCCAGTCGGGTGATCTCGTCCATCGTGTCGATGCCGAAACCGTATTGCTCGGTCTCGACATTGTAGAACCACCACCAGGCGGTCCGTCCCGGTGCGGCCAGCTGGTTTTTGATGACGCTGGCGAAGACCTTGAAGCCGACAACCATCTTTTCCCCGTTGACGACAGCCTCGACCTTGTCCTGGGTGGAACGGCGCAGCTTGATACGCATCACGCAGGCATGCTTGAATCCATGACCGCCCGGTGTCATGTGACGGCGGAATCCGTCCATGTCAGCCCGTATCTGATTGACGCAGAACGTCAGGCAGTGGTACTTCGCCGAGTAGGTCGATGCCAGCCGGGCGAATTTGGTTACGGCACCGGCGTTACCGCCGACCTGAACCTTCTCGGCTTCCTTCTCGGCTGCGGCCTTGGTGGGGCTGCCACCAATGGAGTCGAACAAGCAGAATCCGATCAGTCCCGACCCGACCAGATCGACATAGATGTTGGTCGCCTGTTCCATGTAATCAGGCTGGGCGTAGATGACGCGCGACATCCGTTCTGCGCCAATGAGATACGTGACCCAGTCCATCGTGAGCTTGTGCTCGGTGTCAAGGATCAGTGCGGCCCTGTCGGGGTGCTCATCAAGGTAGTGCATCATGGTCAGCAGTCCGAGGGTGGTCTTACCTGAACCCTCATCGCCTGCGACCTCGATGACGCGATCAGACGGAAGACCGCCTATGCCAGTCGCGAAGTCCAGCGCGAGCGATCCAGAGGTGATCGGATCACGCACAGGTACATCGCTAGCGAACATGATCGCGTCAGCACCATACTTGCCTTGCACATCGGCGATCAGCTTGTCTAACAACACATTTGCCATTTTCTTCCTTCTCTCTTATACCCAATCCAGACGTTCTACCGTGCTCAACTGACATCCCCGACCACTGAGCTTGATGACCTCACAGGCGACCGGTACGCCGGTGTCCTGCAGCATGCGCTTATTGGCCTCCCAGCCATCGGCAAAGGAGACGATCTCGAAGTCCTCCTCGGCCCACCGGACCGTCATGAAAGCCATCTCCTTGCCGTTCTTCTGCTTGTGCTTTTTGACCTTGACCAGCTCGCCGCCAATGACAAATCGTGCCCCGGTGTCGTAGTCGTCGATATCGGAGGGGTGCCGGATGCATTCGCCCTCGATCATCGGGATGTAGCGGGACATCGGGTCCACGGTCACATGGGTGCCCAGAAGCTCGGTCTCCATCTCGTAGAGGAACTTCTCCTCGGTGAAGGGGAAAGTTGGGTATTCCTCGGGCTTGTTCTCCCACTTCTCGGCGACAATCACGTTGCGCTCGTCCTCGGAGAGCTTTACCCATTTGTTGGGAGACACCTCACCGGCAGCGCGGTGGTAGTAGACCTTGTCAAGGAGTCCTTGACGCGGATCGTCGGACAGGCTGTCGAAGGCCCCGATCTTGACCAGGGAGTCGATGATGCCCTTCTTGCGGCCCACCGTAGTCCGTTCCAGGTAGTCCTCTAACGAGGCGTAGGGCCGGTTGTGGATGATGTCCGGCATTGCCGCCTTGCCGATCCCCCTGATGTCAGTGAGGCCGTAACGGATGCCCTCATCGGTGAGGGTGAAGTAGGTCCCGCTCTTGTTGATATCCGGCGGCAGGATCGGTCGGCCCCGCTTGCGGCACTCGCGGATGAAAGATGTTGTCTTCTCGGGCATTACGGTAAGGCAGCCGATGATGAACTCATCGAAGTAGTAGTGCTTCGTCCATATCTCCCAACAGGGCTGCATGGCGTACCCGGTGGCGTGGGCTTTGTTGAATGCGTATGCCCCGGCGGCTTCCAGGCTCCCCCAGATTTTCAGGGCGGTGTTGCGGGTACCGCCCTGGCCGGTGAAGTCGGGATTGGCCAGGCAGCCCTCGATAAACTTCGGCTTGATCTCGGCGATCTTGTCGGCCAGCTTCTTGCCGATGGCCTTCCGCAGCTCCTCGGATTCCCCGGCAGTGAAACCGGCGAGGATGCGGGCGGTGCGGATCAGCTGCTCCTGGTAGACCAGGATTCCGTAGGTGAAGGTTGACGCGGACGGGCCGGTGATCTCCACCATCATCGGGTGGTCGTAGGTAATGTCTTCGTCGCCATTGCGACGTTTCAGGTAGTGCTCCAGCTGTCCGGCGCGGATCACGCCGGGCCGGTTGATAGACGCGAGGTCGGCCAGCTCGACCAAAGTGCGTGGCTTGAACCGCATGGCCTGCTTGGTGCCTCCGGGTGTGCCGATCTGGAAGATGCCTGCGGTCTGTCCACGGTCGATCTGGTCCCAGATGACGGGGTCGTTGTACTGTTCGTCGCCAAAGCTGATCACCTGGACGGCACCGGCAGGCACCCCGAATCCGAAACCGTCATAGTCAAGCCAGACCCGGTGACGCTCAAAGATCAGCTTACGGGCGATGGCCAACACGTCGAGTCCCTTGTTAGCCAAGAGGTCATCCTTGACACCGCCCATCTCGGCGATCTCGTTCATGTCGAACTGGGTGGCCCGGACACCCTTCTTGACACGGGTAGGAATGTTGCCCAGCAGAGGCTCGGTGTTGACGACGACACCGGCGGCGTGCACCCCGGCCTGACGAACCAGGCCAACCATCTGCTCTAAACGCTGAAACATCAAGGGGTACTTGCGTGCCCACGGTGCGAGGTCACCGCCGAGAGTGGACAGCACCTCATCCCAGGCAGGAGACTGCTGGTCCTCGTCCAGCTCGTCCTCGTCGGGGATGATGTTGTCGACCTGATCGATGAGGTCAACCATCTTGAGGGTGTCGGCGAACTCGATTCCCATCGCCCGACAGAGGTCTTTGAGCATCTGCTTTGGCCCGGACCGGCTGCGGGTGCCGATGGAGCACACGTTCTCAGAGCCGTACCGGGCACCCAGATAGTCCTTGATGTCGCCACGTTTGGACTTCTGGAAATCCACGTCGATATCGGGATAGTCGGGTCGATCCGGGTTGAGGAAACGCTCAAACATCAAGTCGTATTTGATCGGGTCCAGGGAGGTGATCCCGAGGACGTAGTTGACCAATGAGCCGCCACCGGAACCACGACCGGGTCCGCACAGGCAGGGGTCAGGGTCGGCATTGGGCTTGATCCACGGGAGGTATGTCCCGGATCGTGCGGCCATCACGTAGTCGCCGACGATGTTGAAGTAACCGGCCATGCCCGCGTCGGTGATGACCTTCGCCTCATACTCCAGCCGCTCGAAGTACGCATCCTCGGGCAGGCCCTTGTCAACAACGAACTTCTTGAACCCCTCGGCGATGCTGTCGAGGAAGGCGTTCACGTCGTCGGCATCGGAGGGATGCAGTCGGGGCATCGCCAGGGTGGGCTTGATCTCCACATTGCACTGGTCGGCGATCCGGCGGGTGTTCTTGATGGCCTCCTGGGCCACAGAGACCGGAATACCGTGCCGACCAAGGTAATAGACCATCTCCTCGGGATTCATCAGCCAGTCGGCTGCCTGGCCCTTGGCCTCGACCTGGTCCTTGCGGTACGCCTGGGTGCTCAGGTTGTAGACCAGGCGGTGCTCTTCCCACTGGTGTTTGAGCGCGTAGTGGGCATCATTAACGACGACTAACGGCACACCCATCTCATGAGCGAACCGGACCTTAGCCTGGTTCATGGCGGTGATCCGGGCGTTGAGCTTCTTGTCTTCCTCGGTGACCGGGTCGATGATCTGGAAGGTGTGCAGCTCGCTGTAGAACCTGTCGCCGAAGATGTCCAGAAGGACACCCCACTCACGGCGGGCCGCGTCCTCATCACCAGCCTCGACGTGGTCGGTGAACCGGGTCAGTCCGCAACCGTCGGAAGCCCACAGCCCGGATGCGTACTGCCGCAACAGGTTTGGTTCCAGCTGGGGTTTACCGTAGAAGTTCTCTGGTTCGTAGGCCAGGCTCGACAACGACCACAGGTTGCGTAATCCCGTCTGGTCCCCGGCCAGCAGGATGATGTGGGAGGAGTCGCGACCGGAGGTTTTCGCCTCTCGGCTGGCGGCGATGGAGTGCAACCACCGGGCCTCGGTAGCGAAGATCGGCTTGATGCCGACCTGACGGCAGGACTTCTGGAACTCCAGGTGACCACCGACCTCGTCATGGTCACAGATCGCCAGGGCCTCGTCGCCGTTGGCCAGAGCGGCCTGCGCCATCTCCAGGGTCCGGGAACGACCATCGAGGAAGCTGTGCTCGCTGTGATTATGCAGAGTCACTGGTCTCCCTGCTGTCAGTGGTGGGTGGGGGAAGTGCCGGGTGGGGAAGGCACTGGGAGCTTTGATGGCCAGACTTGTCTGGGACTCCCAGTACCTTCCGCACCCCACCCGCTATCCCCATATCGGGTGAGGTCGGCCCCGTACCGGACTGTGCCGGGTCTCCGATGGGGTCGGCCTTGTGGGCCTACCGGAGTGGGGGGTCTATCGCGTCTTAGCGGTGCCGCTCCAGGCGGGCACGCAGCGAAGACACATCGGTGTTGGCCGCAGCCGGGGCAGGGGCTGCCTGCGGCTCGTCAGGGCCGTCAGAGGACCAGGAGGGTGCCGGTGACGGGCTGTTGACCGCCGGGAAGTCCTCCCCGCCGACCAGGGCCTCACGGACCCGGTCCTCGGATGCCTGGTTGGCCAGCCACTCGGTGAGGGTCTCGCGGCAGTACAGGAACCGGTCCTCGGACTCCATCGTCAGGGCATTGCCATCCATGTCCTTACCGGTCCCGTACCCGTACTGTTCCTGCATCAGCATCAGCGAGGAGCCGTCGTTGTCCCATTCCGGGTCCGGGTTCTTGGGGATGATCGAATAGACGATGTCGCGACCGGTCCCGGTACGACCGATCTTGTAATCGCGGTCGCAGATGGTCCCGAACTCATTATGGTAGCCGCCGAGCTGCCGCCAGAAAGCGTTGTACTGCTTGACGATCATGAAGTTGCGGGCGTTGTAGGTCTTGCCATCCTTGCCCTCGAACTGCGTGAGCTTGTCCTGGGTCTTGATGACCTTCCGGCCCTTCTCCTCGACCTGGATTTCCTCACGCTCGACGCAGATACCGACGATACGCTCACGGGGCTTGGAAGCCACCAGTTCCTTGGTGGTGTAGTCGGTGGTCCTGCCGCCGTACTTTTCCACCCAGTCCTCGCCGCCGCCGTGGAAGTCGGGGGCATAGACGAAGTTCTGGAACTTTCCGTTTTTGTCCTGAATGAACTCATGGAACTTCACGGCCACCAGATCGGTGGCATCGGTGAGGAATCGGACGATCTTGGTCTCGCCATCGCCGAGGATGAAGTAGGAGAGGTAACGTCCCATCCCGCCACCGCCACTGCTGCCAGACTTGGCCGGGGTATCCAGGGCACTCAAACCAACGCGCATGCTGATCTCAATTCTGTCTTGGGGCCAGATTTCTGGCCCGAATTTATTGGCCGTCGCCTTTGGACGACTGTTGAGGAGACTACACCACGGTACTGACAGAAGGTGTTCCCATGCGGGCGTGTCGGCTGCCGGGAATTAGACCAGCGACGGCGGTGAATAACCCGAATGCCATAGCGGCGGAAGGGGTCCAGTGGCGGGGGATCGCCATCACGGCGGTCTCGGGATGGTAGAAAGCCGGACCGTCATGGATGAGGACCTTGATCCGTCGGCGATAGCCGACGACCGGAGCGACATGAATCAGTGCGGCGTACCACCTCTGGGCCAGGTGCATCTCGCCGCCCTGGCGGTCGACTGCCAGGTAGTCGAACCAACGACCGGTATTTGTTTGTTCCGGCTCGGGGGAGAGCATTTCCTCAATCTCCTCGGGGTCCATCCCGGAGAAGTCCAGCGCGCTCAGCTCCGAACGGTAAACCGCGTCGAGCATCCTCTTCCCCGGCGGGGTCTGGTTGTAGCGATGGCGGGCATCGGGGTCCAGTAGAACCTCGGCGATCAACTTGACCCGCTGAAGTCGTTCAGGGTCGGGACGTGCCCCAGTATCAGGGTGTAGCCGACGGTACAAGTGGCGCACGGCGGTGCGTATCTCATCTTCGGTCGCCCACGGCAGCACCCCGATCTCGGCGTAGTAGCCATGAGGGTCGGCGGAATTGCGCGGCATCCGACACAGCTCGGTGTTGCACGAGGGGAATCCCGCTCCTGGGGCAGCGGAGAAGCGAGAGTCGAAGACCCTAGATGGGTCGCTTGTCATGAGGGACCGCGTCTCCAGCATCGAGAGATTCGCGCTTGGCTTGAATCGCGTCGATCATCGCGGTGTCGAGGGCAGCGGCCTGCTGCTCAATGTCGGCAGCGAGAGCCGACAGGAACTTGCCAGCCTTGCCTTCCGGGATCAGCCGCTGGCTGCCGTCGGGGCTGTGTAGAACTTTCTCGCCAGAGGGCAGGGTGCGGACCGAAGGTATTTTATCGCCCACCGTGGTCGCCTTTCATTTCAGCACCGCCGGGATGGCGGACTCAATCTTTTCCTTGACTTCGTCAAGGGTTTGGCAGTCTGCCAGGTCCTTGCCTTCATCAGGGCTGACGATGACCAGACCGGGATGGTCATTGAGTCGAGCCATCACAGTCCGCTCCATTACCTGACCGGCGGGGTCGGGATCGGCCCACAAGATCACCCGGTCAAAGTCGAAGAGCATGTCGGTCTGCGTCTTGGAAACTTTAGCCCCGAAACTGGCAATCACCGGGATGTCCACGCCGAGGGCGGTGGCTTTAATTACCGAGAATGGCGACTCCACCAGAATCACCTCACCCTTGGTGGGGAGCGGGCGGGAATGGTCGTGGTAGAACGTGTCACTTTTGGGGAAGCCAGAGGTCGACTTGTACTTGGGTTGATCGTTGACGGTGCCCGGCCACTGTCCGGGACGGTCAGGGACCGCGCGGGCCTGCCAGCCGACCAGCTTGCCGTCCCAGAAGTGCGGAATGATGATCCGGTTGTCGTCCTCACGCCACCCGATCTGCATCCGGGACGCGGTCTCGGAGTCGATACCCCGCTCATGGAGGTAGGGGTGGACGAAGGCCCACGGGGTCAGTACCCGAGAAGAATAGGTCGGCAGCTCAACCGAATACGCGCCGCCGTTGATCATCGCCTGGAGGGCAGCGATCTCGGCCTCCCAGTCGTCGAGGCTTAGGGTGGCACCGGCCAGGAACTGGGTGACCAGCGGAAGGATTTCCTCGAAGCTGTCCTTGTTCTCCATCTTTTGGATCAGATGGAACAGATCACCGCCCCAATAGGCGTAGCAGACATAGAGCTTCTTATCGAGATTGCAAGCGGCAGAAGGGTTTTGGTCGCCGTTGTTGTGGTGACGGTCGACGCGGTCGAGGAGACATGAATGGATCACCTCGGTCTCGCCGGTGTTGGTCACCTCATCGTGATCGTTCTCCACACCGTAATGGTCGAGGACCGCGCGAGCATCCAGACGGCGGCGGTACTCGTGGTACTGCGCGTCGGCGGCGAGCCGGTCCAAGGCCATCCTCATGAACTGGCGGGTTTCTTCTCAGCGTGACGGTTCCAGGCGGCTTGCAGCCATGACGGGACCTTGGCACCGCACACGCACGCGCCCATCTTTCTTTCCCAGACATGGACATGCCCCATGCTGTCGTTTTCCATGCCGACATCAGTCATTTTCGATGTACTCCTCTCGGATTCGGATTTCGGTACGGTCGGTCAGGTGCCAGGCCAGGGTCCAGCTCCGGGTGTCGCAGCGTCGCGATCCCATAATGTCCAGGCCCATTGCGTTATTGGCTCGCATCTCGGTGTTGCGCCACAGCCCTAGAGCCAGATCGACGGTCTGTTCGATCATCGAGGAATTGGCGAAGTTGTACAGCTCGCCGCGTCCGCCCCCGGCGGCAGCCTGCCGGTTGAGCTGGACGGCCAGCAGGCACGGTATCTTCCCGGCAGACTCACGGGCGATCTCGTCCTTCAGCTCGAAGATGATGTCGCCCTGCTTCATCCGTAGCGCGGAGTCTCCGGTGTAGTCGCGCTCCGCGTCGATGAAACTCAACTGGTCGATGATGAGGAAATCGGCCCCGAGCTGTCGGGCACGGGAGACCATGTGTTTGACCGTCCGCTCGCCACGCTGGGGCCGTTCCACCCAGGCCGGGCCGGATGCCGCCATCGCGTCCTGCGAGTCCCGCAGGGCGGCGGACTCGGCGGGGTTGAGGTCACGCTGGCTGTACCTCTGGTAGCTCACCCCGGAGTAGATCGCGTCGATGCGGTCCTCGATCTCCGGGACCCCCATCTCCAGGGTGAAGAACAGCGGACGTAAGCCACTACGGTGGGCGGCGACAAAGGCGTTGGCCAAGAGCCAGCTCTTGCCGGTCTTGGTGTAGGCGGCGGCGGCACACAGCTCGCCGGGAAGGATTCCTCGGGTGTGCTCGTCCAGCTCGGCCAGGCCGATAGAGACCCCGGCCATCTGGTTGTCGCGGACCTCACGGTTGTAGCGTTCCCGGCGGTCGGCCACGGTCTGGGCCATATCGACCCGGCTGTAGCGGGGGACATTGTTCTGGGAAGCGTCGTAGGCATCGTGCCAGAGCTTCTCCAGGGCCGCGACCGGCTCAGAGGCGGTCAGCTTCATCACGTCCCGGACGATGGTCTGGACGGTCCGGCTGGAGTACCGGTGCTTCATCCAGTCGACCAGCCAGTCGGTGGTCTCCTCGACTATCACCGGCAGGGGTAGCTGCGGGAACTCGGACTCCATCACCGACAGGGTCGGGGCGGTACGCATCTGCGCGTCTTTCCAGTATTCGATCATGAACTGGAAGGCGAAACCGTTGATCGGGTCCTCGAAGACTTCACGGCGGACACCCATATCCCAGATGCGGGTGATCTCATGGAGGTCGGTCATCTTGACCAGGAGCTTGCGTTCATGGCTAGACAATTGGTCTCACCTCCCCCCGGAATACCTCAGAGACCTCACGGTCGTTGGCCGCGACCCGGAAGTCGTTGCCCTCGAATGCCTGGACCAGAGACTTTTCCCGGAGCAGGCTCAAGATCGCCGAACCGTAACCGTCTTCCAGCTCATCGTGGCTCATGTTGGTGGTGATGAAAGTGGTCCTACCGGCCTGGACACGTTGACGCAGGATCGCGTCAAATGTGGTCTCTGCCAAGGCAATTCGGGTCCCGCGCAGTTCCTTGCCGACATCATCAAGGAGCAGGACCTGGCTGTTGATGAACTTGGTCTGGAAGTAATTCTTGTCGGCCTTGTCGCTCCACCCAGCGGTGAACATCTCTACAGTCTGGGAGAAGGTCGTCGCCCAGCATGTAAACCCATCCTTTACAAGTTCCTTGAGGACCAGATTGGCGAGCATGGTCTTTCCGGTCCCGTAGGAACCGAGGAAATAGATACCCATCCCCCGCCGGAGGAACTGCTCCCGGCGGTCGAGGTACTTGGTGACCCCGGTGAGGGCCTCGATGGGACCGGCGTAGTCGTCCCAGTCCAGCCTCTGGTAGGTCACCCCGACCCCGGCAGCGAGGTAATGCTTGTGCAATTGCAGCTGATACTCACAGTCGCAGATGTTGTCCCTGCCGCGCCAGAAGTAGCTCCCGGTCTTGTCACACGTCGGACAGTATTTCTCCCAGGAGCGACCCAGCTGGGGGTGGTTACGGTACATCCGCTCGGCCTCGGTGTCGGTGAGGTAGCGGGTTCGGATGTCACTCACAAGTCCGACAGGCTTCGGACACCGAACGCGGCGGCAGAGGCGGTGTAGGACATCGGCGCGGCGCGGCGCAGCTCTTCCTGCATCTCCAGGTGCATCTTGTCAACCCACCATTTACGTCCCTTGGCGAACGAGAGGTGCCGGACCGGTTCGTTGTCGTATCGGCCCTTGTACTTGTAGAAAACCCACTTGACGATGAGACCGGCATCGGTCTGTCCATAGATGCGTTGCATGCCCTTGAAGACCGCACGCTCGGGGAAGCCGTCGATCTTGAGGTTCAGCCCGAAGGCTTCCTGGTAGGTCTTGATGTAGGTCACGAGCTGGTCGGGGTTCATGTCCTCGCACCGCACGCCCATGTCTTTTTCCAGGGGGTCCGTATCACTGAAAGCCACGTATCTCCAACCTCTTTCGCCATATCGTGATCCTGCAGGATCACTATAACCCATGACGGGGGAAATCAGGTGAGGGTGGCGGTGTCGCGTTTCCGATTCTGCTGTGAACTGCGATTGGTCAGTACCGACTCGCACTGCGACTTGAGCGCATGGCTGTAGCTTCGGATTTTTGAACGGTGCTCATGCTCCAGGTCTTCTAGTCGACGACCGGTCTCCTCGATCTTGGCGACCGGCCAGAAGATCAGGACCGAATGCGGTTCATCGGCCTCATGCTCGGGGGTCGTCGACATCTGTAGACATTTGTCGTCGAATCCGGTGATATAGCCGACGATGATCTGCCCATCGGACTCTTTGACCTTGAACTCGACCTCACGGAAAATCCGACGGACCAGGTACCGCTGCATGATCTGATCAGACTCAAGACCGATGTCGATATCGCCGGTTCGGCTCACGTCGTCGTCCTCTGTCCACTGTGGCACCACAATTACTGTCATGACTTCTGGACTCTCCCGACTCGGTTGACCTGGTTCAGCTATCCTCCCAGGACATCAGCACCGCAGCCATCAGGTCGACCCCGCGTGTCACCTCGTAGGTGCTCGATACCAGGGCCGGGGCCAGCAGGACCGTGTCCCCGACCGCCGGTGGCAGATGTAGGCCGTGGGCGCGGGCGGCGAGGGGGAGCGCGGCGGCGCGGTCCGGGTCATGGAAACGGATCGCCCGGAGAAGCCCGACACCGTGGTGTCCGGTGATCCGGTCCGGGAACTGCCCCTGGAGACCGTCCAGGGCGGTGGAGAGGACCGCAGCAGACTCGACGACATGTTCGAGGACCCCGGCATGGATCGCGGACAGGGTGATCTGTCCGGCGGCGCAGGCCCACGGGTGACCGGCCAGGGGACCGGTCCGCGACATCACCTCGGTGTTGGTGAAGAAATCCGGCAGACCGACCACCGCACCCAGAGGCAGACCGCCACCGACGGGGCCACCCAGGACGGTCATCTCGGCCACCATGCCGATGTGCTCCTGGCCCCACAGCAATCCGGTCCGACCGAAGCCGGTGACGGTCTCGTCCATAATGACCGGGACCCCGGCGGTCCGGGCACTCATCATCCACTCACGGGCCGCAGGGACCTGAGCGTAAGAGCTGTCGACCGGGGCCATCACCAGTGCCCCGTACCGTGCCCAGTCGACCCGGTTCCAGTCGTCGTAGGAGAACAGCTGACGGCTGGGGAGCCAGTCGTGCCACCCGGTGTCGAGGACCGCCGTCTCAAACCTCTCGGTGTGATGTCGGGCCAACAGGACCGCCTGACTGATTGCCTCATGGGAACCCTCACAGAACAGCACCTTGCGGGCCTCTGACGGCCCCGAGAAGCTGTCAGAGATGTCCTTGGCGTACAGGACAGGCCAACGAAGCGCATGCTGCCCCTGAGGGGCCGTGAAGCCGTAATGGTTCATGTGCTCGATGAGGGTCCCGATGATGGGGGCATGACGGTGACCCAAGGGGCTGACCGTCATCGCGAAGTCCAGCATCTCGGTGTGGTAGTCGTCCCACAGATACAAAAGATCGGCGCGGGCGACCGGCAGGGGATCATCGGCAGACAATGCCAGGACCGCGATCTGATCTCTCAGTCGCGGCCCCAGCACGTCCGTCTCGATCACCCGACGTAGGGCTTCCTGCGGGTCGGTCATCAGTCGGTGTGGCTACGGAGCTTCACGTCGGGGTGCAGGTTCCACTCCCCGGCTTTGGAGTTCCAGACCGTCATCTCGGGCTTGAGCCACCGGTACCGGTTACGGCCCAGGTGGGTGTAATTCCAGCCCTCCCGTTCGCGCCACTCCACGCCCTGCTCGGCGAACTTGATCCGGCGCATGATGGTCGTCAGCTGCTCGCTGTCGAGGTTGCCCCGTCGGTAGCTCGACTTCATGATCTCCCGGAGCAACGGGATCGTGAAACGCCGCCGACCGCGTACCGGGTGACCGATCCGGTCTGGGTCGATGGGGGTCCCGTCGGCCTCGGTGAAGACCTGCTCCCGGAGACCCCAGTAAAGCCATTGGTTACTCCGGTCGAAGAATTCCGCCGCCTCAGAAGTCGAGAAGATCGGCTCGACCCCGGCATCGCGGAGTAGCTCCTCGTCGCTCATCTCATCAGCGGCGCGGGGGTTCCTACGCTTACGGGGCTTCTTCGGCTTGGTGGGTTTTTCGTCTTCTTCGGCGTGGACAGGCTGATCGCCCCGTTCGCTAAAAACGGGGCGATCAGTAGTGTGATCCACGACCTCGACAATAGTGTCGCTGTCGTTCATCTGTTACTCCTTCTCGTTGGCCGGGATGTCCCGGACCATCAGGCGAGCGGATTTCCACTCACCGGGGGCGACCGCGTCCCGCATCTTTTCCATGATCTGCGGGTTGGCCAGGATGGCCACCGAGAGGGCCTGGTCGTCCACCACACGGGTGACCTCGACCTTCTCGGTGGTGATGGCGAAGAAGACCTCATCGCCGACAGAAGCGCGCAGCGCGTCCATGTCGAACTCGGCATCCTTACGGCCCGCACCTTCGCGGCAAAAACGCTTACCGATCTCGGGCACGTCCATCACCATGTTGGTGTGCTCGGGGAATTCCTCGCCCTGCTCGGCGGCAGCCAAGTCCATCGAACGGAAGACCATGTTGCGGACCATGTCCTTCATGGCATCCGCGCCCTCGGTGGTCAGCTTGACCTTGAGGTACAGCTCCATCGCGGTGACGACCTCGTTCTCGTCGAGACCCTCAGAGACGATCCGGTCGCCGTTGGCCGACAGCTTCTGGCCGAACGGGATCAGGTCATTCGCGGCCTCGGTGTACTTGGCCAGGACGATGCTGTTGGAATCCTTGAGGGCCTTCTGCATCGCCGCCTTCCGCAGCTCGACGTTGTTACCGCTCTTCTCCTGAGCGGCAGCGGTGTCGACCTCCTTGAGGATGGCCTTGACGAGATTCTTGTCGTGCTTCTTCAGCAACGCGATGATCTCGTTGGGGGCGAGGTTCTTGTTTGGCTTGGTCATGTGATCACTTCTTTCGTCTCAGTGGGTGGTATCACCAGAATAAGCTATAGCCCAGACAAAGTCAAACTACGGCGTTTCCGCTGGTGTCGGCACACTCTCGGCGGCGAGGTTCTGCATCTCCACGATCTTCAAGGCGGTCGCCTGTTCGACCATACGACGCTCGAACAACGACAGCGAATCCCACAGACAATCGCCCTGGAACCAGTGCTCGATGATCACCAGGAGCATCTGCCCTAGCCACTCGACCGACAGGAAGCCAAAAGTTTGCTCGGCTACCTCAAAGGCTTTGCTTACCGCATCATATGGCTGTAAATCTTCATTGCTCTCGCCCAGCATAGTGTCGGCAGTATTACCCCAGAAAACCAGGAAATCGGAGAACTTCTGGCTCATCTCATCGGCCTTCAGCTCCGAGAGCTGTTCTAGCCAGAGACGTTCATCCTTGACTTGCATGTGGGTCACACTACAGCATCTCTGATGTTTCTTTGGTCTTTTCATCCCCTGATCCGGCACCAGGAAGGGGAGAGCAGAGCTGTCCCTGCACTAGCAGGAACAGCACCGCGAAACAACAGGGAATGACCCCCGTCCGTTTACCGAGTCCTGGGGTTCCTTATGGTATTTCACTGCCCGCAGGGTCGTCGCGTCACTGTCGGCTACGGGTATTACTCGCCTGCCGCAGAACCGGACATATCCCGCCACCTCGTGGGTACTTGCACGCCGGGTCTGCCTTGAACGCTGCCGGGTGGCGGGTCGGAGGGACACACCCTCTGACGGCTCTTGCTTCCGGCTGTTAACCGGAGACCTCGGGAGATGACTGGGGGTTTGACCCAGTTTAGAGTGTGAGGTAAAATCTCTGGTGGATGTTTTTTATTAAGTTGTGAAGGCCCTCGGCTCTTGTAGTCGGGGGCCTTCGCCACAAGTTACACCCGTGTCATTCGGGGTGCAACACCCTCCCCCTGCCGTGTCGGCCATGACCGCCTTGAATCAGCAGGAGGTCGTTTCATGCGCCGCATCATCACCGCCCGCGAGCAAGCAGAAATGCTGGGGCCGTGGACTCATGGCCCGACCAGGGATCGTAAAAATTACGAGAAGAAAATCAAGGGCGATCCGGGTGCCCAAGCCGAGTGGGCATCTCGTCCCAAAAACTCTGAGTTTTCCGGCAAAGAACGGCTACCCCAGCCGACCCTTCCCGGTATGGAAAAGGTCAAGGGTGAGGTCGGTCGCCTGATGCGCGGCGTTCCCATTGACACTCACGACCCGGCTTTCCGCAAGGTCTGGCAGATGACCTACGGCCAGGGCCAGCCGGTCGATGACCCTGGACTGTTCCCCGATGCTGACATCCGTTACGACGACCGGGGCGGCGAGTTCGACCACCCCGGACTGGCCGACGCAATTCTGGACGGTTTCAGGGCCAAGGGCGGCACCGGGGAGCATTGGAGTACCGACTTTGATGTTGCCGACAATTACGGTCGAGGGATCGGGGAAGGGTCATACAACTCTTCCGGGTACGGGCGGTACTTGCCGACCTTCCTTGATGCCGACTGGAATCATGCCGGTGAAAACCACAACCGTGCCGGGTCTGGAAACTTCAACCACGAGTACGAAGTCATGCTCAAGCATAAGAAGGCCCCGCTGACAATACGAGACCTCAGAGTGCCGCACAACGCCGAAGAGTCCGACGACTTCAGTCATTACGGAAATGACTGGAACCCGATCATGGATCACGGGCTTCGTGACGATCACATCACCGCCAGTCGCTATGGATACCCGTTCTGATCCTGTAGTCTCTACACATCATGTCGTTACCCACCCTGGATGACGTGGAGAAGCGCGTCGCCGACCTTTTGGACTCGGGCATCCCACCGGCCCGGATCATCCTTGTCGAGGAACACCCCGACTACCCCGGATACCTGAGCTTTGAGCCGCTCGATGCGACCGCTCGGGGACTGTTCTACGGCTCCTACGAGGACTGGATGTCCCGTCACCTGATCCTCAACGAGGTTCACCTCGCTCGTCGATTCACCGACCTCCTGGGCCAGGACGGCTACCACGTCTTCTGGACCCCCTCGACCGCTCATATCCAATCTGATATAGAACGCTGGTCACAGCCCCTGGAGATCGAGGGATACACGCTCCGGCCCTTTCAGACCTTCTCCCTCAATCGTGCCCTGGAGCGTGCCCGTCAGGGCACCGAAAGCCCCGACCGGCTGTACTTCTGGAATTGGTCTGCCGGTGCCGGAAAGAGTTTCACTTCCGGTGCCGCCGCCAAGGCCCTCTTCGACTCCGACGACATCGACCTCGTCATCGCCTGCACCCTGAGCAAGCTCAAGGAAAACCTGCGCCGGACCTTCGTCAACCCCGCCGGTCTGGATGCGGTGATCAACGACGGGACCAAGGCCAAGCGTCGTAAGGGGTATGACGATCCGCACCAGGTTTTTGTCATGAATTACGAAAAGTTGTGGCACGACGAGGAGGAGATCGCCGCCCTGACCTTCGGTCGTCGTGTCTTGTGGGTCCTCGACGAGGGTCACAAGTTGATTACCGACAACGGGCAGAACAAGGCCAGGATGGCCCTGGACCGGCTGACCGCCGCCTGTACCGCCACCGTGTGGCCGATGTCGGCGACCGTCGTCGGCGGCAATCCGCTGAGATTCAGGGATGTCTTTTCCCTCGACGGTCGCCCGGCCCGCAACCCGCTGTCGACCAAGACCGACTTCATCTCCCGCTACGCCGACCGGGTCAACAGCGTCCCGGTACGGACCAAGAGCGGCGGGCAGTTCTCCTTCACCACCTACGACTGGAACCTCACCAAGCTCCAAGAGGTCCGACACCGGGTCGGGGACCGGACGATGGCGGTCCGCAAGACCGACCCCGGAGTTCGGGAACAGTTTAAAGGCATTGAGACACTGGAGGTTTCGGTCCAGGCGACACCTGGCACCCGTGAGCTACTCGACCTCATCACCGCCAAGGCCCGGATCGCTCACCGCAACGGTGAGGGTCTGTCCCCCTTCTATCTGATGGCCCGGATCGCCTGCATCAACCCAGAAGCATTGCGGCACAGCTCATCTCCTGAAGCCGCCGAGCTTCTCGCCGAGCGACCTGAATTACTCGATGCAGCGCACAGCTCCAAGATCGAGGTCCTTAACGGTCTCCTCGACGACATCCGGGAGGGCCAGGACAAAGCGGTGGTCTTCTGCCACTGGACCGAGCTGGGTCTGCTGCCGCTGGCCCGACATCTCACGGTGCCGCACGTCCTGCACTACGGGACCGGCCAGTCGGCCAAAGAGTCTCAGCGCGCCCAGGACCGGTTCAAAGCCGACCCCAACATCACCGCCTTCTGTTCCAGCGATGCCGGGACCCACGGCCTGAACCTGCAAGAGGCCCGCTACGTGATCAACGTGGACCCGACCTACAGCTATGACGACCTGGCCCAACGCAACGCCCGCATCGACCGCGCCGACTCCCACCTGGACGGCCTGACGGCTTACGTCCTCATCACCGAGGACTCGGTCGAGGAGCGGGTGTGGGAGACCTGCGAAAATCGTCGGCGACTCGCCGCAGCGGTGCAAGGAACTCAAGAAGAACTTAGTTATGGTGACCTTTCCACCCGCGATGAGAACCACAACCTGGAATGGCTGTTGTTCGGAGAGGCACCGTAATGATTGTCGAACTTAATCCCAGCGAAATGGGTGTTGTTCATTTCATGTCGACTATGCGGCGTTGTATCAACCAGTCGTTGAGTGTCATCGACCGGAGGCTTGACAAAAACCATCAGGCCATTGAGCTTGAGATGACCGGCATGGTGGCCGAGATGGCCTGGGGCAAGGCCACTAACACTTATCCAGATTTCGGAGTCAAGCCCCGTAGCGGAAGCATTGATTCGGTGATTGACGGTATCCGTATCGACATCAAGGCGACTACCCGAACAGATGGTCGTCTGCTCGCGACCCCTAAGAAGGCGCAGAATCCGGCAGACATTTATATCTTGGCGATTGTTCGGGAAAACATTGTTAATTTTGTCGGCTATGCCGAAGCGCAGGAGCTGTTAGACAAGTCAACACTTACTGATCTTGGTCACGGACCTACTCACGCGCTGCCCCAGGTCAAGCTGCATTTACTCACCGATATTGTCGACTTGGGACGACCCGAAATTATGGTTTAGGCTCGTCCTCTTCGTTATCGGGGTTGGAAAACGGGAGCGGGTAGTCGTCGGTTCGGGCATCCCAGACAATCCGGTCGGTCATGTCAGAGAACCTGCCTCGAATGCCTTCTTCGTCGCTCTCCTCCTCGTCGTCGTCCTCCTCATCGCCACAGCTACACTCGCAGACGTACTGAATTTCTTCAGTCGCCTCGCGTGCCTCAATCATCGCCTTGATGACATCGGAAACCGTTGCCTCGTAATGGTTTTCGATTCTCAGCACTTCTCGACCGAAGAACTTGATGACCCTCACCTGCATGTGTCCAGCCCCTTTAAAGTAGCGCGAAACTGCGAACGTCGAAACCATCCTGGTCCATCACAAAAACTGTCAAAGCGGGGTCCCCGTCTTCACCAAACTTGTTGGCCACCCAGGACGAACCGTTGTCGAGAGTAGATGCCTGGATGTGGTAACTGGACTTGCCGGTCTCCGGGTCGCGACCGGAGGGCCGGAAGCTGGGGAAGTGAAAATGTCCGGTGACCAAAACGTCGCAGCACAGCCGACCCTGGTGCTTCTGTTTCATCCACCAGGGGATGATTCCGTTAGGTCCGCTGGCCTGGTGGCCGTGAGCCAGGCCGATTATGCCGCCGCCCACTTTGAAGGTCATCCCCTCGTTCCAGTCGGTATCGGGGCGGTGAAAGGTTGCCCGAAGTCCGGCTTCTTCGTTGAGCTGCTCCAGACGCTGAGAGATGTGCAGCCCCCAGTCGTCGCCGGGTTTACCGACCAGTCCCTTGCCCTTGCGCCACTGGCAATGGTTGGACGGGATGGAAAGCACATCGACCGGACCGGCTTTCTCGCAGACCTTGATGGTGCGCCAGAACTCGGTGGCGGCGGTGTCGATCTGCTGCATCAGGCTCAAACAGTTGGTCCGGGTCTGGGACGACACGTTCTCGAAGCCCTCAACGATGTCGCCGACATCGCAGAGCACGACATGGTCGATCTTCTCCTCTTTGAGCCACGCCTGGAGTGCGACCCGCTTATCCTCCAGGCGTTGAAGCAGCTCCTCCAGGCCCCCCAGGTGATCGGTCTTCCCCACCTGGATATCAGCCCAGCAGACGACCGCTGAGCGGCCCGTGAGCTTGGGTTCGGACTTACTGGGCCGGGATGCCTTCACGGCGGCGTATAAAGCCGGGAGATTGACCATGAAGGCGTTTCTCAAGGCCTTGTACTTGTAGGCGTTGAGGTAGACCGAAGTCATCTCGCCGGTCTTACGTCCGTCGTCGCCCCGGACGGCGGTCCGCTGCTCCCACCGGCTGGCCGAGACCAGCTCCATGCGGACCTCGCCGGGGGCGTAGCCGAGCCGGTTCAGGACCTCGTCAAAATCGTGGGGGTCGAATCCGTCCGGTAGCGCGCCGGTGGTGATGGTGCCCTCGTCACCGGCCCAGTCGGCCCGCCAGGAATGTTGATCATCGGTGCCGTTGACTTCGTCCCAGGAATCTTCGAGGCTCACAGGGTTCCTTCCCGCCGTTGAGCGGATAGTTCCAGATGATGTTCATGGACATGGCCGTGGAAGGTCGACCGGGCGACCTCATGACCTTCGGCAAGGACGGCCCGACGCAGACGCTGCATGTTCCCCCGCGTCAGGAGGGCTTCGCGGACCTTCTCGTCGAAGAAGTCCTGCTCATGAGGTGGCATGGTCTTGTACCACTCACAGGTCTTACAGGTGCGCTTGACCAGGCTGTCATTGGCTCGTTCGTAATGCTCGGACAAAGCCACAGGCGATTACCTCGATCCCGTTCGGCACGGTGCCGCTCACCTATTCCCATGTGTTCGTCGTCACTACCCAGTGAAATTTCGGGTAACGATTCTTGGGCGGTGTGGTATAGGATCGGTGCCGTGCCCATTGAACCCGGCTCCGAATCCGAACGCCGCGTCAAGCGCGGTGTGGAGCGGTGGGCGATGATTCTGCGGGCCATCGGCATCCTGCATGAAGGCAACGAGGCCGAATACTTCCGCCGACCCTGGACGAAAACTATTCCGGGCGGATACCAGGCTCATCGTGCTTGGATGAAGGCCGGGAGACCGCGACCGCCGGGAGAGAACGGCCACGACGAGGTCGTATGGTCGAGTTTCGTCAATTCCCTGGAGAAATTCAGCTGACCTGTCTCATCCGGCCTTTAGGGTGCAGCTTGCACCCGGCCAGCTTCTCCAGCATGGAGATCGAGTTCGCTCGGTTCCGGTGACTAGAGGGGGTCGCGGCCAGGACGTAGCGGCTCCCGTTCTCGTGGACCAGCAGTAGATGATTGGTGCCGGTGTACCCGATGAAGGCCCACCCGAGCTTGCGGGCCATCTTGACGATCTCGCGGGCTTCCTTACTGGGATACTTCGTCATCAGGGTTCCTCCTGAGTGGGTGGGTGGAGTTTTTTGGTTTTACCAGGAGTCCCGGCGTAGGGACTCGGCGCGGTTCCGGCGGGCGATCTTGCCGTTGCGACGGCCCAGTAGATCGCGCTTGCTGGCCTGGGGCAGGGCAGCAGAGCTGCTCCGCAGGCCGAGCAGCTTCTGCAGCTGGGCCTGGGTCATGGCGGGGGCCATCACGATGCCGGGGTTTGTCTTCTTCGCCATGTGGATGGCTCCTTTCGATAGTGTGTGGATGCTACATGCTCACTGTAGCATGAAACGGTCTCAGATACCAAAGTGCTTCAGGATTTCATCCTCCTCGTCCGCCGAGACCCAGGATGAGCTACGGCGGGCGAGGGGCGCAGTACCGTCGATCTCGTTCTGCAGGAACCGGGTGTACTCGCCGGTCTGGTCGTCGAGGATGCGGCGGACGATCTCCAGGGGGTCGATGCCGTCCGGGTTATCGCCCAGAAACTTCACGGCCAGCTCCTGCGCGCCCTGGAAGACCACGCCGTGCGGGCCGATGTCTTCGCCGTCGTAGCGTTCCTGGCCGTAGTAGCCGTCCATCGGTGAGGGTGCGGCGATCTCCTCGACCTGGGTCAGGGTGAAGGGTGCCGGGGTCGAGGTAAAGATCACCTGATGGGGGCGGACCGCGACCGTGCCGTCTTCGGTCTTGATGACGTAGATGGAGGGGCCTTCGTAGAAGGTGGCCTCGCCGGTCTCGACCAGATGGGTCAGGACGGCGAAATCGTAGTGCTTGCCGTCGCGCTCGTAGCTGCGGGTCATGCGGTGCTCCTTGGGTCGGTGGGTGGTGACAGTATTGACGGTACTCTCACTACATCATGATGTCAACATAAGCCAGGCAGAGAAGTTTTTTTGTCACATGATTTGCAATCAAGCTGTTGCTCATGTATCGTTCCTGATATGGCATATTCCACCACTAACCGCAAAATTTCCACCTACGAGACAAGCCGGGGCACCGTCAAGCTCGGCTCCCGTCAGCACCGCATCCTAGGCGCGTTCGCCTGGAGCGACAACGGCGTGATCCCGGCCACCACCTGGACGGCTTGGGAGGGCATGGGCAACAAGCCCAAGGGCCTGGCCCTGGCCGACGTGCTTCTCGCCCTCAAGGAGAAGGGCCTCATCGAGCCGACCGCCGAGGGCCTGTTCGATCTGTTCAACGCCCGGCTGCTGCCGGACTACCGGATCACCGATCTGGGCCGCGAGGTGCTGGCCTAGATGAGCACCCGCCCTTACGCCGTTGAAATTTGGCGGGACAAATTGTCGGTGCACCGCGCCGTCCAGCGCGGGGAGACTCTCACCGAGGGATACTTTCTCGCTCGTGGCCGGTACGCCACTCGTAATTCCGCCGAAAAGCAGGCCCAGTATTACAACCTGTTCAATCCGGTGCGCCAGGCTCGCGTTGTAGAGCTGTGATCCGTGAAGTCTGATTTTTGTCAGACCCCGAAACTACAATTGAATACATGACCACCGCCCACCCACAGAAGAAAGCAGGCACCATGACCGCCACCACCATCACCCTCCCGCTCAAGCTCTACCGCAACCAGCGGGCCGAAGACATCCGCAACATCATCACCGATGCCGTCGGTCGGATCACCGAGAGGCCGTCTAGCCGCATCATCGACGCGGCCATCAACATCGAACGCCTTCGGGGCCAGGCCGACGTGCTCGCCTACCTGGAGAAGGAGTTCTACGAGATCGTGCACTGGGGTGTCGAGCAGGGCTGGACCATGCAGGAGACCCTGCTGGCCCAGTACGACACCGTCGCCGGTCTGGCCACCCAGCACCCCGACGACACCGGCGGCAGCCGCCTCAACGACGGCAAGCGGGCCTACAACGACGGTCGCCGTGAGGTGCTGTCCTACGTCGTCGGCCTGCTGCGCCGCAGCGAGCACTTCCCCGGCAACAAGAAAGAGAGCAACTGACATGACCACCACCACACTGAGCTTCGCCGACGCGGTCAAGAAGTTCGAGCAGGCCCAGGAAAGCTACGCCCACTTCGGGGCCTGGGACACCGAGCCGCGTGGGGTGTTCGCCGACCTCATCGAGGACACCTACCAGGGCAAAGAGGTGACCATCCCGACCACCGTGTCGGGCTGGCAGCTCTACTCGGAGATGAAAGGCAACGGCTTGGCCGCTGCCGCCCTCACCCGCGCCGCGCGCCGCGCCATCGAGGCCGCACAGCACGACACCCTCGGGATCGCCCGGTACGTCCGCGCGAACGGCATGTGGTACCAGGACTAGTCCAGCGACCCCGCCAGGAGCCAGGTGTTCTGGGCGACCAGGGTCAGGGTCGCGGTGGCCCCCCGGCCATTGAGTGCCGTCCAACCCTGGTGAGAAATTAGGCTGATGGATTCGTCCGCGAGGGACACATACACCCCACCGGTGCCGGTCTGGGCCAACTCGATCCGGGCACCCACCTGGAAACCGGACACGGCCATCAGCGGTATGTTGACGGTGAAGGTGTCGCCACTGTTCACGGCGATCAACTTGCCCACGTCGCTGGCTTGCAGCGTGTACGACTGACTCACGGCGGCGGCGATGGTGATCGGGAAGCCGGTCGCGTTCGCGGGCCAGGTCCCGGTCAGGGTGTAGACGTTGGTCCCCGCGCCCGGTCCGGTGATCCCGGAGATGGGCACGTCCTGCGGCCCCCCGTTGAAGCTGATGAGGTAGTCGCCGGGACTGGCGACGATGTCCGCCGCCCACGCCGGGTTGGGCAGCCCCACCGCCAGCGAGTTCTCCTGCACGGCGTACTGACCGAGTGAGTTGGTCGGCGAGCTGTAGCTCCACCTCGGCGCGCCCTGGTTGTTTAGCGACTGCACGCCGGTGATGACCGGGGCCTGGTTGACGTTAAACCTGCCGGTGCCCATCGGGTAGGCGTTGATGTCGACATCGCCGGGCTGGCCGATTACACCGAACTCCACGGGCTGGCCCGCCGCCGAGTTGGCGATGGCCAGGTGGTGGACGGCGTTCGGGTAGCCCCAGGTCTCCAGCATGGTCCCGCCGCTGTTCTTGGCAAAGAACTTGCCGGTGCCCAGCGAGGACACCTCCAGGTCGACGTTGGTATCGACGGTCGCCTCGACCGCGATGGACGGCGCGTCGCCGACGTTGGCGTTGGTGACGACGAGGTAGTTAGACGCGGTGCCGGGGGTTGCGGTGCCGTCGGCCAGACGCAGCACCGTGTGGCCATCTACGTCTACGATTTCCTCGACATGGAGCGAGGTGGGAATCGAGCCGCCGGTGCCGGGCAACTCGCTGGCCGGAATCTCAGTGATGAGGTTGTTGAACGCGGGGTCGGTGGCGACCTCGACCCGCTCGTCGGCCCACAGCTCTTGAAACTCGGGACGCTGCGCGGCCCACAGCGGCAGGATCGCATACGGATGATTGCCGTCGAGCAGAACGTCGTCGATCTGATTGGGGTCGCTGATCGTGATCGTCGTCGGCGTGACAACCCGGACGTACATCGTCATGTTTTTCTTCTTTCTACTTCAGGTAGTTGGGGGTGATCGTGCATCCGAAGGCATACGAGCTGTCGCTGGTGATGACCGCCTGCACCTGCATCTGGTTGACCGGCTCGGTAGCCGTCACGATGGCCTGGGCCTTGGTGTACCGGAGGTCGGTCACCTCGATGGGGGTGGTCCCCGGCGGACCCAGCCGGACGAAGTAGCGGATAGGGGTGGTCTCGGTGTACAGCTCCGAGACATACAGCTCCTCCTCCTCGTCTCCTTCGATGGTCAGCTCGACGACGTACTGCTGTCGTGGGGCACCGGGAACGTCGGTAGTGAAGTCATCGACCCACACCGAACCACCGGCCCCCAGATCGCCGTCTACGGCCACCTGGAAGGCCACCTGAGTGATCCCCAGGCCGGTCGGGACGATCACCGCCCCGGACAGCGGTACCCAGCCCTCGCTTGCCGCAGAGGACGGGAAAAACACCTCCCCGGCCCCCTCGTTGAGGACGAGTTCGTCGTCGCTGTTGTAGAACAATGCCCGGAGCGTGATGCCGCCCCCGGTGGCCGTCAGGCCCGACCAGTTCACCCAGGCCGAGGCTTTCACGGTGCTCCCCAGGACACACTCGATGCCCTCCGAGGTCAGGGTGGACAGGGTGGAGTTGGTGGTGAGCTTGGCCGACTTCAGTCCGGTGTAGCCCTTGTCGCTGACCGCCGTCCAGGTGCCGCCCGCAGGAATCCAGCCGATGAGGTTGTTGTCGAAGCTGGAATTGGCCAGGGTCTCGGGGATTTCGGCGAAAGAGGTGACCGCCTCGAACCACCGCCCCGAGGGCACGTAGTCCGGCACCCATTCCAGGGGCGTGGTGTCCCCCTTGAACCGATACAGTCCGTTTTCGGAGGACTTGGTCTGGCCAGACAGATAGATCAGGTTGTTACTCGCCGAGGCGGTATCACCGACGGCGGAACCCGGTGTGCGGATATTGACATTGGTGGTGATCACCGAACGGGAGGTGCCGAGGGTCTCCTCGATCACCGTGGTGCCATCATCACGCTTGAGCCGGAGGATGATGTTGTTCCCGGTGCTCCGGGGGCGGTAGAAGACCGCCCCGATTCGAAACTGCGCTCCGGGGGAGAAGTTCGTCCATTGCCTGAGTTTGATCCCTGCCTGACCGGCCCCGGCGGCGCGGGTGAAGTGAATTACCCGCTTGCCCAGGTACCGTCGGTCATTGTCGACGTTGATGCTCACCAGACCGTAGGGGGCACCCCACTCGGTATCAAATTTCGGGTCGACGGATAGCCCGCTGGTCGAGTTGGGGACACCCCAGGCGGCAATGGCATCGTTCCAGCTGGACTTGGAGATGTTCTCCGGGATCACCCCGAAGTAGGGCGACAGTTCGGTGTCGTCGATGCTGGCGGTGTTCTCGTCGATGTCGACCCACATCGGGTTGGACTTGGCCAGACCGGAATCCTGAAAATCCAGAGCCACCTTGGAGAAGTCGGATTGGCTGATTAGTTCCTTGGAGCTGATCACTCCGAAGACCGCCGGGAGGGCGGCAGTGATCGGGCTGTAATCGACCTTATGGGTGCCGTCGCTGTCGGTGACTTCTTCAGAAAAACGCTTGGCGTTGGTGAGCACCCAGTGCTGATCGGTGTAGCTGGGGAACTTGTAGACCGGGGTGTCCTCGCCGGAGATGTAGGTTGAGGTGTAGGGCTGCACCTCGCGGAGACCGGCGAAGTAGGCGATGGCCGCATCGCGCTTGACGGTCCGCCACTCATAGCGGTGGACGCTGGTGGTGTTGAACCGGACCCGACGCTCCAGGGTGAACTTACGTTCGGTCACGGTCTGGGTGTCGGTGAGTTTACGCATCACCGAAGCCGGAACCTTGAGCTGCTGGCCGGGATAAATCCACCAATCTGTGCCCCGGATCGGCATGGTGCCGGTCGACTTCACTTTAGTGATCGTGTTGGGGTTGGCGGCTTCAATCTCGGTCCACGGCACGTCGACATAGGGCTGGATCGCCTGGAGTCCTTCGGCCCGAATGATTGTGTTGTACCGGTCCTGGGCCATCACGTAGGGCTGGATTACGTCACGGGAGTAGACGTAGCTGGAGGCCGCTTCGATTCGCCGGGAATTCTCAACCTCTGCCACCCCCTGGTTGGGCAAGGTGTCGCTCAGATAGGGGTTGCCGGTGTTGATCACCACCGGCGGGGTCTGGATGGTGGTGACCGCCCCGATAGCCTGCATCACCGAGTTGGGGTCCAGCCAGTTGACCGACTTGACCCCGTTGGCCGAGACGAAGGTGCCCAGTCCCAGGAATCCACCCTCGCCGGTGTAGAGCCGGGGTCCGAGGGAGGAGGTTTGAGTTACCGAGACCGGGAAAATCTTGTACTTCACGTCGATGCCGGACTCGTAGATCGGGTACGGCTGCTCGGTGAGGTTGGTGAACTCCAGCTTGAGGTACTGCATCGAGATCGGCTGCGGCAGATGCAGCATGCCCTTGATGGCGATGTAGTCGCGCCAGATCGGGGTCCACGTCTTGTCCTCGAAGTGCGACGGCGACGAACCACCCGAGCCGTGCTCTCGGCCCAACCAGGGGGCCACATAGATGGCGTTGTCGAGGGTCGTGGCCGGATACTTGCCGGAGTCGTTGGGCAGAACCGGGTCGGGTTCGCAATAGATTTCCGGGTTGGCCAGAAAGGACTCCGAGGAGTCGGTGTGGCTCTCTATCTTGATCACCAGGTTGGCCAGGCTGCCCCGGAAGTCGGCCACCTTGGCGGTCCCGTCGAAGCTGACCAAGTCTGGTAGGTCGATGTCTTGTTGGTCGAGGGAGGCGATGGTCCGGCCACGGGCATCGACCACCTTGATCCAGACGCTCCAGATTTTAGAAACCGTGCGCCACCCGGCGACGATCTTGATCGAGTCACCGGCTTCCCATTCCTGGCTGATCTCGGAAGTGACATAGGAATCGCCTACGGCGAAGACGTTTCCTTCGACATCCTTGCCGAAGAAATCCAAGGCGAAGGTGCGGTTGGCCGGGTCGTAGGACAGGCATGGTTTGGCCGTCGTGCTGGTCGGCTCACCGGCAGCGAACAGGATCGGATTGTGGGCCAGGTTGGGGTCGGGTGCGGTGGAGAAGTTGGGTCTCCACTCCACGCCGATCCAGGCATCCTTGTTGTTCTGTGGACCGACGTTCAGCGGCCAGGTGTAGTAGGAGTCGCCGACTCCTGTGGCCGTGTCGGTCAGTCCGCGACCGTAACGCCATTCGGCGTTGAGCACGGTGGGTTCAGCTTCTGTCCCTACCGCCGGAGGCAGGGTGATCGGCGACAGGGAACGGGTTCCGATAGCGGAATCGGAGCTGTAGTACAGATTGAGATGTTGGTTGGCGTAAACGGGGTCGATGTAGACCTTGTCGATAACCTGAGGACTGCCGTCCTCGGCGCGTACATCCAGATACAGCGAGACTACCGCCGACGGGTCGGGCTGGGGGGCGGACTTCCAGAACGAGGTGTAATTGTCGTCGACAGCTTTGGTCGCGTCCCAGTCCCGGACGTACTTGGACACCACATTGCCCATCACGTCCATCTCGTCCTCGAAGAAACCGCCCTGACTGCGGTCGTAGACATTTCTTCGAATCAAGGTGTTACGCAGGCCGACCGGGAATTCGGTGGTGTCAAGGACCGCATCGTAATAGCGGGTCAGTCGTACCTGAACCTTCTTGGCCACAATCGGGTAGCACTTGTTGGACCACTTGAACCAGCTCTTGGTATCGGATCGGTTTATCCGCGCCTTGAGCGGGAAACGCTGCATGTCCAGAATAGGTCGCCAGTTGTTGGATCGGTCCTGGTACCACAGCTCGGCATTGCACGGCATCCGAAGGACCTCGGTGGAAATCTCTGAGACCGAGAGCGGGATGCGGAAAGCGACTGTGACACACTCAGTTTCGGGTGACTTTCCCGGACGCGGTTGTGAAAACCATTCACGGTTGGTGTCGGCGGTCATCTGCGCCTGATTGGGGTCGTCACTCTTGCCGAGCAACTTCAAGATCATCTGCACCAGGGGCAGTGAGTGGTTGAAGTCGTAATAGAAACTGGTGTTGTTAGCCACTGGGCTATCCCTTCACAAATGGCGACGGGTCGCGAAGCTCCGCAAGGAATGTGCGTGGCTTTTGTGCCGTCCAACTACTGGTCACGGTGGACTCCCGGACCGGGGCCGTGTAGGCGATGGCGAGGTCCGGGGTGTAAGACCGCTTCGAGGTGTTGGTCTTCTGGGCGGGCATCCGGTAACGAACATCGTTGGCTTGCCCACCAAGGTTATTGATCTCGATCTGCTTCTGCGCCACATACTGGGCCTGGCTGGAGTAAGCGAATCGGTAAGCCGAACGGTCGGCGTTCAGGGCCGGTGCGGCGGTAGGTGTCAGACCGTTACGACCACCGGGGTAGTTGTCGGGGCTGTCGGCCTTCTCGTAGGCCGTCCACGCCCCGTACTGCTCGGTCTGCTCGTACCACTCAAAGGCCGCTTCGTTCTTGACGCTACCGTCCTTCTGAAGGGTCCCATAGCTGACCTGGTCGATGGGTGACCGCTTGCCGCCGGAGATCAGGTAGGTATATCCGTATTCCTGACTGATGTTGAACTGGGCGTAGGGGGCCAGCTCTGGCGAGTTGGCCTTGAGCCAGCTCTCGGTCGGGTCCAGGTCGATGGCCAACATTTCCGGTGCAGGCATCTGATCAAGGACCGGGGTACCGGTGACGACTTTCTCCACCTGGTAGTAGGTGGAGTCGGAGCTGACCGCGCGAATACCGACCGGGGAATGCACACTCAATCCGTCCGGGTCAATGGTGACGACGGTGTCGACATTACGCATCCGGTTGAGCATCTGCAGCAGGAGTCGGTTTTCTTTTTCGGTCAGTCCCCCTTCTTTGTGCGGGACGACGGTGACCTCGGAACGGGCCTTGTTCTCCTGAATTTGCCAGTCGCTCTTTCCGGTGATGAAATCCGTTGCGGCACTTTCGGTGTCGAACAGGACCCGGTGCCCGGTGGAAAGGTCTACGGCGGCATATGACAGGCCGTCAGCGCGCCCGAGGGACTCAGTGATGCCGAAGTTGTCGATGTACCTCCAGCTTTCGATGACCTGACAGTCCGCGCTGGTCGCGGCGTGCACCACCTGACGGATTCCTTCGGCGGTGTTGCCGTGTCCGCAAGCGGTAAAGAACTCGCGGATACGGCTGCGGTACTGAGCGTCCTTGGCGGACACCTCATCCCACTGTTCGGAGACCAGCATGGAACTCATCGTGTTGTGGGTGTACGACTCGGATTCGGCCCGGCTCAGGAAACGGATATTGCCGAAGATGTAGTCCAAATCTGAGCCGTAGATGTTGTCCAACGCGCCGGATATCCGTTGCAGGAAAATCTGCTTCTTGAGGGTCCCCGCACCCGCGTCTCCGCACATCGCATCGACGAATTTGAACAGCAGGGTTTCCTGGTCGGTCCGGTACACCCTTTCATCAAAGTGATCAAGCCGAAGCTCGGTGGATTTCGGCGGCATCAAGGGGAACGGGGTCTGGGATGCCATCAGATCACCGGCCCAGAGATACGGCTGCGCCCAGAGCGGCCACCGATACCCCGAAAGAGATCAAGGACAGGATCAGTCCGATATACGCCGCATGGTGTGGGTCGGGTTTGAACGGATGCCTGCCCACACTGCGCCCCGATCACCGGTTCGCCATCCGGCGGATAATGGCTTCGAGGAAAACAGGAAGCTGGTTGTCGCGCAGCTTGAAGTCCTCGTTGTCATAGTGTTGTGCCGCAACAACATCCGCGCTGTCGCCGAACACCTTGACCCCGTAGTTCTCGCTATTGGTTTCGGCCACTCCGGGGTCGGTTGATTTAGTGATCTTGACGTTGTCCACTCCCAGCACCTGATGCACGGCGAGGGTTAGGTCGCTCATTTCGATCCAGGCACCGAATCCCAGACCGGAGAAATAGGACCGCAGCCGGTCCTGTATTGCGTTATTGACCTGCTGCACCCCGAATCCCCGGTCGTATTCCACCGAAAGGCAGATTGTGAGGTACTGGTATCCCGCCTGATGGACCAGAACGTCGGTGGTGATCTGCTTGCTGGTCTTGATGACCGCCTGCAGCATTTCCGGGGTCCGGTTGTAGATGTAGCTCAAAGTGACGGCGGTGCCGATACTTGGCCCTTCGGGCATCCACTCGATTCCGGCGATCTCATACGGTGAACCGGCCAGGAGTGTGGTGGGGTTGGCGTTGTTCTCCGGCGCGGATCGGATCAGGTGAAAGTCAATTCCTTGAACATAATTCTCGGAGATAGGGGTGCTGTTGACGATACTGGTGATGGTGATGATCGACGGGAACGAGATCACCGGGGTCGAGCCGAGCCGGGTGAAGCGGTGGCTTTCAAATCCGGTCAAGGTGGAGTTCTGACCGGGCAGGCCATCGGTACCGACCCGAACGAAGTTGCCCCGATACAGGCGGTCGGTGGCGGTGGCGGACAGGGTGGTCGAGGATATTTTGGTCCGCTCGGTGACGGTGTAGGGGACCGAACCGTTGACGAAAATATCGACCTTGTTGGTGATCCCATTCGCGGGGTCGTTACGGCTCGACCGGGTGGCGTACTCAAACTCCAAGTCGATCAGGTCGCCGACATCAAGTGAGCCGTTCACGATTCGAGCCAGGCGCGGGGTGGGTCCGGCTACCCACAGGTAGTCCACACCGCGACGGTAGAAGACCTCATTATCTTGACCGAGATTCTTGTACACGGTGACATGCTGGTTGCCGTCCCAGGCGTACTTGATGTCCTGGGCAATCAGGGGGTCCATGTAAACCGGGGTGGGGTTGCTGCCGGTATCAGCGGGGATGACGAGCTGGGTGGCGTATTTCTTGACCGGACCGAAGCAGGCCGCTTTGGAGATGTTTGTGTTCTGGTAGCACAGACCCAGATACCAGTCCTCGGTCCCCACCACCGACCGCAGGAAGGTGTCCTTAAACCTCTGACGCAGTTCGCCATCGGACTCGGTGTCCACGCCGCCGGTCAGGGCCTGAAGGTTGGTCACCGAGGTGGAGCCGAGGATGTCCCCGACATAGACGATGGTGTCGGGGGGTACGTTGCCGGTGGTGCCGGGGACGGTGCACTGGACCGGCACGTCCACGAGGTAGCTACCCGCCGGGATGATCACCGCCTGTGTGGACGAGAAGAACATCGGGCTGCCCGCTCCCGGCAAAGACTGCCGGGTGTAGAACTGGCTGCCCAGAGCGATGTTGATGTCCTGGCTATTGGCGGTGTTCAGCTCGACCCGGACGGTCCCGGTGGCCTTCTTTCCCTGGAGCCGACCGAATCCGAAAATGCCGCAGAACTGCTCCAGCTCCAGTCCGGCCTTGCTCTCGATGTCGAGGAGCGAGCCGACGAGGTACTGGTCGATATAGGCTTCCGAGATCGACTCAGCGACCGCATCGACGATCTTGCGCTCGGGGGTGCCCAGTTCCAGCGAGAAGCCCGGTGCGGTGACCTGCAGCTTGTTGATGATTTCTTTAGCGACAACGTCGGGAGTCTTCGCCACTTTGGCTCCTATCGGGACTTATCGGTTCGGCGGGTTGATCATCTGTCCGGCACCCTGGCCGCTGGTGATCTTGATGGTGGTGAACTCTTTGGAGCCGTTGCGAACCTTGACCGTCACCCAGATGGTGTCGTAGTTCATCTTGGCGACGATGTCCTCGACCGAGAGAAGCAGCTCGCTGGACGACATCTTCTCGGGGTTTTCCTTGAATCGGCGTAGCTGCATGGCCTGGTAGTTCTGGAGGACCCGGAAGATTTCGGACTGCACCTCGACGCGGGTGGACTCCTTGGCGATGCCGCCAATGAATTCCTCAAGGATGGACCCCATGTTGACATGGAAACGGTCCCCGCCGTACCTCTCGGTGAGCCAGCAGTACATGTCCTGCTTGAGCTTGTCCACACCGTAGACGGCATCCAGCCGCGAACCCCTCTGGGCCAGGTCGCCATCGACAATGGCCAGGCTGTAGCTCATCGCGGCCCTCCTCAGTAGTTATGGTCGCTGTGGAGGGCCACCACAGGGTCGGGCTAGGCTTCGATGGCCTCGCCGACCACCTCAACGACCGGATCGGCGGTCCGGGCCTTGCTGGCCTTGGTGAGCAGGTCGAGTAGGCCATTACCATCACTGTTGCCGGAGATGCGCCCATTCTTGGCCTCGAACTTGACCCCGTTGGAGCCGTCGGTGAAGCTGATCTCGGAGAACTCGCCGTTGACCAGCTCTGCGCCATTGACCTCGATGCGGATATGTTTCGTCATGATGGATGTGTCTTTCTGCTAGGGGGTGGGTTCGGGGGCGGGGGTGGGTTCAGCGGGCGGCGGGACGTACAGGTCTTCCCAGTCGCTCCCCTCGACCTCGGTCGTCCAGGTGCTGCGGGGGCCGCTGCTAGGGGCGGCGCAGAGCCACTCCATCATCTGCTGCTGGATGTTCTCGCCGAGGGGGAACAGGGTGCGGACGGCGACCTCACCGGTGGTGGTGTTGCGCTTGACGTGACCTATCGTGTATTCCATTGGTGTTCCCTTTCCGGGTCGGGGTTTTCGGGTTACAGGTTGAGCAGGGAGATGGCGAAGTAGCTGTCGTTGCCGGTGTTGTCCTGGGTGAAGAAGTTGAGACGCTGAGTCCCGTCGCCGTCGATCAGACCTGCATCGTATCCCGCCTGCACCGAATCACCAGCAGCGAGGTACAGTATCCAGCTTGAGTTGGCGAACCGGGCCTTCCTGGTGCCTGTCGCCGTCTGCAATCCGATGATTTCGGTTCCGTACCTGTGGACGGCGGACACGCCCCCGCTCGGTTTCTTGTAGATGATTGGCGTGAAGTTGTAGTTGCCGCCCGCGTAGGGGTTTGCCAGCCTCAAACCAATCTCGCAGCCGTACCACCCGGCCTTGCTCACGATGAACTCCGCCGTGTACCAGTTGTACCCGCCATAGGAGCCTGTCGGCATCGTAATGTCGGGGGTCACCCTGATCGGCTGGTTGAAGAACGAGGCCAGGGTGGTCTGACCAGTGGCGTTGATCGGGTAGTTGGAGCCAGGATTCTGCCTCGCGATGATCGCGCCCGACCCCACGGTGCTCAACGAGTCGGGCAGGGCGGTGAGCAGAATCTTGCCGCCGTTGCCGCCAGCGTCGGCCCCGTACAGCAGGGTGTTGGTGGCGTTGATCCTGAGAGCGGAGGTGTCCGCGTCCGTCCTTGCCTTGTCGGTGGCGAGCTTGACACCGGCGACGGTTGACGTGGTGTAGGTGTTCTTGCTCAGGGACGTGGTTATGTTGTTCAGCAGGGTCGACATGGGATCGGTGCCGTCGGCCTTGATGGTAGACAGGCTGCTGATCAACGTCGACAGCTTGGAGGCGAGGAACGTGGTGCCGTTGGTGGTGGTTCCCCACAGTGCCGTGTTGGTGCCGTCACTGACCGCTTTAAGCCCGGTTCCCGCCGTGTTGACCGTGCTGTCGAGGGCACTCGTTTTGGCGACTAGGCCAGTTCCTGCCGTGTTGACCGTGCTGTCGAGGGCACTCGTTTTGGCGACTAGGCCAGTTCCTGCCGTGTTGACCGTGGTGTTGAGGCCGTCGACTGTTGCGGAAATGCTTCCCACTCCGGTGAGGCCCGCGACGTTCGCCGCCGGGATGCCTGTCGGGATCGCATCGGTGATGATCGCCGTAGCGGGGGTCGGACGATTGTACAGCCTTTCGTTGGTGTTGACCGACTCGGTCACGTCGTAGATGGCCAGGTCGTCAAAGTAGAACTTGGCCGTGGTCGAGGCGGAGGTCACCGTGATCCCGGCGGTGAAGCCGTCGTACCCGACCGGCACCGTGAAGTAGCCGTACAGTTTGTTCGTCCACAACCCGTTGTTGGCGGTGGTGCCAGCGGTGTAGGGGTTGGGGGTCGACACCGCCGACCACGTCCCGGCTGCGGTGAACGTCTTCGCGGTGAGGGCCGATCCGTAGGCCCTGGTCTTGAAGCTGTAGCCACGGGCGCGCAGGGCGACCGTCGCCGTCTGGGAGGTCGGGGTGAACGTGGTGCACTCGACGTAGAAGATTCGTCCGGCGTAGGCGGACACCGGGGCGACGGCGTGGTTGTTGTTGACCGTCCAGTCGAAGCTGATGCTGCTGCCGTTCGCGGTCAGCTCCAGGCTCCGCGCCGACGAGTTGTAGTAGGTGGTGCTGGTCGTCAGCCCGGTCGCCGACCCGACCCAGAACGCCGGGTAGTCGATCTTCGGGTCGGCCAGGAGGTTGGTGCCCGACTGGGTGTACCCCTGCGCCATGTTGTTGACACCGCCGAGCGCAGTCGTAACGTCGGCGGGGGTGTAGCCGGTCCCGGTGCCGCCGACGACGGCCTGGACAGTGGCATCAGTGACGTTCTGGACGGCGGTGGTCTCGCGGACCAGCATGTCATCGACGTAGAACTTGGCACCCGAGGTGGTGTAGTTGTTCCTCAACATGAAGCCGAACGAGACCCGGTCGTACCCGGCGGGGACCGTGAACCCGCCCGACACCTGGACCCAGGTGGTGTTGTTCTGGGTCACCGCCTTGTCGGCGTAGTAGGTCTGCAACGCCACGGCACCGGTGCTGCTGTAGAACTGGGCGAACACGGTGACGGTGCCCGACGCGCCGGGGTTGGCGACACCGGACACGGTGACCGGGTACAGGACCCAGCACGAGGCCGAGAACACCTCCCCCGGTTCGGTGGTGATGGGGGTGATCACACCGAGGTCGTTGACGTTCCAGAAGAACCACCGGGGGGACGCGCCGTCGGAGGTGATCGTCAGGCTGGTCGAGCCGGAACGCCGGTAGGCGGTGTTGGTGTTCTGCTCGACGTTGGGTTGTATCCGCACGTTGCTGGAATCGACTGCGGTCCAGAACGTGGCGATCTCGCCGCCGGGGTCGGAGATGAGGTTGGTCCCCGACCTGACCCCGAACCGGCTGAAATTGACGAAGTTGTTGAGCTGCGTTTGCAGGAAGTCGGCGATCCCGGTGCCGACGAACGGGATTCCCCGGATCGCGGTGATGACGGCCTGCGCGAGCTTGTAGACCAGGCTGGTGGCGGTCTCGATGATCCCCTGCAAGGTGCTGACTGCGGCGGTGGGGGCGTAGTACAGCACGTTGTTGATGAAACCCGTTGCGGCGGCGGCGAAGTCGAACGTGCCCGAGGTGAAGAAGTCCGCAAGACCGAATAAGTTTTTGAGTCGGGTGAAGAACCGCGTCAACTCGGTGACGGTCGTGCCGATCACGCCGCCCAACCCGGTCGTCAGGAACTTGTTGACGAAGGCGGTCAGGGCCGTGGCGGCGTTGAACTCGACCGGGTCGCCGTTCTCGTCTCTCGGGTCGAAGTCGATGCCGAACACCGAGAGCAGCTTGGTCAGCAGGTCGGTGAGGACATCGCCCGCGTTGCCGATGAAGCTGCTGACGAAGTTAAGTACCCCGCCGCCGATGTCCTCCGCGATTCCCAGCACGTCAACGAGGAAATACTTGATTGCTTCTGTTTGGTCGGTGAACAGAAGGGTGAAGAAATGAGACACTGTGTCGCCGAAGAAGACCAGAATGTTCTTGAAGAAGTTGGAGATATTGTCGGGGTCCAGGCCGAGGAAGGTCTCCAGTGCCTCAAAAATGACTTTCAGCAGCGGGCCGAGTCCGCCGAGGAAGTTCACACCGAAGTCGGGGAGAGCGGTCGCTCTAATGTTGACCCAGACGGCGGCGGGGATGAAGGGCAGCAACGTGTTCCACGCCGTATCGTCAAGCGGGATCAGAACATCGGTTATGATCTTCATCAGGAGGTTGAAGACCTGTTCGCTGCCGTCCACGATCTGGCCGAGCAGGTTGGTGCCGGTGAGGCCAGTTCCGAGATAGGTGAAGATTTCTTGCGCGATCTTGACGAGCGGGTTGTTGATGAGGCTGTTCAGGATGGTCTTTAGTACGTTCAGGATTTGTGCCGGAACCCCCGCCGCCGCGAGCGTGGAGGCGAACGCGGCCTCCACCTTGGCCACCGCCGCATTGAAGCCGTCGAGGCTTTCTGCATCAAAAGGATTAACGAAGATCAGGCTCTGGAGGATGCTGAACATCTCGGCGACGGCGTTGATCGCGTTCTTGAACAGGCCCCCGTCGGTGGCACCGGGAATGAGGCCGATGATCGCCTGCCAGAAGTCCCCTAGCGCGGTGAAGAAGATGCCCACCGGGTTGGGGATTCCCGTGTCGACCCCGTCGTTGATGAACGTCGGGGAGCCGAACAGGGTGAAGAAGTCGGTCACCGAGCGCACGATGTTGGCGGGGGAGAACGCGGAGGCACCCTCGGTGATCAGGGCGATGATGGCGGCGATGTCGGGCAGCCGGGTCAGGGGGCTGCCGCCCAGGATTTCAGTGACCGTGTCATAGATGAGCTGGACGAAATCCTGCACGCCCTGGACGACACCTTCCAGCAGCGAGTCGAACTGCTGCCCAGTGAGTGCCCCGGTGATCAGATCGGCGACCTGCTTGAGGCCGTTGAGGAAGGTGCCGATGATCGGGGTGAGGGTTCCCGTAGCCAGATTGCTGAATATCGGATCAAGGAAGATTGTCTTGAGGAAGTTGATGATCGCCGCCGGGCCGAAGTCGCCCGTGCCGTTGGTGAAGATGTCGATGATGGCCTGCAAACCGGTAAGGTCGAGCTGGTCCCACTGGCAGGTGACGATATTCCAGACCAGCTCGATCAGTCCGGTCAGTCCCGCCACTACGTCGTTGAGCAGGTTACCGACGTTGACACCGAGGGCGGTCGCGATCCCTTGTAGTCCGGTGATGAAAGGGTTAGAAATAATTGGGGACAGCAGGTCACGCAGCCGGGCCAGGACGGTCTGTGGTGTTAGGTTTCCGTCGAAGTCGCAGAAGACTACCCCGAAAAGGTAGTTCAAGAAGTTCTGCAGGCCATTGACGGTCTTCGACAGGTCGGTGTCACCGAAGCCCAAGTCTTTGAGTCCACCGATAAAGACGTTCTGGCACAACACATTCCAGAACTCGGAAAAGTTGTCGACGATGGTCTGTACCAGACCACTCCAGTCCTTGAGGGCCGATAATGCCCCGGTCTCATCGGTGCCCTGATATCCGGCCAGCGAGGCGGCGAGGTCCTGAGCCAGGGTGGTCGCGGTGGCCGCGCTGACCGCCCCCCAGGTGACCTGATCGGTAGACCGCTCCAGTGCCGTACCGGAGTCCCGGTAATAGACTCCGTTGAGCCGGAATACCTTACTGTTGAACCGCACCTCGGGGCCGTTCAGTTCCAGGGGACCGCGTGCCGACCCGACTGAGACCTGGCCCTCTTCAGGCTTGATGTTGAGGGTCTCATCGTTGAAGGGGATACGACCGTAGAGCCTCCACTCGCCATCAAATCTTTCGATGTACCACTGCTCGCCGGAGGCCGGGACGGTGATGGTGTCACCGGTCGCGTAGGCGGTGTTGATGGTGAGGTTGTGTCGGGTCCGGGTGACCGCTACGGCGGTCCGGCTGATGGGGTCCACCGAGATGATCGCGACCGGCTGGAGGTCACGCTCAGAGCTACTGCGTCGGGAGAATCCTGTGTCGTATGCCATTAGGTGGACTCCGAGGCATTACGGAAAAGGTCCTGGCGGTTCGACGTTTCCTGGGCCTTTGCGCTGAAAATCGACGTGGCCATCTTCAGGATGTTTGGATTGGACGGGGCCATAATGGTCATGGTCGTGGCGAATCCGTTCTCAAAATCTCCAGAATGTGTTACCTCAGAAACATACACCTGAAGGTTGTGTCCGACGAGGTGGACACGCATTCCAGGGAAGATTTCCGGCATGAATGTGGTGTCGATGACGGTCGAATACTGTTCGGCCCATTTCTTCATAAAGATTTGCACGGCCAGTAGGAATTCCATAGGACCGGCCATCACCGAGGACATGGTCTGACTCAGGGGCCGGACACCGAACTTTTCCATGATCTGCTTACCGGACTGGAATAGCTCACCGGGGACGTGTGGTGCGGCGGCGGTCATCCGCCGGAACAGCCACTCATTCTCCACGGTGGCGACACCCTTGGAGTTGAGCCAGCCCAGGATTCCGTTGTCGCTGGCGTTGATCGTCTGTGAACCGGCGATATAAACATGGGTGGCCATCGCGTCGTCGTTCAGGTCGATCTGGACGTTCTTCATCTCAATGTCTTCAAGGGCAAATACCGCGTCCTTGCCGTCGAGTCCGAAATAGTCCGGGTAATAGGCGATGAAATCCCCGTTGGGCGCGGACTGGAAATTGCGTAAACCGGCCTGGGCGAAACTCACCACCGTCTGAATCAACGGCTGGTCGTTGATGAAAGCCTTTTCTTCGCTTCCTTTCTGACCTCCGAATAGGATTGAGATATCACTGGTGAACTGTCCGGGCATGAATTGGTAGGTAAAGAGGTTGCGGGCAATCGGCTCGGTCTGGCCGGTGCCGGTGCTGCCGTTGAGTCCTCCGGTGACGGTGCCAACCTGAGCATTGGAAGCCGATAGTGCTCGGGCCAAGTCGTAGGGGGCAGGCAGGGTGCCGCCGTACTCGGCTCCTGGTACCCGGAAGCAGACAGCGGTCTGGAGCGGGAAATAGATGTCCTGTATCCGAACTACGTCACCGGTCTGCGGTGCCGCGACCCACTGACCCGGACCGACATACATTCCGGTGTGGCCGGGGTGGGGCTGGATGATGTCGCCGGGGACCAGGTTGGCGGGCGGGATACGTTGCAGGTTTCCGGCCTGGACGTAGGTGGTCCGACCGATCTCCAGGCCGATGGACCGGTAGGCGAACTGGGTCAGGCTCGAACAGTCAAAGGTATCCGGCCCGTTGGACCCGTAGACGTAGGGCTTACCGCACTGGGCTAGGGCACAGGTGAGGGCACCACCGGTGTCGTAGAGGGGTCCTCTGGTGGCCGTGGATGTCACCGCCGTCGCGGTGGGCATTCCGTTGGTGGTCGGGATTGAGGGGACCGGGGTGCCCACGGTGCCGGGCAGGGTAGGCGAAGGTGCCCCACCGATGACGGTCTCCCCGATTCCGGGGATGGGGTTGGTCGGGCTGGTGTTGTTCTGACCGGCAGCACCGAGGGCGGTCCCTGTCCCAGAACGGATAGAACGGACCGCCTCGATGGCGGCAGCCTCATGAATTTTGTAGTTCGACCCGTCGGCAAACTTGGACCGCTGTACCGCCTGACAAGCCGCAGCCCGGTCCATGTTGCGCCATTGCACCCGGTTGAGGGACTGGAGGAACATCTGAGTAGATGCCTTGACGTTCATCCGCTGGGCGAGGCTGCCCCACTCGCCATAGTTCTGCTGCTGGTACAGGCCCACCGAGGTACCGTCGGTGGACTCGCCCTCATGGGGGTAGCCCAACGATTCCGGGATCGCCCGGTTTGCGTACATGATCCAGTTCGATTCGGCGGCGATAGTCATGTAGCAGTGGATCGCGGCATCGTTTTTCAAGGCCGCTTCAGACCAGTTCTTACCGACCTCCTGCTGGGCCTGCCAGGCGGGCTTATCCTTGTTGTCGGAACCGCCCGTAGCGGCAGTCCCAATGCCTTGCGCTGCGGCCAGGCTGGTCGTGTCGACACCCATGCCCATCTCGTCCACGGCCCGGATCACTTCCAGCATTCGATCCTGCGGTCCGACGGCGTAACCGCCCATTGTCACGCCCTGCTGCATGCTGGCAGCCCGTCCCGGACCGAGGCTGGTGTCGCCCTCGCCCAGGAGTAAGCCTTTGAAGCTCTCGACGGCGGCTTCGTCTCCGGGGGTCATCTGCCTGATCTGCTGCTCCATGAACTGGAAGAAGCCGAGGGGGAACCTCTGGACGTGAATGTTCTTCGCGTCCCATCCGCCGACAAGGACCAGAAGTCGGCGCAGCAGCGAACCCAGACCCATGTCCAGGGCAGCCTCACCGTTGGCCAGCTCCTGCTGGGCCTGACCCGGCTGATCAAAGATGGTCTGGGACTCAGGAAGACCTGGGTCCCAGTAGGTGTGTAGCAGACGCTTCAGGGTGCAGCTGGCTCGGAAGTTCACCGTGCCCGGATAAAGCTGGACGTGCGGCACACTGTCGAGATAGCCAGAGAAGACCTGGACCCATTCGACACGCTTGAGCCAGATCACCACCCGGTCCATCCGCTCGAAGAGCTGGTTGTAGCGCATCTTCTTGCCACCGCTTTCGGTGGCCTTGTTGGACAACCGGAAGACTGCCGAAGAGACCGAGTTCTCCACCCGCCGAATCGACCAGGCGACGATGTCGTTAGACACATCGTACTGTTTGTTGCCGCGCGCGATATAGATACGGACATCCGGTGAATAGACCAGAGTCTTCATCGCCGGTGGTGAGGTGGGGTCGATGTTGGTCAAGACATTCTGCTCGGCCTGAGCCTTGCTAGGTGCGGGCAGACCGTTGATGGTGGCCTGAGCGTTGGTGTCTTGGATCGCCGAGGTGGCCGGGTCGGGTGCGGTCATTGCCTGCCCGGTCCTGTGTTGTAGTACAGGGTGTTGACCGTCGTCGTGTTGTTGTTGTTGTTGTTGTTGGCGTTGTTGTAATCGGTGACGACCGAGGACGGGATCGTCGGCGGCTGGATCAGTCCGTCGATATCACCGGGACGGGGAATGTAAGCACTGATCGCGTCCCCGAGGATTGTCCAGAAGTTATTACCCAGGCTCAGGTTGAAGGTGCGCTCGCTCATCAGCGAATCCACCAGGGCCACACCGAAAGTCACCTTAGGGGCGTAGTCGAATCGGGCCTCGCGGATCGGCATGTTGATGATGTATCCGGTCCAGCTGTCGATGTTGCGTTCCGGCCAGAGCAGGGTGATCGCCCCGGAGCTGGTTGACGAAGAACCGTACTTGTCGTTGAGAGCGTTGCGCTGGTGGTCTCGGACAAAGTCTTGAAACTCGTGCTTGTCGGGTATCGACGCGAACTGAGCAGTGAACTGGATGTCGGGCTGCCCGGCGCGAATCGGGAAGTGGTGCATCATGTTTCGGGTCTGCACCGAGTTGATCGCCGCCGACATCGGCGAACGGAACTGAACGATGTTCAGTTCGAACCTTTTGCCGCCGTGGCCCTTGATAACAAGTTTGGACATGATCAAACCCCCGATGGAAAATCGGGTTTACGCATCGGCACCATATCGTCTTGGCCGGAGACGGCGTAGAACATGCCCCACTCGTAGCTCCAGCCCATCCCACCGATGTCCCAGGCGAGTTTCCAGTTGACGTTGCGCGGACCGGAGATGGGGCAGTTGCTTACAAAATCAGCCACTCGTTGGCCCTCCATTCGGTGCGGTGAGCTTGCTCAGTAGATCGGCGGACTGGGCTAAAGCCTGACCAGCCTGACCGAGGAAGTTCTGCTCCTGGGTGGTGACGATGTTGATCATGTCGCCAATCGGTCCCATGTTGGGGGTGGTGATTCCATTCTGGTTCTCGGCGAAGATCGGGTCGTTGTACTTAGACCGTCGGAAACCGACCCCGTCCTGCAGTCGACGAAGCTCGGCACCGAGGGTGTTTTTGCTCATGACACCGGAGATGTCCTCCTGCACCTTCAGCCCTACCTCGAATTCGCGCAGGACCTCCTCGACCGCGTCGGCGAACGGGATCGAGGCGACAAAGGCGTTGAACTTCCATCCACGGGTGGTGTACTCGAAGGTGGCCGGGGTCCCGCCGCGCTGGCGGATCATCACATCCCGCATGAAGGTCGCGACCCGGTTCATGTAATCCCACCGACCGGCACCGCAGTCGGCCTTGAACGAGAAGTCTTCGATCCGGGTCCCCAGGAGCTGAATCACCCGGCCCCCGTAGGTCTGGTCGACCCTCTTGGTCAGTGTGTAGCTCCAGTTGAACTCTTTGGGGTTGGAACGAAAACGCAAAGTGCCGACCTCGGGGTGGGACAGGCTGGCGATGCCCTTCTCACCCGAACTGATCGGGGCGGACTTCTGGGGGAATTCGTAATCTCCGAAGGCCATTATCCGTCACTCCCTGCCGCCGCCGGGAAGGCATTGTAGGAATGGTTATAGGTCGGGTCACCTGGCGGTGCGTTGTTGAGCTGAGCCGAGCTGTATCCGGCTAGGGCAGCCTTCTGCTGGCCGGTGAGCTGGATGGTCGGCGGTGCCGTGACCCGGCCCGCCTGGTCGACGGTGATGGTGACCGTGCCGCTGACGGTCCCGTTACTGCTGAAGCTGGGGACCGGCTGTCCGGTCGTCGGCATGGCGGCAGGGGCATTACCGCTGGGCGAGAAGTTGCCGCCGCCGCGACCGGCTGCCTCGAAGTTTTGCGATTCCCCGGCGGCGTTCTCCGATGGGGTGTAGTTGGGGTGGTTCTTTGTCCAGTCGGAGTCCGCCGGGCTGTTCGAGGTCCGGCCCGCCGAACCGGCGGCGGTCTGGGTCTGGCCCTGGCGGGCGACCTTGCTATTGGCCTGCTTGGAGGGCAGGCTGCCCTGCCCCTTACTGACCTTGCCGTAGAGGGCCTCGGCCTCAGGCCAGGTGAGTTCTACCCCGTACTGGCCCATCAGCATCTGGAATGCCGCGATCCGGTTACCCATCTCGGCGTAGCCGGACACATACCCGGCCACCTGAGATGCCGCCGAGTCGCGGATTTCGTCGGGGTCCATCCCCGCAGCTTCCAGGGCGGCGGGCAGGGCGTTGGGAAGCATCCCGGTGATCCCCGCCTTCTGCGCGGCCAGGGTCATCAGCATGTTGGAGCCGGTGGTCTGGGACGTGATCCGGCCACCACTCTCCCGGAGTGCCAGTGAGTCGCCCAGGCCCTCCTGGGTGCCGAGCGCGGCCCGGTTGATCGCCTCCGAGGAAAACCCCTGAGCCGACATCTCTTCTTTCATGTCCTGCAGCTGGTTGACCCGCTCCGGGAAGGACAGACCGCCCTCGGCGGACATCTCCTTCATGGTGTTGAGGGTCTTATCGAGGTCGCTCTTGGTCCCGGCCTGACTGTCGCCCTCATTGAGTCCCTTGACGCTGGCCTTCATCAAATCCATCGACTGGCCCATCGAGATGCCCAGCTCCTTGAAGTTACCGGTCATGAAGTCGAGGACGGTGTCATAATTTTCGCCCCGGAAGCCCTCCTTGAGGGCCTTCTGCATCGCCTCACGAGCCTGCTGGGTGGTGATGAACGGGTTGAGGCCCATGATCCGGGCCTGGGCCTCGTACTTCATGCCGGTCATTGCGTCGCCGCCCTGGACCGAACCAAGACCCTGGTACTCGGTGTATTTCTCGCCGAGGTCCTGAATCTTGTTGTAGGCCAAGGCCCCCAGGCCGACCGCACCGGCAGCCTTGCCTGCCGTGCTGCCCATGATCTGTCCGATGATCCCGCCACCGCTGGAGGGATTGCTGAGACTGTTGCTGGCCGAACCGAGCAGGGTACTGGCCATCCTCCTGGCGCGGCCACCCTTACCGCCCTTAAAGTCGTTGACCAACTGGGTCAGGAGGGTGTCCTTCTTGGCCGCGTCGGTGTCGTCGGGGCTGGGATCGCCGGGGGTATTCGGGTCCCCGGCAGTGCTCGGAGCACCGCCCTGGCCTTGGTCCGGGGCAGCGGAACTATCACGTTCCGCGCCGGTCGGCTGCGGGGACGAATTCCCGGCCCGGCCCTCACCTCTACCCATCTTGCGGTCGACTGCCGCTGCTGCCGCGCCGACCACCGAGAGAAGTGCCGGGTTGACAGCACCGTGCGCCGACTGGACGTTTGCATCCAGTCCGGGATTCTCGGCCTGAATCCGCTGATATTTCTCGGCAATCTGCTCAGGGGCCGGAGGGGTGGCCCCAGTGCCGGGGGTACCCGGTGCCCACGGTGGCGCGTATCCCGCCGGGGCGGCAGTTGAATAACTGCCCCCGCCACCAGCGGACGCACCCTGGCCCCCGCCGCGACCGCCGCCTAGCTCGCCCTGGAGGTAGGTCTGCCGTTCCAGCAGGGTGATCTGGTCCTTGATGGCATCATTGGTGTCCTGAGTGACCTTGGGCATCTGGTTGAGGAATTCCAACCACTTTTCCTGGGCATCCGCCACAGCAGACAACTGGGTCCGCATGGCAGCCATCGCCTCGGCCAGCTGATTGAGGTCAGTGAGGGCCTGTGAGGGGACATCGACCGAGACCCGAGCGATTACCGAGTCATCGGTGTATTCGAAATTGCCGTCACCGCCTGGGGTCGTCATGTCACACCCATCCTTGGTTCTCGGCCCCTGTGTCGAACACCTGTGCCCCGGTCATAGTCCGCCGGTTCTCCAGCTGTTCAAAGTAAGCGTCCAGCTCATCGACATCGTCTACTACTTCTTCTACATCCCTCCCGGCAATGGTGAGAGGTTCTGGACTGAAGGCACCGGCCAGGAACAGCTCCTGGTAGCGTCCCGGCTCCAGGTACCAGGTCTGCCTCTGCAACGTGTCCTCGGTGTCCTGCAGCTGGATACGTCGGTTCATGTCGATGGCGTAGCGCAAGGCCCACTTCTGGAAGGCATTGAGGTCGCGCTGGCTGAGCAGCCCCTGGTGGAAGGCTAGACGTATCTCGGACTCCGAGTAATCGTCTAGCCGGACAGTTTTCCCAGTTTGATCGCCAGCTCCGCAAATTCACGCTCCAGGTCCATGATCCCCTGGTAAATCTGAGAGATCACGATGGGATAGAACTTCCGTATCTCCTCGGCACTCTTGTCGAAAATCTCGTCTTCACTGGTGACCTCGCGTAGTGAGGTGAACAAAGGCTGGCCCTGGACCTCGCGGACCCCGGCGGCGCAGACGGCTACCTGGTAGGCGCGCTGGAAGCCCATCTGGGATTCCAGGTAGGTCTTGGTGAATAGCCCGATCCGCATCTCATCGGCGGCGGTGAGGGTCTGAATGACTACCGGGTGGCCCATGACCGTGATGGTCTTGGAACGTCGGCCACAGGTCATCAGAGAGGCGAAATCGAGCCTCTCCTGAGGGGACAGTTCAGTAACCTCCACCGGCTCGGGTCGAGGTGTCTCTTCCTCATCAAGGACAGAATCGTCGGCGACGACGCGGCGGGCCGGAGCGGGTGCTGTGGGTGGCACGATTTCAGGATCGACCGAGGGGTCGATGGGGGCATCTTCTTCTACTCGGGGGTCTGCACTAGGGGTCATGAACTGTTCTTTCTGTGACTAGAGGAGTCGGATATTACGAGGCTCCTCGGTGGAATACTGTTTGTCGTCCCAACGGATTTTGACACTCGGGCCGTCAAGGCCGATGACGGTGCCGGGGATTACTTTGTCCCGCCAGTCCAGACCGATCCGGTGACCGATCTGGTAGCCGCCACCCTGAGGTGCCTGTACAGGGGCGGGAGCCTCACCGGCAGCGGTACGGCGACCCTCGCGCTCCATGTCGGGTTCGTACCGGTGATACCGGGGGTCGTTGTGCTCGACCTTGTAGCCGTTCTCCCAGTCTTCGGTATCCGGCTCATTACGATGGACATGCACGTCCGGCTCGCTGATCCGCCCCTGCAGCTCACGCCGTTCGTGTTCGGCGTTCATCGACGACAAACCCAGACCGAGGTCATCGTCGTGGTCCGGCTCGGCCTGGTGGTCCTCGTCGTGTTCTTCGCCGTCTTTGTCGTCGTCGTCGGCATGGACCCAGCCGGTGCCAGAAATGTGGTAGACGGGAACGCCACAGGTTTCGCATCCGGCGTTGCGAAACAGACCTGACTGACGTGATGGGATCGGGTTCGGCGGGAAAATGTGGTCGCGGAATTGCGGCTTGTGGCCCTCGGGTGCCGGACCGCCCATCTGATATTTCTGCCAGTCCATGATCGCCTGCGGGTCGGCGTGCGGTGCCCGAATCTTGGCCATACCACGGTCACCGACAGTCGGAGAGGTCAGCTGCCAGTGACCGGGAGTGTCGTCGGAGGGGACGATTTTCTGTCCGGTCGCGGGATGATGCCAGCCCTCGTCGGTCTCTTCCCACGGCACCTCGTGGTCGGGGGTGTGACTGCCCCGCATAAAGTCATTAATTCGACCGGACTCTTTTTGGTGGCGGTGCTCTTCTTCGCCGCCACGCTCCAACCAGTTGGTGAAGAAATCTTCGGGGTTTTCGCCGTCAAAGGGGCCGGGGCTGTCTTTGTCAATCAGGTCCTGCCACGCCCCGGCGGTACGGTCAAAAGGGTGGCGGCTCGCACGGCGGGGATCGGGTCCCCAGTTGTAGCCCGACTCGTCGTCCTCGGCCACGCCCTCCTGGTCGCGCTCGTCCTGTTCGGACGGCTCGTACTCGCGGAAGTCGGGGTTGTATATCCGGCCAGGCGCGGGGCCGTTGACCGGAAGCTCGGTGTGGTAGGCGTGGCTGTCAGGGTCCATGCCTTCGGTGTTGACCGCCAGTCGGGTGTTCAGCAAACCGGCCTGGATGCTCGGCCCCATGCTGTTCATCAAACCAGCTAAACCCTTGGGGAGGTCATGACTGCCCCGGTCCCGCTCCCAGCGCGGGCCGCTGTCGAACGCGCCATACTGTTCGCTCTGGCGTTGGATGGGCATAGACACAGCAGACTCCTAGACGATAGTGGTCTTGATATATTGCATTGTTATCGTTTTGGGCAATGTCATCGTCCCGATGTTGAGCTGCTCGCCTTCGTCGATGTCGGTCAGGACACACCCGTGGTAGACGCGGGCGCGGATGATCCCGGACGGGGACTTGATCAGCTTCCGGCAGGAGACCTCACCCATCTGGATTTGCCGCTTCAGAACTTCGAGAAGGTTGTTCGTTCCTTCCAGCCCTGGTAAACGTGACCAGACCGGCTCATTCCACAATTCGTAGAAGGTCATGCGGAGTGTGCCAGCACCGACAGCCAGCGAGGTGACGATCTCCTGCGGTTGCTCGTCGTCGATGGCCTGCACGACTTGAGCACCGGCCACCGGCTGGGGCGGGGTGTCCTGCAGTGTCTGCATGTAGGCCAACCTGGTGCCCCGGAAGGTCATGGTGGTAAATCCGGCTCCACCAATTCTGGTTTTTGACTCCACCGGTGGTCACCTCCCTCGAATTAGATGTGTAATTTCTGGTTTGCTGATTAGACGTTGGTGATGGTCACGTCGCCGGTCATGACGGCGACGCTGTACCGGACAACGATGTAGTTGAGCGGGTAGGCGGGCTTCCACTCGTACCGGACCTCGATCACGTCTGGCAAAGTCGCGATCTGGCGGACCTTGAGGTTCTGGTAGCCGACGATGATCCCGTCCCGGATCAGGGTCTGCAGGGCGGCTTCCGCGCTGGCCTTGACCTGAATCAGGGTCGTGTCGTAGATCGGCATGCCGATCAGGCCGTCTGCGTCGAGGAAGTCCCGGACTCGGTAGACCATCACGTCCTGCTGGCCGATGATTGACCACTCGCGGGTCAGCAGCTCCGAGAAGTCGGTGGTGACCCCGTGTCGGACCTGGACCTGGTTGCGGCGGGTCTTCTCGATGACCATCAGACCGGCCTGGGTCTCCAGGTCCTTCTCGCCCTCACGCTGCATCGGCGACTCGGCGGGACCGACGAAACCGTCGATGACCTTACGGGTCAGCGGCATCGAGGCGATCTGGGAGACGCTCTTCCCGGCCACCGCCGCAGCCATGTACTGACCGCCCAGAATGACCTTGTCGCTCAGCTCCGGTGCGTAGTATTCGAACCGGCTCGGAGTGATCAGACCGATACGCGAGCTGGATAGGGTTTCGGCGTAGCCCTGACGGATGCTGGTCTCGACCGAGTTAACCGAGCCGTCGATTCCCAGGAGGGCACGACGCTCGTACTTGTTCTCGGATTGCTTATTGACGTGCTCCTTGACCAGCTCATAGATGTAGCTGTCACCGGTGCCGGGCACGATGATGGCGATCTGGTCCTCGTCCCGGAAGAGCTTGAGGGCCTCTTCGTAGGCTCGGGCCTCTGAAGGATAGGTCTCGCGGTCTATCGCACAGGTCAGGACCGTAGACGCGCCGTTGATGAAGGCGAACTTCGCGGCGAGAGTGATCTCGGACAGGATATTGCCGTTGGAATCAAACGGCTCACCGTAGAGTTCGCGGACATCGTCGTAGTCGTAAAGAGCATGGACGGCGTGGTAGTCCTTGCTGGTGTAGCGATAAAAAGCCTGGACGTACTTGCCTTCTTGGATTCCTGCGGTGGCACCACGGTCGATTCGCCTGATGGCGTACTTGTCGTCGCGGGTGGTATTCAGGTTGCCTGCACCGGAGTCGGTCTTGACAATCAGGTAGTCCAGGCCACGAATGTAAGCCTTGCCGGTGTCAGGGTTGAGCAGCTTGAAGGTGTCCACCACGACGGTCAGGGCCGCGCCGTCTTCTTCATCGTCGGCTGCCCGGTTCCAGGTGTAGAGACCGTTCTGCGTGGAAGGGGTCTGGTTGTTCAGGTAGATCAAGTCACCGGCGGTGAGGGTGACCGCACCGGAAGTCCCGTCGGGCTTGACCCCGGTCAATGACGATCCGGGGGCCGTGAGGTCGACCGTGGTGCCCGCGACCACAATGACCACAGGACTGGGGATCAACCCGTCTTCGTCGGTGAGGACCTTGATGCCCGCCTTGGTCAGTTCTTTGCTGTTCTGCGGCACCACGTCGCCGCCGGGGGTGTTCGCCGCGTCGGAGTTGATCTTGACCGCTTCGCGGTAGGTCTTGTAACCCACGCTGGTGCCGAAGATGGCCACAGCGGTGGGCACCGTCGAACGGACGGCGAGCTGTGGCCCGCCTACCGACTCGGTGTAAATTCCCGGCGGGTTGTACGTGGTGAAGTCGATGGCCATCTGGTAAGTCCCTTTCCATGCCCTCTACGTCTTATTGGTGGGGGTGGCAGCCTTCACAGGGTCACTGCCAGTCGTAGCGGCTTACCACGACCGGGGTCTGTGCCACGTTTCTCAGGGTGTAGGTGCCATCGTTGTGGAAGACGATGTTGGTCTGGCCCAGGATGTCAAAGCTGTAGGAGTCCTCGTAGCCGGGAATCTCCTCGTCCCACGGGACCCCGGTGGTCATCGCCTGCCCTCCGGGGATGACCTGATCGTGGTTGATGGTCATCGACACATACGGGTTCTCGGCCAGGCTGCTGATCAACTGCCGGAGCTGCTTGGTGTCCTTGGTGGGTTCGGTGAGGACCGTATTGGGGGTCCGAGAAAAGGCCAACATGGTGATCACCACATCGGCCAGGCGGTCGCGTTCCAGCGAGGTCAGGGCAACGATGGTGAGGGTGACCCGGCCCTTGAACTGGAATTCCCGGATGGTCTCCCAGTTGACTACCTCGGGGCTGGTCGGGGTGGCTTCGGCCAGGACGTTGCGGATCAGCGGCTCGTGGCCGATTCCGGCCTGGACGATCTCGTTGAAGGAGAACTGGACCCAGATGCCGGGGTAGCTCTCCTTCTCGATGGGGTACTCCATGTCGATGGTCACATCGGTCCCGTTGACCATCTGATTCAGGGTGGTCCCGGTGAGAGCCTCGCGCAGGGCATTCATCACCGCCCGCTTGACGGTCTCAATCATGCCGGAGCCGCCCGCGCCAGGGAACGGGGTGTTTTCCCTCTGGGCCGGGTCGGGCCGGGTCTCGTTGTCAAGCCAGCCGGTCATGCGCCACCCCGCAGGTTGTCCATCACCGATTTCTGGATTTCTTTACGGGAGTCTTTGATCGCTCGGCTGATCGCGGTCTCCATGAATTTCTTTGGCGTGAGGCCAGGATGCTGCCATCTCTTAGCGCGCCACACTTTGCCCTTGTGCGGGATGTCGACCTCGCCAGGTTCGCCGACCGAGGCGGGGTTGCCGAAACGGAAGTGCGGTCCATCACCTTGAGGGCATCCCAACGGGACCGTCCGGTTCTTGACCCACCACATGACGAAAGGCTTGAATCCCCGGTTCTGAATAAGCAGATAGTTGACGGTGGAAGTGATGCCGACTTTTCCTGCTTGCGAATACGGATGAATCGCGCTGGCAGATTTCCAGTTACGTTTGACCAAATCCTGGCGGGCATTCTGTACAGCCTTGCGGGCGATCAGCTCCGAAAGGGCAATAGGGACAGCGACTCTCGTCATGAACCCTCCATGAACTTGTTCAGGTCCGAGTAGTCCACACCGGAGTCGTGGGGTCCGGTGTTGGCCTTACCTGCCGGGAAAATCTTCTCGTAAGCCTGTTCGGCTGTCTGCCGTGCCTCTTCCGGGCTGTGAGCGGGAGGATTATCTTCGCCGCTGCCGGTCACATACTCGTCGTTGGCATCGCTGATGTGCCAATGCCACCGCCAGGGTGGTCCGTTGGAGTTCCAGTTTCCGCTGCCAATTCCGAGGGTGTGTCCGTTTTCTAACCTGGCTTCCTCATCCCGCGCGCCACCACCGTGTTCGGGGTATTCATTGGTGACTTTCCAGTCAGCCCAACCGGCGGTACGCCGCCAGGCAGCCAGGAGCTGCACCTGCTCGCGTGCGCTAACGATCCTCATGAAGCCATCTCCTCGACCGGGGCCGCGTCGCGCAGCATCCCCTCCAGCAGCCGGTTCAGCCGCTCCTCGTGCGCCTCGGCCTCTTTGCGGTCACGCTCGGCGCGTGCCAGCCTAAGACGAAGGAAAGATTCGGTGATGTCCCGCTCCAGGGTGATCCGGGCGATAGTGGGTCTTGCCATCAGCGCGGCCTCCCGTCGAAGCGGTCGAACCGGACACCCTTGACCGGAAACAGGTTGATCGGCATGTTGTCGGCGATCAACGACACATCGGTCCGCTGGCCGATGGTGTCGTAGACCGTCTGGGCGTGCATCGCCCCGGTCCGCAGGCTCTCGTTAACGACCTGCTTCAGGACGTAGATACCGTCGACCTCGGCGACCCGGTGGTCGGAGGTCCAGCGGGCGACCCGGATGATGTAGTCGCGCTGCCAGAGGTCGGGGAGGTGCTCAGTCTGGACCGAGCTGGCGATGGGATGCCAGAGACCACGCTTACCGAAGGTCTCGGCATCGGTCGCGTCAGTGAAGATCGCCCACGCCCGGTAAGAGTGCATGACCCCGCCGTCGAAAGTCGTTCCGTAGCAACGGGAACAGTCGTACTTACTGCCCTGCTTGTAGATGTCGTCAAAGCAGATCGGACACCGGGGGTGGGTGTCTTGTACCTCGTTGGCGTGATACATGTGCAGGAGGACGCACTCTTCGCCGTGCGACATGAGGGAGTCGCGCACCGACTGGCGGGCCAGCCGGATCGAATACGGCTCGGGGAGATCAACGCGGGGCATCAGAAACCTTCACCGCGCATGATGTCGTTGATGTCGTACTCGCCGATATTTGGACGCTGGCCGTTTAGGTGATTGAGATGCTTCTGCAAGTTATGTTCCGCGTCGGCCATCGCCTCTTCTCGGGTGCTGTTGTTTGCACCGCCAGAGTAGTTAGCCCCTGAAGGGTTGGCGGAACTCGGGCCATGCTCCCGCTGCAAGTGAAAGTAGTATCCCCAGTGGTCCGGGTTGCTGGCATCCGGTCCGTTTTGTTTCTGGATTGTCCACGACCATCCCGGCGGCGAATCCTTCCAAGGCTGATGAGGCATGACTTCCAGGCCGTAGCGTTGTTCGCCATGATCTGCAAAAGCGACTGAATTATTCGCAGGATTATAGTGGTCGGGATTTCGAGCCGGGTCGGTCAAAGCGTCTTTTGCGGCATCACCAAACCATTCTGTGGTGTGGGGAAAAGCCACGCCATGCTGCCAGTTCAGGCCGGGCGTGGACGCAAGATGCCGGAACCGTGCCATCAGGTGGCGGCTCACCAGGGTTGTCCAAACGCCTGTGCACCCCAACTCACGCTGGGGGCAGCCGGGTAGAACCGCATGGAGCGGGTCATTGCCGTGAAGAGGCCGGGGATGTACATGCTGCGGGCACTGCCGCCGTAGATACCACCAGCGACCAACAGCGAACCACGGCCCAGCTTGAGCAAAGACCGTTTACTCATCTTGACGGCCTTCTCGTAGTCCGGCTTCTCGTCGGCTAGTACCGCCTGCCACCGCTGCATGTAGTCACGTCGGTCGGTGTAGGTCGTCGCGATGTTACGGAAGTCCGGTATCTCGGTGTAGCTGGTGATGAGGTGCCGCATCGCTTCGAGCTTGGTCCCCCACAGCAGGAGATCGGTGTAGTTGTCCGGGATCGCCTTATCGCCGGTCAGGACCCCGAACTGTGTGACCGGGTAGCCCAAGACGTTGAACTTCATCGTCGCCATCCGCAGCAGGAACGCCATGCGGTCATAGGTGAAGTGAGTCTGGAAGTTCTCGTTGAGCCACGGCCCGCCGGTCGTCGAATCAAAGAGGTCGGCGAAGAACCAGCTGGCCTGCTCGACCATCAGCTTGGTCTTGTCGTTGAGTGCCTCGTAGTTGGGCATCTGCTCCAGAATTTGCATATCGTCCTGAAACGTAAAGTTTGTTTCCCCAACGGAATACGACCACTCCACCGTCAGAAGACCCCGCTGGCCGGTGTGTTCCGGTCCGATGTCGTACCGGAACATGCCCTTGTCGTCGCGGATAATGTCGGTGTGATCTACGTCGATGATCTTGGTCCCGCGCGGATCGGCGGTCGAGTTGTCCAGGGCATCGAGCCAGACCTTCAGGGCAATGGTATCGGTGTCGGGGTCGACCGCCTTGTTGTCGCGGTCGACGATGCCAATAGAAAGGTACCCGCGTCCGTTCTGGGAAACGAACTTGCGGGCCTTGGCGTGGCTGACGAGTTTCTGACTGTAGACCTCGGGGCCATAGATCGGTTCGGTCATGGCTCTCCTTGGGTCATGGTCCCACGTAGTGCATCTCGATACGCGACTTCACATTCGAAGGCGCATCGAGATAGGTGTTGATAAAGGTCCCGATTACCGGGATGATGCCGGAGTAGCGGGCCTTGACCGACACCTCTTGATTCACGGCCAGGCGCAATTTTCCCGAGACCGGGACGGTGACGGAATAGTCGGAGTCAATCACCGCGCCCAGTGCCGACAAGATGCTGGGCGGCTGGAAGATCGAATGACGCAACACGGTCTCCTGGTTGCCGACGCAGACCACTACAGTGCACACCTCGGGGAGGAATTGTGTACCCCACTGCACGGCCAGGTCGATCTGGTAGACCCCCGGCTCGGTCACCTTGATCTTGGTGTTGGCCGAGGAGCTGAAGAATCCAAAACCATCCTCGTCACCGACATTCTTGGCCCACTGGATAGCGGTGCCATCGGTGGTGATCCGCTGGGTGGTGGCCTGAGACAGTCGAACTATCGGGATATTCGCGGCGGGCTGGATGTTCCACCGCAGGCCGTTTCCGTTGCCGAAATCGTTCCAGACCCGCATCCGGTTGGTATCGGTTTCGTAGATCGCCAGACCGGGTGTGGGGTCTTCCGGTCGGGTGGTGGAAGTGCACCGGATGTAGGGGGCGTTGGTGATCGACCCATCGTCGTAGTCGTGGGTATGGTCGCCCGGTGCGGCCTGAAACGGGAGCCTGCCCAGAGTGTGATGGATCGCGGTCAGCGAACCGTCGGTGTCGGCATTCTGGTGTGTGTTGGCCTGGGCCAGCTTGATGCCCCGGACCGTGTCGTTGCCGTCGCCAGAATGGTCGTGGCCGCGCTGGGCCGCGTGGGTCTGGAGGGCCTGGACCGCGTCGCCGAGGTCCCGGTGGTGCTCGACGTGGTTGCGGCCCGGCGTGGGCTGACCGCCGACCTGAGACAGCGAGGTGACCTCCGGCTGGCTGGGTTCGTTGAACTGATCCACCCCGGCTGGATAATTGGTGCTCACCTGTCTCCTCCTTTGGTCAGCAGCCACTCCCCGGTGCGGTCTGGCACCGGGGAGTGATCACAGCGTTGCTGCCTAGCCTGTGTAGTTGCGCTGAATCGACGTGGAGTCGAAGAAGTTCACGTAAGCGTCAGCGTGTGAGGTCATCTCCGCGCGCGTGGTGCTGGGGTTCTGGACACCCACCGCGTGCGATGCCTGGTCCGAGACGTACTCGGCGTAGTACGCCGCACAGGACGGGGTCGCGATTGCCGACAGGTAGGACTCACCGCGTCCGGGGTTGCTGTCGTACTGGCGAACCAGATGCGTCAGTCCCGGCTGGGCGTAGATCGAGTCCGCGAACGGGCTGGGGTTGGTCATATCTTCCTTCTCTCCTAGCTGCCGGTGCTCTTACGGGGAGCGACTTTCTTGGCAGGGGTCTTTTTGGCCGCAGGCGCGGGCTTGGCGACCGTTTCGATCTGGACCAGCTGATGGCTCCAGGTGCCGTCGGGCGACGGGGTGGACACGATCCGAGAACGCTCGAAGGCGTAGTCCGGGTGCAGGGGCGGCTCGCCCTCGTCGATCTGCTTCTGGGTCATGTAGACCGGCTGACCGGAGACGATGCACCGCTGCTCGGTCTGGATCGTGTAGTCGCGCCCGGTCGGATCGCCGGACTCCTTCATGACGATGTCCCGGCTGGCCGGGTTCTCGGTCATCTCAGCCTCGACCTCGATGGCGGCACCGTCCTTGTCGACGGTATACACCTTGGGGGTGTAGGCAACCTGGCCACCCATGAGGAGGGTGATCTCGTTCTCCATCTTGTCGTCATCGGAGATCGAGACGGCGTTCCGCATCCAGAGACGCTGGAAGCCGGGGACGTTCAGGCACTCCTTGGGCACGATGCGGATCGAGTCGTCGTATCCGGCAGGCTCCAGCTCAAAGCTGACGCTGTCGGTGTTGCAGGTGATCTTGGTGGAAGTGTTGTTCTTAGCGAACAGCGTTCCGGTCGATTCCCGCAGCTCGCGCAGCGACTTGCGCGCTTCTTGGGTGGAAGTGGTCATACTAGGCTCCTTCACTAGGGAGGGGACAACCCCCTCACCTGTTCAGGAGCCTAGCGACCCCGACCACAGGGTCCGGGAATTATCCCCGAATCAGAGTCGGCATCACGGTATGCAGCGGGGGCCGCTTGACGCGAAGCTGATGGATGGCGACCACCACTGGGTTCTTCAGCAGCAGGGTCGGGAGGACTTCGTCGGAATCGACGAACTCCTGCATGTTGTCGTCGTTCCGAGACTGAACTAAAATTCGCTGATCTTTGCCGGTCTCGCGGTCGGCCAGCGTCACCAGGTAGGTGTTCATGCCGGACTCTCCACTTCTGTCAGGGGGGTTTCTGCAACCCCTCTATAACTTTATTGTCGTTGAAAGACGATATACATGCAACAACCCCGCACTTGCGGAGTGTTCATCGTCCATTCGCACTGTTGACAAGACCACCGAGGACCGGGGTATTGGTGTAACACTTTCCGACAGTAATCGCTTTTCCCCAGGCCACAAAGGACAATAGTCCCTGAAATAGCGGAAGCGGGCCTGCTCAGTGGAAAAACAGGCCCGCTTCCAGGGGAGGAGAGGACGGTCCGCCAAAGCATTCCGCTGCTCAATCCTCCCCACCTCCACCCACTGGAGGAAAATCACCCACCCAGGTGATCCCGAGGACTACTCTACGGGAGTGTCACCGGTCTGGTCGACTGGTGTGGTGGTGTCTTCGGCCACAGGAACGTCCACGACCGGAGCGTTAACAGCGACGGGGTCGGGGGCGACCACATCAGCCGGGGGGTTTTGGAGGCTGTCGATAGCGGCGTTGATCTGTGCGGCCACCGAATCCTGCAAGGTGTTGACCTCGTCCTGCAGGGCGGCGATAGCGGCCTTGTCGGCATTGTCATCAGCCAGGGCGGTATCCAGGGCTGACTGCAGCTCGGCGAGCTTGCCGGTCTGCGTCCCGTTGGTCTCACCGGCTGCCTTGAGTTGGGCCACCACGCTCGTAACGAACGAGGTGAAGCGGGCCAGTGCGTCATCGAGAACTGACATAAATTGTGCTCCTAGATTTCTAGCGGTGGTGAGGAGCCGACGGCACCGGCCCTCACCTCTTGGTGAGGGAACCGGGGGGTTTGACATCTCTTCCTCTTCACGTAATCCGGTCAGGACGTAACCGAACAAACAGGCCCATCCTGTGATGATGACCACGCTGGCAATAGCTTCGAAATTCAATACGATTCCCCTTATCAAAACAGTGCGGAAGTGTGGTAAGACGGTTCGTGCTGCCGGTCCTCCTCGGCAGCGGCCCACGCCTCGCCGTCGTAACTCTGGAACGGTGAGTGGTGCAGGTTCGGCTCCACGTTGGTGCGCGCCCAGTCGTACAGGGCGGTCCCGATCCCCTTTCGTTGGTGCTTATCTGGGACGTTGATCATCGAGACCTCGCCCCGCCGGTCGGGGGCATTGTCGTAATGTGGGTGCCATTCCACCGACCCGACCATCTCGCCGTTGAGATGAGCGGTGACCGCCGGGGCGATGATCGGCATATTGAACCGACCGAAGTGATCGGCGATCTGCTTGTTGGTCGCCCAGTGCTGGAAGTTCAGGCCCTCAGGGGGCTGCTGGATGGCGGTGATCGACCGCCACTTCTGATTGCCCGGTCCTGGCGGGAACGGTTCTGGCTCCTGCTCTACGTCGTGCAGCGGGTAGCCGAACTTAACCCCGGTGTGGCTCTTATTGAAGTGGTGCGGGGAATCTGTGCCGACCTGGTGAAGGTCGTAGTCGGCATCAAAGTCTTCGGCGTTCTCGTACAGCTTCGGCTCGCCGAGGGTGGCGTAGCCGACCACCATTGCCGGAACCTTGCGGCTGTCGTGGGTGCGAGAGATTCCGTACCTGCCGCCTATCAACGGCCTTAGCGAGTTGGTGTTGCGGGTCTCAACGGTCTTCTCGCCGCGCAGAATCTGTCCGGTGTAGTCCTGGTGGGTGTCGTTAATGTTGATTGCGGTAGTGGGCCTGTCAGACCCTAATGCGGCACTACGCTGTCCCCTGGTCGGCTCGGTCCTGATCGTGACAGGGTTGCCGTCCGGGGTCCGGGTGACGAGAATCCAGCCGCCGGGGCCGTCGAAGCTGCGTTCCCACTCAAACCTGTCGGCCCGCTCGGCGGTACGCCACGGCGACAGCATCTCGACCCGCTCGCGAGCAGTGACGATACGGCGGGACATGACGAAAGAAGACCTCCTCTAAGTATTAGAGGCGGTCAGGGAGTGGGTGGCAGGTTACCGTTGCTCTTGGTCGTGTTGGAGATGATCGGGGATGTCTTTGCCGTGCAGCAGCCCGCGACCCTTGGCTTCCTGAACGAGCCGGTCGTGGACCGGCCCCTTGCCGGGTCTTACATGCACAACGGTGCCGGTGGATTGGTAGTAGAAGAGTTCCCCGAGAACTTGGTCGCCCTGGACCATCTTGAGGATACGAGTATTGGAACCTTCTGTGGGGGAGAAGGGGCCGACAATCTTGGGTTCCACGGGAAACCTTTCTGTGTGTGGGTTATCTTCAATGTCCACTATAGCACACTATAACTAAGCTACAGGTTATTTGTTACCGAGGTCATCCATGAGGTTGTTGGCCCAATTGGCAGCTTCATGGGGAGTCTTGTGTAAAGGAGAGTTATACGATTTTCCCTGGTGATACACGCCAGGTCTCCAGCCACCCTGATTGCTCCAGGCGACAATGGCATTGGCCCCAGAGGGATGATAACCTTGTTGGGTGTAGACAGGGAATGACCGAGGCCCCCCGTCTTCATCTTCCCACCCCTTTCCTAGTTCACTGGCCGGAACAGGATTTTCGCGGTGATGGATGAATTCCTTCGCTTGGGCAAGGTCTGGGCTGTCCCGATTAACTGTTGGCCGTCCGTATGGCTGGCCCCAGCCGTTGTCTCGTTGAATACCCGAATTGTAGGTCCCGTCGTCGTTTTTCCTCACAAACGCATGATTGCCCGACGGCAGCCGCCGCGCATAGCCCCCTACTGACGATGGGTGCGGCCCCCACCCGTCGCCAAGTTCGTCGGCCAGACCGCCGTGAAATGGGCGACGGGTGATGGACTGAATGCCGTATGCGGCGGCGCGGGTTGGGCTGTTTTCAGGAATCGGGCTTCTTATGCCGCCCTCGTCGCCGGGCTGGGAACCGTGCGGCCCGGCGTGGTAGTTCCAGTATCCCGTATTGGGGTCTTGGGTCAGATGCAGGTCGCCGTGAGGTGTTCTCGCCATGAGTCCCCCACCATTGGGATGCGGGTCCCAGTCCACATTGCCTCCCCCTGTGGCCTCGTAGTTATTGTTGACCTCCAGGGCGTGCTGGTCCATTGTGGGGCCGGGCTGGGTTCCTTCGCGGATGGCGTTAGCGGCATCGCGGTGGTTGTCGTATCGGTTTTGCCTGCGGGCACCAAACAGTGGCTCATGCTGTGTGGCCCAGGTTCCGTTGCGCTCCTGGTACATGCGGCCAGTGCGACCGCTGTTTGGGTCGGTGTATTCAAATCCCGAGTTCTCGCTCAGGGGCGACTCGGTGCTCTGGCTCCAGCCATGCCCCAGGTCGCCCAGGATGCGCTGATGGCGTTGCGGGTCGTGGACGACGCTCGCCGGGGTAGAGGCCGTATCTTCGGCATCCCACATTGGCGACACGGGGGCATAGTGAAAGTCCCAAGGACTCGACCCTGTTGCGTCGGTGTGCAAATAATCGGGGTCGAGGTGATTGACGCTGACGATATTCTTGTCCTTGCTGGGGTCATCGGGATGGTAGGCCACCTCACGCGCCCGATCCAGCGAGGAATACAGGGTGTCTCCGTTGCCGACGTGGTGGCCACCAGAGTGTGGGCTGACCTCACCGGGGTGCCGCACGGCATACATCGTCGGAGCGATGTGCCGGGAACTGGCATATTCCGCCATCTGACTCATCGGGACCGTGCCCTCAGGAGCTGTACCGTCTCCGGGGGTATACCCGTGCCGCGTTTTCCCGTCCCGGTCTAGTCCCGTTTTCCCAGAGAACCCGTACTCGTCACGGCCCTCTTGATCGAGACCTTCGTGGTTATAGCCGTCGCGGTCGTAGCCTCCGCTGTTGTAGCCCTCTTCGCTGTACCCGTCGGAATCCTTGTTGCCGTCAGATATTCCGACATAATTGCCGTCGGAGTCGTGGCCATACTCGTGCCGGTCGCCATACTCGTCAACCATGTCTGAGTTACCAGAGTAAGAGCCGTTGCTGCGCTGTCCTGTGAAATTCGGGTGGTTCTTGTCTTCCTCGAACTGCCGCACCAACTCGTCATGCGCCCGCTGCTGGGCATCGGTTTTGGTGGGTATCTTCCTTCCACCACCAGGGTCCCTTAGACTAAATTGCGCTGGCTGTGACTCCCCGTAGTTGTATGGGGTGGTGTTGAAGTAATCGTTGTGTTCTTCTTCGGTGTTTCCCAAGTCGCGCAGGGCACCGGCACGGCCCTGATAACTTAGTGTGCCATTACCCTGGTACCCAGAATGGGCGAGGTCAGGTTGGTGATGTTCGCGAATGTGGTCGATGATGCCACCAGCAACACCCTGCGCTTGATACCTGGGATCGACCTGGGCGATACCGATGTGGGCGTGATCGCCATCGTCTTCCCATGAATAGTTACCCATATGCTCGCCATTGGGGTGGAAGGCCGAAACCGAATCACCATATTCTTCATAGCGAATCTCGCTCGGGTCGATAATCTCCGAATTAGGATCATCGGCATCGCGGCGCACCGACGGTGGCCGGTTACGGGCGCGACCCGAAGGGAGGTGTCCGTAGGGGGCTTTGCCGCTCCACACCTGCGGGTATTTTGCCTCTTTGATAAGAGCCTCGCGCCGCCAGGGGGACAGCATCTCCACCTGCTCACGGGCCGTGACGATCCGGCGGGCCATCAGCGTTCCCCGAAAAGGTTCTCCACCCAGGCCAGCACATGCCGGGTTTCTGTTACCTCATCGACAAATGCGGTGCGCTGCAACGTGTCTGAGACCGAAAAAAGAAGTTCTTCGATGTAGCTCTTGCGCCGCATGTGCGAGGGCTGGAAACCGTATCCTGGTGCCTGCCGAATATCGCCGAGGTCAGGTCGACGCGGGTCGGTCCAGTACGATTCGCCCTTGTCGTTGCGTATATCGCGTCGGTAGCGCGGTATCGGTTCTTTGAGCGGATTTCTCGACATCCACTGCTCCACCGCTTCTCCGGTGGGATCGTCAGGGAAGCTCTTGAGTGGCTCGCCGGGCTGCGGCATGTGCTTATTCTTAGCCTCATCCAGGTCGTCCTTAAATTTCCCCCAGGTGACGCTCTGGCCCTGCTTAGGAACGCGGTGACGCAGAGGGTCTTCCTCGGCGGCGTTCAGGCGACGGCGGGCCTCCCAATTGCTGCGGGCCATCATCTCGTAGCCGGGGTAAAGAGTCTTGCCCTTGCCCGGATGCACCTTGCCGTTTTCCTTCATGGTCGGGCTAAAGCCCGAATCACTGAGCCGCTTGAAGTAATCCTCGTGCGACTCCCCATCCTGCTGCCGGGGTGCGGGCATAGTGATCTTCGCGCCGAACTGAAGCGGGGTCTCGTAACGCAGCTGACGCAGTCTTCCCATGTAGCTCTCGCGAGACTCGCCGGGCTGCTGCGGAGCAGTATTGGCCATCCGCACGTCGTGGGTGTCGACAGTGGTGTCCTGGTCGGTGTGCAGTCGCCAGTCCGGCTCACCGGTGTGAGGATTGATCTGATGTTGATAGAAGCCGTGGTCGTCGGGAACGCCAGGGCGCGGCTCCCGCTCCGGGGTGTCGTCGAGAATGTTGTTGGCGAACGAAGAGGTTTTCGGACCCTGGTTGACCTTCTGGAACTCGCCGTCGGGCAGGTTGTAGATGTCCCTGGCCTTGCTGACCGGGGACTGCATTCCCGGCACCGACGGTTCAGAGGCTTGCCCCTCGCCCGGCCCCACGCCGCCGGGGCGGTTGTTCAGGGTCCAGTGGAACGCCTTCTCCATGTTCTCGTCCCACTCAGTTTTGGGAGAGAATGCCGACACGGTGTGCACCACGCGCTCGTGGTCGCCGTGGGTCTTGTCGGCGAGGTTCTTGGTTTCCTCGTGTGCACCCCGGTACCAGGTGCGGTTCTCGTGCTGCTCCGGGGTGGCCGATTGCTCGTGGCCAACCCGGTTCTGCACCAACTGCTCGGGGGTGTTGTCCGGCTGGCCGTGCGCGTTGGAAATGTCGATGCCATTGCGGTTACGCCAGCGGGTGTCCTTATCAACCGGCACTCCACGCTTGGTGGTCAGAGTCTTGCCGTCTTCGCCCTTGGGGATGCCGTTGGGGAAGTGGATGACCTTGTCGGGCATGGTCTGCACGCCCCACGGGTCGTTAACCGGGTCGGCGGAATCCTTGGCCTGGTCGATCCATGATGGGTAATGGTATTCGGTGACGGACTTGGTCTTGGGGTGGGTGACTTTGTAGACGCGGCGTTCGACGTGATCAGGGTTGGATGGGTCCAGCACCTCGCTGGGATGCGGCACGTCTGAGGATATCGGCGGTCGGACCGAAGAGTAAAACGCCAGGCCGTCGGAGGCATTACGCCAATCCGGGTGCGAGACCCAGTCGCCTTCGGGCAGCGGCTTCTCCGGGGCGCGCTGCGGGATCGCTGCCGGACCAGGGTTCTGAATACGAGGCGGCGGGGTGGCCTTAGGAGACAACGGCAGCCCAGCACCAGGGGTAAATTCGCCAGGAGCAGCCTGTCGAAACCAGGACAGCATCTCCACCTGCTCGCGGGCAGAAACAACACGGCGCATCGGGGTGGGTCCTCCTTCTGTCTATTCAGGACACCCACCAGGGGCATCACAGGTTCTTGTCCTAGCCAGCTGTCTTCTGGAAGGTGCCTCCGGTGCCTGAACCACCGGGGCCGGTCACCGTTGCCTGTTTTCCCGTCCCGGTCGGGACACCAGAAGATGCTTTGCAGGTGATGGTGCTGTCATTCACGACGACCCTGCTGACCACCCCGACACCACCAATTGAGCAGGCCGTCGACCCGGCGAAGTTCGAGCCGCTGATGGTCAGCGCGGTGGTCGAGTTGCCGGATGCGGGGCTGATGGAGCTGACCACCGGGATTCCGGTGAAGGTGAATGTTCCGGCTATCACGCTGCCGCCCGAGGCGGTCACGACGACCGACTTGGCCCCCGATGCACCGGCGTTGGGGCAGGTGACCGTCAGGCTCGTTGTGCTGTTGACCGTCACCGAAGCCCCTACGCCGCCCACCGTCACCGATACGGGCGCGGTGAAGTTGGTTCCTGTCAAGAAGAAAGTTGTTCCAGTAATACCGCTTGCGGGGTTGGGCGCGCCGGATGTCGGCGCGGGGGGAGGCGGCGTGTTAACGGTGAACGCCACCGATCCGGAGGTGCCGCCGGAGGTGGTGACGGTGATCGTCTTGGCTCCAGCGGCAATCGACGGGATGGTCACCGTCGCCGAAGTTGACGACGACACCGAAATCGTGGCAGCAGTACCGCTGACGCTACAGGTTGTCCCGCCCACCACGAAGTTCGTGCCCGTCAGGGTCGCCGACGACCCGGCCAGGCCGCTCGTCGGCGAAACACCAGAAAGTGTCGGCGCAGGCTGATTGACGGTAAACGCATTCGTGCCAGTTGCACTACCACCAGGCGTGGTGATAACAACGCTCGCAGCACCGGCAGAAATCGAAGGGATGGTGGCGGTAATGCTTGTCGCGCTTGCTACTGAGAAACTTGCCGCCACGCCTCCGAATGTGACTGATGTAGCTCCGGTGAATTGCGTACCGCTGATCGTTACAGACGTACCCACAAAACCACTCGTCGGGGTCAGGCTTGAGTATGTCGGCGGCCCGGTGTGGGTGTAGACGTTCGTGCCCGTCGCCGTTCCGCCAACGGTGGTGAGCGTGATGCTTTTTGCGCCGGAAGCGGCAATTGTCGGCACGGTGACTGTTGCAGCAGTGGTCGAGCTTGCGGAACACGTCGCCGCCACACCACCGACCGTGGCGGTGGTGCCGCCGACGATGAAGTTGCTGCCGGTAACTGAAAGGCTTGTCCCGTTGACACCAGAGGACGGGGTGACGCTGCTGTACGTCGGCGCGTTGTAGGTTGTGAACGCACCTGCCAGGGTGTTCGACCAGCCACCCGAGTAGTTGTAGACCGCCACCGAGTGGGAACCGGCTGCGGCGGCGTAGGTGAACGTCGCCTGGGTGTTGCTGGCGATGGAAACTCCGGTGGCGTAGGTCGCGCCGTCGATGAGCACCGCCAGAGAGCCGGTGGCGTTGAACCCGGTGCCGTTGACGGTGTAGGTCTGGCTGGCCGTGGAGGTAGACGACGGCGTGACGCTGGACACCGTGGGGGTCACTGGCGGTGCCGGGTAGGAAGCGGACACCCCCGCGCTCGTCCCGCCCAGCGAGGTGACTGTCACCGTGTAGGTGCCGGTCGCCAGGGCCGGGAACGTGCAGGTGATGGAGGTGGTGGAGTTGACCACGACGCTGGTCGCCGCGTTGCCACCGACGCTGACCGTGGCCCCGGAGTAGAAGCCGGTGCCGGTGATCGTGACCGATCCACTGCTGCCACCGTTGGGGATGGTCGAGAAGCTGCTGATGGTCGGTACGGGGTAGGAGGCGGTGAACGCCGCGCTGCGGGTGCCCGAACCGCCGGTGGTGGTGGCGACGATGTTGTAAGTCGAGCCGGGGCTGAGGCCAGCAGGGACCGTGCAGGTCAGGGCGATGGACGATGACACGCTGACGCTGCCCGCCGCCAAACCGCCGACCGTCACCGAGGTGCCGCCGGAGACGAAGTTGGTGCCGCCCAGGGTCAGGGTCGCACCGGCCAGGCCGCTCGACGGCGACGACGAGGTCACGGTCGGGGCGTTGTAGTTGGTGAACACCGACCCGCTGGTGGCGGTTCCGCCGGGGGTGGTGATGGCGATGGCGTAGGCGGTGGCCTGTGCAAGACCCGAAGGCACGGCGCAGGTGAGGGTCGTGTCGCTGGTGACGTTCACCGAGGTCGCCGACAACCCTCCCACGGTGACCGTGGTCGAGCCGGTCACGAAGTTGGTGCCCGTGACGGTGATCGTGTCCCCGGACTTGCCCGCAGACGGCGAGACAGAGACATAGGTCGGCGGCGGTGTGCCCCCGGCCATGAACGCCGCCCGTGCCGCGAACATCAGTAGACGTAGTTCTGCGCGATGGAGCCGTACCAGTTCGTGCCGTCACTAAAGAAGCTGATTATGTCCATGCGGCCAGCAGTGGCGGTGATGGTCGGGGCGGTGCCGCCCGAAGACCACTTCACGCTGGTGAACGTCGCCGTCCCGCCTCCGGTCACCGCTGGCTGCTTGAGCATCAGCGTGAACGACTTCCCCGCGCCCACGGCGGGCATCGTGAACGTGGTCGCGGTGCTGGCGGTCAGGGTCGCGTGCTGGACTGTGCCGGTGGTCAGGGCGATGGTGTTGGTGGCCCCCACCGTGCCGATGTTGTTGAAGGTTTCGGTGTAGTTGGTGATCGTCGGGTTGGTCAGGGTCTTGGCGGTCAGGTTCTGCGTCGCCGAAATCGTCGTCACCGTGTCCGACGTGCCACTGAACGGGGCCGGGAACGTGTAGGTGGTCCCGTCGGTGCCCGCCAGCGTGATCGTGGAGTTGACGGTCAGCACCTTCCCGGCGGCGAACGTGGTGCCGTAGAAGCTGTCCTCCCACTGCGAGGGGAGGGTCGGTGCCGCCGCCAGGGCGGTGAAAACGCACTCCACGTTCGGCCCGAGGACGTGGACCTGGCTGGCGTTGGACGACTGGGTGGTGATGGTGCCGCTGGAGTTGTTGATGAAGATGAACTGCTGACCGGCGGCGATCCCCGTCGAGGGCAGGACCACGGTCTGGTTCGCGGAGCCGGTGAACTCCTGCACCTTGGTGCTCGCGGCGGTGAGCGTCGTCGTGGCCCCGGCGGTGGCGGTGGTCGTGAACCCCTCGATGACCGAGTTGGCGGTCAGGTTGGCGTTGGCATCGCGCAGGGCCAGGGTCGAGGCCGTGGCGGCGGTCGCCTCGGTCGAGTTGGCGGTCGCCGAGGTGGCGATGCCCGACAGCTTGGTCTTCTCGGTCGCGGTGAAAGCCTTGTTGGTGGTGCCGTCGCCGATGTCGTCCTGGGTCAGCACCACGTCAGCGGAGAGGGCCTTGGTGTTGACGGTGCGGGTGGTCGGGACCTTGGTTGAGTCGGCGACCGTGATCGCCGCCGTCCCGTCAAACGCCACCCCGTTGATGTTGCGGGGCGTGGTGAGCTTGGTCGCCGACAGGACGGCCTTGTTCACGTCGGCGGTGTTGTCGACGTTGCCCAGGCCCACGTCCGAAGCCACTAGGGTCACGTTCCCGGTGTAGCCGTTGACGCTGGGCACGGCATCGGTGGTGTCGGCTTTCTCCCAGGCACTGGTCGCGGGCGAGTAGATGACGTAGTCGCCCACCGCGAAGCTGATCGACCCCGAACCGAGGTTGCGGCTCGCGGCCACACTCACCCGGTACACATCGCCGGGGGAGCCGGTGCCGTCAGCCAGGGTGGGCGAGTTGGTGGAGGCGTTCCAAAGGCCCTGGTACTCCATGATGCTGTTCGGAAGCTGCGCGACCGGAACCTTGCCGCCGCCGTCGAGGCTGGCGTAGCCACCGGCGATGCCCTTGTTGGCCGTCGACTCTTTGGCCGCGAGGTCGGTGCCCAGGTCGGTCACCGCCGACTGGGGGATGTTGGACAGGGTGTTGCCGGTTCCGCTGATGGTTTTGTTGGTCAGGGTGGCGGTGGCACTGTTCTTCGCCGCGTCCGAGGTGTTGTCGACACTATCCAGACCAACGTCACCCTTGACCAACCCGGTCGGGCTGCTGATCGACGGCGAGGTCAGGGTCTTCCCGGTCAACGTCTGGGTGGTGTCGGTGCCGACCAGGGTCGTGGAGGCGTTGGGCAGCGTGTAGGTGCGCGTGGTGCCGGTCGTGATGGAGGCTGCCGAGAACTTCGCCTGCTTGGTCGCGTCGGCGGCGTTCTGTATGGTGAGCACGTTGTCGGCGACCGTGGAAGGCCCCGGCGGGCCGGAAGGCCCGGTGGCCCCCGCACTACCAGCGGAACCAGTGGCCCCTGCGGGGCCGGTGTCGCCTTTCTGCGCGAACAGTTCCCAAGACGTAGGGTCTTCTGCCGGTGAAGAAACGATTGGCCCATAATTGGGCCGCACGACGTAAGACGATCCGTTGAACGAAACAACGTCGTAGTCGAAGTAGGCCGTCTCTGCCACATACGCGCCTTGCCAGGTATAGCCCTGACCGGTGGCTCCGGTGGTTCCGGTGGCTCCAGGGCTTCCTGGGGCACCGTTGGCCCCGGCGGGGCCTGTCGCTCCGGTGTCTCCCTTGGGTCCGGTCGCGCCCGTCGCCCCAGTGGCACCGGTGTCCCCCTTGGCGGCGATCAGTTCCCACGAGGTGGGGTCGCCGCTCGGGGAGATGGGGGTGGCCGCGACGCACACATACGACGAGCCGTTGAACGACACCACGTCGTAGGCGACGTAGCCTGTGAACGTGGTGAACTCACCACGCCAGGTGTATCCCTGGCCGTCGGCACCGTCGGCACCGTCCAGGCCGTCGGAACCGGCTGGTCCCGTGTCGCCCTGCGGGCCGGTCGCCCCGGTCGGTCCAGCGGGACCGGTGTCGCCGATGGGGCCGATGAAGCCGGTCTCCCCGGTGTCGCCCTTTGCCCCGGTCGCCCCAGTCGGTCCAGTCGGTCCAGTCGGTCCGGTATCGCCCTGCGGTCCTGTCGCTCCGGTGTCCCCCTTGGCACCCGTTGGACCCGTGTCACCCTGCGCCCCAGTCGCGCCCTGGGGTCCGGTGTCTCCCGTCAGGCCCGTCGGGCCGGTGTCTCCCTGCGGTCCGGTGGCACCTGTGGCACCGTCCGCCCCTGACGGTCCGGTGGGGCCGGTGTCTCCAGTGGCACCGGTTTCGCCGGTGTCACCTTTGGCTCCGGTGGCTCCCGCAGGACCCGTTGCACCGGTGTCACCCGTGTCACCCTTGGGGCCTGTCGGTCCGGTCGCACCATCGGCACCGGACGGTCCGGTGTCCCCGGTGTCTCCCTTGGCCCCCGTGGCCCCTACGGAACCAGTGGCACCCGTCGCGCCGTCCGCACCGGGCGGGCCGGTAGGGCCGGTGGCCCCGTCGGCACCATCGAGGCCGTCAGCACCCGGTGGTCCCGCAGGCCCGGTGTCACCGACTGGGCCGGTGTCTCCTGTGTCGCCCTTGGCTCCGGTGGCACCCGTTGGACCCGTGTCGCCTGTCGGCCCGGCAGGACCAGTTTCTCCTTGCGGCCCGGTCAAACCCGTCGGTCCCGTGTCGCCCTGTGGGCCTGTGGGACCAGTTTCTCCCTGCGGCCCCGTGTCGCCCTGGGGACCCTGTGGACCGGTGGCACCCGTGTCGCCCTGGGGTCCTTGTGGACCGGTGTCGCCGGTAAGTCCGGTCGGGCCGGTGTCGCCTTGCGGTCCAGTCGCCCCGGTCGCGCCGTCAGAGCCGTCAGCACCGGGTGGCCCGGTGGGTCCCGTCGGACCCGCTGGCCCGGTGTCGCCGGTGGCTCCGGCGGTACCGCTCCCGGTCGACCCGGTCGGGGCCGACGACACCCACGACGAGCCGTTGGAGGTCAGGACGTGGCCGGAGGTGCCCGGCGCGACCGTCTGCAAGGCCCCGGTCCCGTTGCCGACGAGCACGTTTCCCACCGGCAGGCTGTCGGAACCGGAGCCTCCGTTGGCGACCGGCAGCACATCAACGACGTCCTCGGTCAAACTGACCGACTTGTCCTTGATCTGCTTTCCGGTTACCTCTGTCCGGGCCATCCTGGTGTCCTCACTTAGGGTTCAGCGGAAAGTTGCGGTCGACCGCAACCTCACTTGATGTAGCTGACCCTGATCCGGTCACCCGACACCGGCGCGTCGGCGAAGGTGATCGTGTTGGTACTGATCGTGTAGTCGTTGCCCGCGCCCGGCTCCTGGAGGATGCCGTTGAGGAACACCGACTCCGCGCCCGAGACCGGCGTGTAGGCCAGCGTGAAAGCGACGTTAGAGCCGTTGACCGAACCGGTCGGGGACTCCCGCACGACGTAGTCGGTCGCCTTGAGCACGTTGTGGACGAGGGTGACCTCGCCGCTGCTCGACACGGTCGACACGTCGCCCGACAGGGTGGTCGGGGTCAGGACTCCGCTGGCGTTGGCGATGTAGACCTGACCGGCGGTGCCGTGCTTGACCCGCAGGCCGCTGGACACCTCCAACGATGCGTCGCCGATGTTGACCTGAATATCGTCGGCGTTGACGGTGATCGAGGTGTTGGCGGCACCGACGACGAAGGCCGAGCCGGACAGCGACAGGCCCGCGCCCGCCGTGTACAGCGAGCCACCGGCCACCTGGGTGAAGGTGATCGCGGTCGTGCCCAGGGTGATCGCGTCGTCGGTGGTGATCGACCACGCCGAGTTGCCCTGCGCGTTGCCCTCGGAGATGAACACCGTGACACCGGCGGTCATGTCGACACTGGCATCCGCGTCGATGGCCCGCGTCGGGGCACCGCTGACGTTGACGGTGTAGATGCCGTTCTCCGCGCCGTTGGTCTGATCCTTGACCAGGATGCGGTCGCCGGTCGCCAGGGTGACCCCGTCGATGACCTGGCCGTTGGCGAACGCCGACGACAGGGTGCCGGTGGCGGTGGAGGCCGCACGCACCGACTGCTTCCAGTCGAAGCCCTGGAGCAAGCCGTCGACATACGCCTTGGTGGCCGCGTCGGTCGACAGGGTCGGGTCACCGAGGCTGGTGATCTGGAAGCCGCCCAACGACACACTGCCGGTGAAGGCCCGCGTCCCGTCGGTCTTGATGTAGCTAGTCGCCAACCGGTCGTCGGCGACGGTGCCTGAGGCGAGCCGGTCGGAGGTGATCGACCCGGAACGAATCTGGGTGCCACCGTTGATCTGTGTCTGTGCCATGTTTGTTACTGCGCTTTCTGGTAGATGACCGTCAGGACATCGCTGTCCAGGGGCGGGGTGGTGAAGGTGACGTGTGTCGGTGTCACCAGGTAGCCGTGGCCCTGAAATTCCATGAGGCCGTTACGAAAAACTTGGAAAACCTGACTGAGATCGGCACTATTTGATAACGGGAAGGTGTTGTTGACACCATCCTGATACTCGATGGACAAGATTTCCTCGATGGAAATCCCGCTGACACCGGGTGGCCCCACAGGCCCCTGCGGCCCTGCAGGCCCCTGCGGCCCCATCGTCTCGACTATGACGACATTGCTGCTGGGGTTCAAGGTTTCTGCGCGGACCAGACCGCCAGAAGGCAACGGTGCGTTGATCCAGGTAGTGCCGGTATAAGCCTGCCAGCTACCTGTCAGCGACGAAAACCTCCAGGGGTTTCCGCTGGTGTCAACCCAGTCCGACATCCCCGCCTCAACCTTTCCATATTGGCTATTCAGCAAACTCGGGGCGGCACCCGGATTGCTCCAGATTGCCGCCCCGAGTGTTTGCTGTAGATCGCGATTACGCCTTGCGGAGGATCACGATGCCACGAGGGTTGAGGACGGCCATTCCGACCAACTCGTCCATGACCCAGCCCTTGTGGAACTGCTCTACCTGGTTGTTCTCCTCGACATCGAGGGAGTACATGACCGGGAAGACACCGAGGAACTCGGGGTCCGGGGTCAGGTAGGTGGTGCCACGCGGGATGATGATGGATTTGCCGATCTGGAACTCACCAAACTGCACGATACGCTCGCCAGCAACGACCGAGTCCTTGAACGCCCAACCGGTGGTGTTGATATCCCACCGGTAGAAGTCCCGGTACTCCTGCGGGTTGCACAGCAAACGCGAGCTGTCCAACTGACGCTGGTCGGTGTAGGTGACCGCCGTGTAGAGGTCATCCGGCTGCAGGTAGTTACCTGCGACGGTGATCTCGTTGGGCAGTGCACCCGAGCCGGGGACCGAGGAAGTGTCGACCGCGCGGTAGGACACAGCGGCGGCTTCGAGCAGCGTGATGAGCCTGCTGTCTTCCTGCCGCATGATGGCCTGCTTGGTCATGTCCTGCGTGTACTCCACAATGTTGCTACGGAGGTAGTACAGGTCTTCCTTTTTGATTTGCGGGAATGACGCGATGCGGAACAGCTGCACCTCGACGCGCTTGCCTTCGAACGGCGTGATTTTGATCTCGCCCTCGTTACCGTGCAGCATATAGGCACGACCGAGGTCATCGAGCACGTCGTAGAAGATCGGAACACCCGGTGTGAGGGTGTCCTCCAGCAACACATTCCGCAAGATACCTTGGTAGCGGAGCTGCAGCTGGATCGGGCCGATCATACTTTGCCCGAGTCGCTGAATTCCGCCGGTCTTGTCGGCCAGAATGTGTGCGAGTTTCGCCTGCTTCTCGCGAGCCGAGAGCTTGCGACCGCCGAGGCGACGCTTGGCTCCCACGATGTCCGAGACGTAGTCTTCGGACGACCGGGCGAAGCGGCCCAAGCCGCTACCTGCTGCCACTGGAAGGCTCATGGCTAGCTACCCCCTGCCAGTGGTGTTGCCGACGAGAGGTCGACACGGTTGAGACGGATGACGATCTTGTCCGGTGACGGGATGTCGATCAGTTCCGCGATGGCGTTTTCTGCAGTCACGCCTTCCGGGGTCAGACGACCCGAGGAGTTGGCGGTCAGCAGGACCCGACGTGGGCCGGTGTTGTTGACGGACGGCCAATCGGCCTCGATGTCGAAGGCCGGAGCCAAGACCTCGAAGACGGACTGGTCGCCACCGACCCATACAGTGAACAGGCCGGTGCCGGTGCTGGAGACCTCGTTCACGCCCAGACGGGGCGCGACGAACAGGGCCGACAGACCGAAGGGCACGGTGCCCGCTGCTCCCACGTAGGGGGCAAAAACCTCACCGTACAGCCGCTGCATCACGGTGCCGGGAAGGATGTCGAAGTTGATGTCTAGGTCGGGGTCGAGGAACCCGCCCCAAGGAGTCGCTTGGTGGTTCGCATAGAGCGGACGCAACGTGCGCTTCTGGGCCGGATTGGACAACGGTGGACGAAACATCTCCTCCTCCTTTCAGTTCTCGTTAGAGTTGTTGTGCTCGATGATCAGATGAACAGCGAGCTGTCATTACTGGGGTCGTTCGCCGCCGTCCTCATGCCTGCCGCAGCGGTGCGAGTTCCACCACCGAGACCTGCCGGGATCGGCGAACGTGCGGCCCCGCGAGAACTTCCGCTGGCGACCCTTCTAAGGTCTGCCTGGCGTACCGAGGCGAACCTTTCGAGAAGCGCGACCCGATCTTGGATCAGGCCACGATTCATGTTTTCGAACTCCGCAGCGAGCTGATACTTCCGCTCGCGGTCGTTCGGCTCCAGGCCAGCCTCGATCATGCCTTCGGCACACCGCATGGCCAGGAGGCCACCTGCGGTCTTGATCGCGCTGGTCTTAGAGGCTTCGCCAGGTGCCCAGTTCTGATCAGTGCTCAGATCGGGCTTGGCGACACTGTCTCCGGCGTTCTGGCCGAAGTCGTGCAGGTCGAACTGCGACGCTTGTGCATCCGCGTCGGTAGTTCCCGAAACCGGGGCCTCCACGTCGATGCGACCGTCCGGTGCTGCGACTTCCAGCGAATCGTTCGAACGCTTACGCATGGAGGCTCCCTTCTTGGCTTTGTCGTTCTTACGTGCCTCGCGCAGGACGATGCCCAGCGCGGGGAACAGCATCTGGGGGCTGATGCCCGCCTCGCGGGTGAACGCGGCGGCAGCCTTCTTGATGTTGGCCTCGGTGTGGCGACGCGAAGACTTACCGGTCTTCTGGGCCAGCCAGCCGTCGAACGCCTGGAAGGCGCGCAGTGAGGCATCCTTGGGGTTGGTCGGGACGACACCGTCGTTGGGGTCCGCCGAGATGAAACCGTCTCCGGTCAGCTCCTCGGCACCCGGACCGGCGTTGACACGCGGGTCGACGACTGTGGCGGTAGGACCACCGGCCTCGCCAGAGGCACGACGCTGCTGCATCGCGGCCAGCTGACGGGCATCGCGGAGGAGTTGCTCCCGGCCCTGCTGGACACGAGCCACCAGGCTGTGCTCGGTATTGCTGATGCCGGGGTGCTCACCGGTGACGAAGTCGCCGGAGACTGGGGGAGGGGTCTGGCTGATGAAAGCCTCTTCCTGCTCGCCCTGGTCGTTGCGACTGCGGTCGCCACCGTCCACGAGCGGACCTTCAGCGAAATGCTGTCGCCGCCCAGTGGTCGCCACCTTGTTGCGGCTGGCGATGCTGTTGCGTGCCATCTTGGCGGTTCCTTTCGTGGGGTTCCTATTGGTTGTTGAATGTTCTCGTCCGTTTTCCAGGGTCGAGAGTTTTCCTAGTTGCCGTCGATAGTCGGCGGCTTCGGCGGGATTCATATCCCGTCGAGCTTCTATAGCGTCCATCCAGTTCGCCACACGACGACCGTAGTAGCCGTCGAAGTAGTCGAGCAGGGACGCGGCGATCTGCTGCGGGGGTTGCGCGGCAGGGTCTTCTTCGGGCATCGGAGGCTGCGCCATCTGCGGCGGCGCGGCCTGCTGGGGAATCTGGGGTGCCCCGCCGGGGATCGGAATCTGCAGGGTCATGAACTGCTGCTGGGGGGCACCGCCCTCGGCGGGACCAGGAACACCACCAGTCTGATCGGTGGGGGCACCGGCCTCTTCCTGCTGGCGGTCAACCTGACCGGCCTCCGACAGGTCGGGGTCCTGCAGGTCCTTCGGCGGCTCGACGTAACGCTCGAAGTCGTTATTGTCATCCTCGGGGGCAGAACCCTCCTCGCGGAGGGTGTCGACCGCAATCGGGGCCTCGGTCTCGCCGAAGGCCAATCGTAAAGCTCGTTGCCGCGCAAGTCTTTTCACTGCGCCGCTCCTTTCCATTGAAGCGGGGTGCTTGACGATGTAAGCGGCGAACCCAGAGCCAATCGGCCTCTTCACCGTCTTGTTGGGGTCGGTGGGGTGCTGCTCGGTGTAATAGGCGGGACTGACATCAAACCCGTCACCCAGGTGGCCCTGCAGTTCGTCAAGCAGCTCGCGGTGATTGGTGTAGCCGTGCTGGTAGCGCGGGTCGCCCGCGCCACCGGTAATGACAGAATTGGGGTCTTCCGACGGGTCGGGTTGACGATCCAGGTAATCGCGGTGGGGCGCGGAATTCTGCACGTCCCCGCTCCACTTGCGAACGCTGACCACGCCGTGTCCGCCGGGGGCCATCTTATCGCCCATCGTCTTAATCGCGATGGCCCGGTCGGCGGGCTGCAAGACGTTAAGGACGTTCAGGCTCGTGAGCCGGTCGTGGGCACCTGGAGGAATCTCGTCGGCGGACCTGTAGTCCGGCTCGGAACCCTCATGCCAGTACGGCTCAAAAGTCTTGTGCCCGACCGTCGGTGCCAGGTGGACCCCGGCCTGACCCGATCCGTAGTCAATACTTTCACCACTCGGGGCACCGCGTTCGTCCATCGCCAAATGCGCCTTAGCGTAAGTCGGCAAGGTCGTCATGATGCTGGTGTGCATGGCATTACGGGCCAGCTCTTCGGGGGTCAATTCGGCGGTACGCAGCAGCATCGACTCGATCTCGATGGCAGCGGCATCCTCGGCATCGGACTCATTTTCACGCTCCCACGGCTTCTTTCCGGAAGGGTGATTGAAATCGTCCTTGGTGTACTTGCCAGAAGATTTAGGAAGTCCAGGTGCCTCGTGGCCGGTCAGCTCGGTCGCCGGGGACAGGTTGATCACCGGGGTGCTGTCAATGACGCTCTGGGGAATCGTGGGGGTACCGGGAGGGGGCTGAACGGCCAGGTCTTCGGACGCGGTCCGGGCCATCGCCATGATCTCAGCGAGATCGGCACTGTCCTGGCGGCTTGAGGTCCTGGGCAGCAGGAGCTGTTCCACCGAGGGGGTCGCGTTGCGGGGGTCACCCAGAGGATTGACCCCAGCCGGGTAGGAGGTCCCCGGTATGTGCCACTGTTGGGTGAAGGGCTTATCGGTGATCGCGCGGGCACCGGGACCGAACTCCACGCCGTCCCTACCGCTCGACTCGGCCCTCTGGCCACCGGGGAGCTGGACCGCCGCGTGTCCGCTGGTCCCCGGATTGGGGTTCAGGCCGATATTGAACTCACCGGGGCTGATCCCAGGAACCAGGCCCATGCTCTTCATGTCGGTCGTAGTGTTGAACCGGCCACCCTTGCCGTCGGTGGTCATCGGAGCACTGGGGTCCTGCTTGCCGGTGGTCGCCGACATCAGATCACCGGCCAAGCCGGTGCAGTCGTAATTGTTGGTCGGCTGGCCCTTGACGTTGGTCGAGCCTTTGCCGGACCCACCCAGGTCGTAGGAAGAACCGGCGGCAGACTCGGCGATCCCCTGCGCGTTGTCGTTCTTCATGGTCTGCAGCAGACCGCCTGCAGCACTACCATCGTTCGATCCGCCGGTCGACGGAGTCGCGGCAGAGGTACCGCTGGCGGCACCGCTCTGCTCGGGGAGGGTGTCGGCGGTACGCAGTCCGGCCACCACGACCTTGGACGCGACGGCGGTCTCGTCGGCAGGCTCGAAGACGTAACTCAGCTCGAAGAAGCTGATCTTGTGGCAGGACTCGAAGACCAAGACATCTTCGCGTTTACCGGTCTTGCGGTCCAAGCGTGAGAGGGTCTTGCCCTTGTGGTTGATGACATGGTCACACATGTCGTGGGTATCGGTAGCCTTGTTGTGGCAGTAGCTGCAAATAGTGAAACCGGCCTCGGCCCCCATCGAAACACTATCCAGGCCACCGGTTTTGATCTCATGGGCCAGCTTAGGGAAGCGTCCCGCGTCGATCTCCTGCACGACCTCGACGTACTTATCCATGCCGTTTTCGACATACCGCGCCGCAACGACGACACCACGGGCCTTGGTGGGGTCGTGGTTCTCGTGGTTGACGAAGCAGGGCTTGCCGATGAACGTCTTGTAGGACTTCTTCAGCTCGTCGGACGGCCAGCCGTCATAGTTCTGATTGACCCGTGCACTGATCGCGCGCACCACTGTGTAGAGATAGCCGGGCTTGAGCCGGAAACCCTCATCGACGGTAAAACCATCGGAGGCCAGCTTTTGACGAAACCTCTTGGACGCACCACCAGAAGACCCCTCAGGGGTAAGGTCGTGCAGCCGAGCGGTCTCGGCGGCGATGTGCCGGGTGCTCACTCAGTCCTCCTGCTCACCAGCCGAGGGTGTGCATGTCCTCGTAATGGGTGCCGGTCAGGTCCAGGGAGTCGAGGTTGCGTGCCCCGCCCTTATCGCCTTCGCGGATCAGTTCCGACTGCTCGGCCATTGAGTAGTTCCGTCCTGCGGTCCGCAGGAAACCCTGCGCGGCACCGGCCAGGTCGTCAAACCGTCCGCCACCACCGGCACCCGCGCCGAGCGCGGTCTCGCCCAGGTTGGCCTGGAACGAGCGGACGATGTCGGAGTTGTCGTCGTACCCATCGAAGCTGGCCTCACGGTAGGGGCCGTCATCGTCGTCATCGAGGGACGACTGACGCTGCCACTTACCCATCGGGGTCGACAACGGGTCGTCACCCAGGTCGGTCACGTCGTCGTGCTTCTTGCGGGCCTTGTCGGCGTAGTCCTCGGAGGTGTCGATGTCGAGCGGACCCGGATAGCCCGAACCGGCGAACGGGTGGGTGTGCGGCTGCAGCTTCCCCTCACCGTCAGCGGTGGGGTAGGCGTAGCGGACCCAGTCGTCGAAGTCCTGACGGCTGGAGAACAGCGATGATGAGGGCGAGGCCGCGCCGAGGATGCCGCCCAGGCCGGACATGAGTCCGCTGAACGCATTACCGACACCGCTCGCGATGGCCGGGGCTGCCGACATCGCGCCCTGAGCCAGGTCCGGGAGGGCCGAACCGACACCGGAAGCCAGATCACCCAGGCCACCGAGACCGCTCATCGCGTCCATTCCGCCACCCATGCTCGGGTTCTCGGCCTGTCCGCCACCATTGCGGTCCGCTCCGGTCCCCTGCTGCTGCTGGGTCTGGTTGGGATCGTTGGGGTCGTAGGTGTCGCCACTCTCGCTAGGACCAGCCTTCGGCTGAGACCTACCGGTGCCCGGTGTGGTTGCACCACCGGGGGTGGCCGCGACACCCGGTGCGGGGGTCGTTGAGGCCGGAGCCGGAGGGGTAGTCGCCGCCGCGCCCGGCTTGGGCGCAGTCGTCGTCGCGGGTGTTGTGGCATTTGGGTCCGCGTTAGGGTCCGCCGGTGTCGTGGCGGTCGGAGCCGCCCGACGCTGATGTGAACTCTGCGCCTTGATGGGGGCGGGTGCAGGGGGAGGTGCAGGAACCCCACCCACCTCTGCCGCCCCCGGTGCGGCACCGGTCGCGCTCGTGCTGCTGGTGCTACCAGGTGTCCCCGCGCCAGGAGACTGCGGGGGAGCTATCGCGTCGGTCGTCGCCGCCGGTGCCTCCGGTGTGGAGAGGTTCTTGTCCGACCCGCCGCCCGCCGGGTTGGTCTTGTCGCCGGAGACCCCACCGTTACCGGTCGGGTTGGCGATGTCGATCTCCTGGCCTTCGGTGATCACGTCCGGGTTCGCGATGCCATTGGCCTTCGCGAGGTCCTGGTACTTGTTCATGTCGCCGTAGCTGCGCTGGGCGATGTCCGAGAGGGTATCGCCCTTCTGGACCTTGTACTTACCGCCCGCGAGGGAATCGGAGGTGATCGCCGAGTTGTTGCCGTTCTCGGCACCAGCTACACCACCATCGGCAACATCGCCTGTGGTCATGCCACCGCCGGGCGCAGTACCGCCGCCGGGCGCAGTACCGCCGCCTGCCGCAGGCAAGCCACTGGCCGCACCGGGAGTAGCAGGGGCACCGGGAGCACCGGGAGCACCGGGCTTGACGGGGGCACCTGGGGCGGGAGGTGAGCCAGGCTTGACGGCACCGTTGCCGACCGACTGCGGGGTCAGGGGGTTGCCGCCACGACCGCCACGGGCACCGTTGGGTGTGGGAGCGTCAGGGGCCGCGCCTGGGAAGCTATCGGCAAACCCCTGGGGGTCAGCTTTGCCACTAGCACCGCCGTATGCGCCGCCGTCGTAATTGAACTTACCGTTGTCCGGCCCTTGCGATCCACTGCCGTCAAACTTGACTTGACGATTGCCATTCGGGCCAACCTCGATACCCCTGTTGCCCCGATCAGCACCCCATGCTTCGCCAACGGATTTTCCGTCCGCCTTCTCACGATAAAGCTGAGTTCCTTTTGCGCCACCAGGTACTGCCTCGTAGCCGTCGGGAGTACCGTTGTCGGCCACAATCCGGCGCACCGCCGCGACGAACTGCGAGGCATCCACCCCGTCCTTGCGGGCGTTGTCGACCGCGTCCTGAATCTCATGGACCCGTCCGGCCATATCGCCGAAGTCGTCCTCCTGCTTGCGGTCAGCGAAGTCACGCAGCTTGTTCAGCGACGGCTCCGCGTCCTCGGTGTTGGGGGCCTGATAGTCCGAGGGCCGGTCATCGGCGGTCTGGGCGTAGCGGGCCAGGAACGCCACCAGCTGACGCGGGTAGGGCTGCTCGTTGGCCTCACATGCCGCCATCACGCGGGCGAAGTGGACGATGTCCTTCTCCGAGACCACATGATCCGGGCCGGTGTCCTTGCGCTCATCCTTGGTGACATCGAGGAAGATATGCGCGTCGTCGGTGT